TGATCACCACGTCCGCGTCATTTGGGATGGCATCCCACTTACGTCTCAGGCCTTCCCCACCTCTCGGTAGGTTAAACGCCCAGTTACAGAACTCTGGCTGCCATGGGCTGCCGTAGAACAACACCCTATCTATATCCACCTGCTCGTCCTGAAGGTAGGTTATACTTGTCCGGTCAAACAACTGTCGGGCTACGCTCGGAGCCTTCTGGAATAACCAGTCGTGGTTCCCGGCAATTACAATCTTGTGTTTGTGTGGAAGGCTGTCCAGCCATCTGATGGATGACTGCAGTTGACCTAGGGTACCCATCATAGACAGGTCGCCCGCATGAATCAGTACATCCCCGTCGGGGACAGTGAGGGGCCTCTTTCCGTGTGTATCTGACATTAATACTAGTTTCATATCATTTCCTCAAATAAAAAGGGGAGGGCATCACGCCCACCCCTTTGGTTGTTTACGCTTCTGCGATCCTATTCTCGCTGTCTTAGTCCGATCTCAACCAGGACGCAGTACGCCTGCACGCAGTTAAGCGCGGCTTGCGAGTGGTGCATGGCTTCCAGCGACACGTTGACGCTATTTGCGCTGACGCCCCTTGAGTTGTTGGCGTGTGCCACAACCGCTTCTTCTAGTGCTTTCTTCATTTCTTCCATGGGTTTTAACTCCTTGACCTCTATATAGGTAATACGGTGGTACGAGGACAACCAGCGCATTTACACCCAACTTGGGTAAAATTAATCATCGATCCCAGACAAGCCCCCGGTTATAACCGAGGGTGTGCTGTTGTCTACACTCCGTACATCCGGAAGGTCCCGGTCGTCCCGAACAGCATCCATATCATCCCGTAGGTTGTCCGAAATATGCTCCTTGTTGTGCAGGCTGTTGACTAGGTCCATAAAATCTGAGCTCAATGGCCCCATTATCGAATCGTGTATGGTATAGTTGAAACGTTGGGGTGCCTGTGATAGTGCACTTTCTTTCAGGATTGAATGGAGCTCGTGGAGTCCTGTTACGTGAAACAACTCCTTGTCACGCCCCCACAGCTGGACACTCACCTGCAGAATGCAGGAGGTGTCGCCCAGACGCTGGCGTAAGGTCTCTATCACACTCTGCTCGGATTCGGACTTCGCCCGACCCTCTGACTTCACACCACGGGCTAGGGCCAAGGCCAGTTCCAAGGACTTGATGAGCTCCTGGTTGGTGTCCTCCACCGCAAGGGGTTGGGTCTTAGTTGTAGCGCTCGTCGAGCTCCGGGTGTTCGCTTTCTTCTTGATCTTCGGTTTGGTTTTCGCTTGTGTCATCAACAATATCCATGTTAGGGTTCAGGTACAGCCGAGCTACCGGAAAGATACTTGCCGGTTCCTCTACTAAGTTTTTCGCGGAGTTATTCAAATTATGCGCCAGAATTGGGATTTATATCAAAGGATGAAGACCGACCGGGAGTTCCAACAACTTCTGTCAAGGCTTGGTGCCTGCGTGTCTGTGTTGGAACGAGATCCCAGGGGTGGTCGTAATCTTGCTCGTAGTATGAACAAACTACTTGAAGCTTGCAACTATAATCTGGGAATGCTTTTTCCTTATATGTTTCCGGCTTATATAATAGATAGGGACAACAAACGCCAACCCCTCTCACTACTCAATCGCCCTTTTGGGTTCAGCATGACATCAGTCGTACCCGGTTCCAAGACCGTGGTTAGGGCGGGGCGCCAGGCCGCGAAGTCCACGACCTTGGCAGCTCTCAAGCTGGTGGTGGCTCATGTTCTGGGTAAGAGGATGATGTACTTGGCACCTCATAATAAGCAGTTGGAGACTTTTGCCCGAAAGGTCATGGAGCTCGAACGCTACTGTCGGATCAAGGTCAGCTCCGTAGAGTTTAAGCAAAACCAGTATTATAAGGAGTACCCATCGGGCGCTGTGTTCGATCTGGTGTATGCCTATACCTCCGCCGAGCAGACTCGTGGTAAGACCACAGACTGGCTAAGCATCGACGAGGCCCAGAGCTTTGATGGGGGACTCTGGCCGGAGGTTCAGCAGGTGATGAAGGCCAGTAATTGGCCTGTATTTCTGGTAGCCGGCACGTCACTCACGATTGATACATTCTTGGAATCCAACTATCAGAACGGCTCAAGAGGCACCTGGCACATCCGGTGTCCGGGTCGGACGAAGACCGGGGCTCCTCGTTACCTGGACTGCGGGAACCAGAAGCAGATAATGGCGGCCATTCAGCAGAAGGGGCTGTGCTGCCCCTGGACCGGGGTCAGGTTGGACCCGCGTTCTGGCTTCTTTGTCCACGAGATGCAGGGTCGGTTCGAGCAATACAATACTAGCCTGCACGTCCCTCAGATAATCATACCGGACTTCACAATCGACCCAGTCAAGTGGAAGGAGATATGGGATGCCTACAACGAGTACGACACCCCCAAGTTCTTACAGGAAGTTATGGGTATACCAACCGAGCAGGGTGCCCGGGAGTTAACTGAGCAGGAACTCATCAGCATCTGCACTCTTGGGACACAGGATGTAGTACAGAAGAAGGCTAAAACACAGGGTTACTACAAGTATATTGTCAGCGGTTGTGACTGGGGTGGGTCGGACTACAATCGGGCTACCCATACCAAGGAGAGTTATACTGTCCATGTTATGTTGGGTATCACCAACGACGGGAAGTTCGATATCATTCACATGCGCCGTTACTCTGGTATGGGCTACCGGGAGATTGTAGGCCACATCCTTGCGGATCACCGACGACTGGGTGGGAACGCCCTTGCCAGTGACTTTGGAGCGGGAGCCGCCTACAACATGCTGCTACGGGAGTCCAGCGCTCTGAGCGCCAGCCGTCATATTATCTTTAACTACGTGGGACCCAACAGTGCGGCGGTCGCCGAACCACATGGTGACCACATGTTCAACCAACTCAGCTTGAACCGCAATGAAGCGATTACCAAGTTGTTTATGGCTGTAAAGGAAAGTCGTATTCGTTGTTATGAGTGGGAGGAGGCCAAGACCCTTTTAAGTTACTTCCTCAACATGACGCGTACTCAGAGTGAGAACAGCGCGACGGGTTCAACCACCTTCCGATACTTAAGGTCCGGGGAACAGCCTGACGATACGTTGCATGCCACAAACTTCGCGTTTGTGCTGGGTAAGATAATGTTGGGTGAGCAGCTTGTACCGGATCAGGGCCTGCAACGCGAGTTGCAGAATAAACTCACACACTTTGACAGCCCGATCCAACACGTTCCAGATCCTTACATGGGTTAGCCTCTGACGGTTACCGGCGTATGTCTGTAGGTGGTGGGTGTACTATTTGACACTTGTGGTCCTCACACCTGTAGATAAGACGCCGATCTTTTGTTAACCCCCAGAACAGGGCTTTGGAGCCACAGGTGCACGGGGCTCTCCCTTTAAATATTATTAGGTACTCGCTCATGGTTTCCACGCGTTAGGTAAAAGAAGTTTATCTACCCGAGCCTTTACCTTCAGATCTGTGTAGTAAGTCACCCACAGTTCTTATTAACCTGGACTCTGGTTGTGTCAGTATGTACCCATCGTAGTTACCGGACCCGTCCCTGATCTCATTCCGGTGTACCTCGGATTGACCGTAGGCCGCCTGTTTAACAAACACCCCTGTGTGCGTAGTAGGCTCGTAACCGAAACATTTAAAGTGCTCGTCTGTTAATACCTGATCACTATTCATCTTAATTCCTTTTGTTCAAAGTTCATCAATAATCGTCTTATCCACCCCAAGCAAATCCAATTGCCGTTTTAACTCCGCTTTTTCCGGCTCCAACGCTCGTACGTAATACGGTAGAACCTCATCCTCACTTTCTAAGTCCAACTCCTCTGCCGTACTCTCCATCAGTTCCTCCAGCCACTTCTTCGTAGATTGAGAGAACTCGGCGTCATCATCCCGCAGTAGGCCTACCTCATAGACCGCCCAGAGGACTTCCGGTACTTCCACGGGTTCGAGTACCCCATTTACCAAATCCCCCAGAGAGCCCTCGTATAAGGCCATAGCCACTGCCCGTAGTATCAGCGGGTCTGTGTAGAAATCATCGCTCATCATAGATATCAAACACGCCTGAACCCGGTTCTCACCAGCTTCCGACATGAGTGCTCTAAAGTCTTCTTCGATCTCAAGGTAGAGTTCTATACTGTCTACCTCAAAGAGTTGTTCTCCGTAGGCCTCCAGTAAGATAGTTATCAGCACCAACCCGTAGGTGCTCTCATCGCGGATAAGCTCAGAGGCCTCACGTAGGTCAAATCGGAATTGCCGGTTAAATTCCATTCTAGCCGTATTGGATAGACAGATCCAGTAATTCCTGAACATCCGCCTCGTTCATCAACCCAATTGCATGGTTGGCGTCGTAGGTGCTACCACCCTTCATACTTTTAATGGCTTGAGAGGCTACTTTACTGAACCGCACATCCAGCTTCTGATCCGGGATGGCCTGCAGGGCGCACATCGGTACCATGGTATCACCCAAGAACAGCATTTGTTCTGCGGCGGTCTTGATCTCGGATACAGGGGTGCCAAAGAAGAAGGACGTGTAGGGGTCTACCACGTTGTTGTCGTAGGACTGGATCCCGCAATTGCGGTCGAGCTCTAACATCAACTCCGCGTATTTCTCCACCATCTCCTGCTCTTCCTGCATCGACCCTATGTTCTCTGCGTCGGCGCGCGCGGCCTTCACGAGTTCCCGGTACATGTCCAGCGCTTCTGTAGGTACACCCGCTAGTTTGCGGAGGCCGACGCACGAATCGGCATGATCGTAGTTGGGGACACGGGGTACGCCCAAGCTGGAGATAGCAAGCGGGATGTCCTGCGGATCGTAGCCAAGTTCGGAAGCTCGCTTGCACAGGGCAAGAGATGCCTCACGTTGGAGCTCCAGGGGTAGGCGTCCTTCAGAGGCATCTTTGCGTACCATGTCCATGCTGAGCTCCAACTCCAATGAATCATTCATAGGGTAGAACTGTTGGTCGCCCATGGACTGCCCCATATTTACAGCCAGAGCATAAAGCGTTTCAGGCTCAGATGCTTGTTTAACTTGAGCCCGGAATAGGTCTCGGAGCACGTCATGGTGCTCTACCAGGTCATAGGACTCTGCCGCCTGTTTAAGACGCTGTGCGACATCCGGGTGGGTGTTGGATAGGCCTTTGCCGTGGAAGTAAGCGATACTACGGTAAGTCGCTGACTTATCATGCAGGGGGAATAACCGCTTGTCGGGCATCGCCCAACCCGCGTCAGACAGATCGTCTGGAGGGGCACTGGCGTCCTTAGCGAAATCTGGGAGTATCCCTTGCTCCTCTAAGTAAAAAATGGGAGTGGGGTTCTGGTCGTGAATCTGGTCTTGAAGCTTCATAGTGTGTGCATCTTGCATGTTTTGTTCGTGGTTGTCAACCTTCAAATCGGGCTAGTAGCTAAAACAGAAGCGTGGGGAATTCCCGACTTCTGTAGTACCCCCATGCAGACAGGCTGGGTATATCCCCGGCCTGTCTGCATAGGTTTTCAGCGGGCGGAGGCCTGCTGCTGAAAGTCCGTCCAACTCCACCCCCGCGTATTGCGGAGCTGTACGCCCTTCCGTAGAAGGGCTTGCTTACGGATCTCGAAATCCGTAGCATCGAATGGACCAACTAGGTCCAGCATCTTTAAAGCCGCGTCTACCTCGTGGGGGAGTGGGCCTTTCTTTACTTTTCGTTTACTCATCTTACTTTCCTTGTTTGGTTGGTTACTCTGCTCTACGGTTAAAAAAGGGTGTCCGGGCGTGGTCCACTGGTCTACCCACCAGCGAACGCACGCCCGGAATTCCGAGGTTCCCGAATAGTACTACCCATTTCACCCCTGGTCGTACAAGTCCAGGGAAGGCTACCAGTAAAGGTAGCTAGTGCGCTGCACGCTCCCTGGGTGGAGAGCGATGACGGGGAAACCCCGCCGATTCAAAAGCTGGTGGTCAACGTATCCCACCAAGAGTCCCCGACGTGAACGTCAGAACCTTTGTTGCCTTTTGAGCAACCTACCACTTCAATGAGTGGCCTCCCCGACATCCACCTGTCGAGTCCGCGCAATGTATACCGTACAGGGGCTTTATCCCTCTGAGGCTTAGACCATTCTAGTGGAAAGGGTCTAAGAGGCGTTGCGTCCGCCCTTGTTTGAATCCTTTTGAGGGGGTTCAAGTATATATAACGCAGAACCCTCTGTTATTGCATAAAAAACACCCTAAGTTAGGACCAACGCCGAACTTGCGTAAACCACGTCTTTCTGCTACGATCCTACCAAATGACCTTTGAAAGTATCAGACCCTATATTGAGTTAGCACCTGCATCTGCCTTAATCGACCTCCCATCATACCCGGTGGTGGACAATAAGGTGGAGCTTGGTGGCACGGGTTTGATGCGTGTCGGCCCATCCTCCGTCGTATGCTACTCTCCTCATTCCTCTTTTCATGCGGGGAGTGCAGTCGAGCTACTCGTGTGGCACAAGCGCACTAGGGGTGTCAGCACCATTCAGACTTTCACAGAGGTACTGCAGTATCTACGCCAGAGGGTGTTACACCTAACAGAAGCACCGGAGTACCGGGAGATCGAGCAACTGGCGGAGACCTACATAGCTTATCGACAGGTATTCGACATCATGACCGACGTCGATCCCCATACAGTCTGCCTGGCGACCACCAAGGCCCTGCGCTACGTCCAAAACCAAGAGATAGACCTTAAAATAGATAGACATACGCTCATACCCTTGGGACCACGGCGTATGCAGGAGTTGGTGTCGGCCCTGAAGGTCCTGGGACATGATCTGCAGTGGCCAGCCGGACAGGCGGGGATCGTCACTCCCTATTTTTACCTCCCGCACGCATGGGATAAGCTGGTAGTCCGTAGGGCGGACGGATCGAACCCCCGGCTCATAAGTATCGCGACAAACAGCATATCCTACACCGGACTATGGAGAGCGCATACGGATAGGCCCTGGTTGGTGTTTGCCGGCGCGGAGGAGGCGGCTAAGACCTGCACAGGTCTGCAGGGGCGACAGTTCTGTACAGCGGCCTTGACCGACATCAGCTCCTCCACTCCCTACAGAGAAGGACGTCAGACTCTGATACTTACAGACGATCTGCAGGCCGTGACCAATATAGGGCGAGTACTGTCTCAAAACGGAGGCTGGCCGCAGATGCGTACCATCCATCAGTTGTTCTCCCCACAGCTAACGGTGGATAAGAATACGCTGGATGTGGTACTGGAGGAACTGCGGGCTCTGACCGTGAACGATCAACTTCCGGTATCTGCCGTACAACTCCTGGAGGCTCAAGGCCCAGACCCACAGTTCAAAGGGCGGGTGGAGAGTATGCTGCAGAACCTCGGTAGATACAAATCCCTACAGGTTCTTAACCAGCGTTTTGGGCAGGGTAGTCTTTTTAGCACCACTAAGTCTGAGGTGCTCGTGACATCCTCCGGCTACGTCAGTCGAGCCCGCGACACAGGGGAGAACATGGCGCTGACCAACTTCACCTGGACACCCGAATCTCGTGTGTCCTTTCCGGAATCTGTCGGTAGCTACATCCGCCTCAAGATCGATGTGGGCGCGGGCGAGCGCCAGCTGCTCATTCCCGAGCATATGCTGGAGACCGGTAAGAAGCTGGCGGATCATCTACTAAACACAGAGAACAAACCAGACGTTCGCCCAGCAAGGGTGCTCGCGCCTGACAAGGCCGGACCACTCCTACACTGGACAAGGAAGAACCTGGCGGATCTGGAACAGCAGTACGGACTGGCTTTCATGGGATTCAGCGGATTGCGCAATCACTTCTGGCACCCAGACTTCTATGTAGGTGAGGGTGTGTTGGATAACGGGGTAGTACCGTGGCATCCGGATACCCGGGAGTTGCAGTGCTTTCAGTCTGGGTTGGTGGAGCCGCACCTTCACCAGGACCTAACGCCGGACTTGGCGGACTTGGTGGCGATGATCCTGGGCTTGGTCGGGCGCTGGCATCAGAGCTGGGCTGTGGAGCCTATCCGTGTGCTCCATACCAGCTGGAACACTCGTGTTATCGAACGGGTGTTTAGAGGGTTAGGGCAGGTTCAACCCATAAGTTGGGGACAGAACGCCAGGAACACACAAACCAGCGGTGTGCGTGGTTATCCGGTCTATACCAAGGGCATGAAGGATGCTCAGCTCAAGGACTTGGCTAACCCCATCGTAGCTTTGACTGATAAGGGTCTGAGTTTTGCCAGGGGTAAATACGAGACGCTGGATCGTGCGGCCCAGACTCTTAACGCCCTCCTGCGTATGGCAGTACCGGCCTTGACCCGGGGCGAGAGTTGGGTGCAGGAGCCTGCGCGGCGGGCCTGCTACGAGTCGTCTCTGATCGAAGAGGGACAACAGATCGTCCGTAAGTGCTCGGACCTCAGTAACTGGCCTGCGAGCCAACGCCCTTACGAGGTGCTGGAAAGCGTGTTGTCTCAGGTGAAGGCTGAGGATGTGGAAAGGTTCTTTCTCTGGGACATACGCAGGGGTCGGATGGTTATCGATCTTCGGAAGCTACCTAAGAAGGTGGGGATCCGGACTCAGGACCTTGTGATGGAACTGACGGATTTGGCCGGGGACGTTCTGCTGGAGGGGCAGATGATCACAACTGGAGTGGAGGGCCAACGCTTTATCTGTAATTACTACGGGGCCGGCGTTAAGCCCGGTATTTGGGAGGAGCCTGAGGAGCCTGCTCTGAAGTCAAAAACGCGCTGATCCCGCGTTGTTTAAAGGAGCGGCTGTCCTCAACTGTCTTGTGCGATCCAGTACTCCACCTCAGAGGATGATACCCACTCAAAATATATGATGTTTAGTACGTCTGTCACATACACAGAATCTCCGACGTGAATCCAACTTGCAGGGTACGATGGTTCAGTAGTATCGTCGTGGTACAACTTATTAACAACCCCTAGAGAGCCTGCGCTCGAACTCTCGGTTATGTTACCTTGGCCTGGAGTACTGCGTGCGTTGTAAACGCTACGGTCATACGCCACGTTTGTACCTGTGCGTTGTACCGCAGTTAAACCCAAATTAGTCCGCGCGCCACTAGCCGTACGCGCACCCGTCCCTCCCTCCGTGATTGCCAGAGCGGTTGTCAGTGCCAAGCCCGTACTTGAGACCGTCGCTTGCGTCGTGCCTGTGGAGTCTTTGAGAGCGAGTCCGCCAGCGGTCAGGGCTTGGATGGTGGACGTGTAGAGCGTCGTGACGTATGCTGAGAGCCAGCGTAAGAGATTGGTTCCGAGTGACGGTGTGTTGTTCGTTTCGGGATTGACCGAGCCTTCGACAGAGTGACTGCCACCAAACCATCTGTATCCATTTTGATAGCGGGCTGTGCGTTGGTTCGTCGCGGTGGAAGATATGTCAGCATCCTGATTATCTGCTTCTACGTTTGAGCCGTCGTCGATCGCTTTTGCGCGGCGACCTGAAGCTCGTGAAAGTAGTCCGCTCGCAGTTGTGCTAGCTCCTTCAGCGTGAGAGGCGTATCCACTCGCAATTGTGCTATCCCCCTCAGCGTGAGAGGCGGTGCCGGACGCAGTTGTGTTACCTCCTTCAGCGTGAGAGGCTCGTCCGCTCGCAAGTGTGATTTCCCCTTCAGCGTGAGAGGCGGTGCCGCTCGCAGTTGTGTTACCTCCTTCAGCAACACCCGTCCCGCCGCCAACACCCGCACGCAAAAGGCTTGTCCCACTGGCGTTCTGAATGTCCACATGCCCACCCGTCAAAGCCCGCAAAACGCCCGCCCAAATGCCAGCCGAGAACTTTTTCAGTCCCGTTGCGGTTTCGGTCCCTGCGATGTGGAGTACGGCTGTATCTACTGCCTTGGTCGCTAACGCGTTGGTAACGGTCGTAGCAAACGCCGCGTCATCCGACAAGGCCTCCGCCAACTCATTCAAAGTGTCTAACGCTCCAGGAGCACCGCCTACGAGGTCCGACACCGCCTGAGCAATTTCAGCCGTAATCTGAGCAGTAGAACGTAGGTCATTAGCATCCCGGAACTCAGTAGCCACGGGGGCTACCAGTTCGTTGAGGGCGTTTACTTGTACGGTCTTGGTGGTCATAAGCGGTTCTATATTATAGGGGCGGGAAATTTCTCGTTTTCAGCGCGTCGGTTCTCCAACGTAGCAGGAACACCCACAAGGTGCCCGGAGAGCTCTCCGTCTATAACAACCTGAAAAAGGTGGGTACCACGAGGTAAGTACTTGGCGGGCAGTCCCAGCACATACTGCCGGACACCCCCAACAACTCGGGTTGTTATGGCCTTGGATCCCTGCTGACGTCCCAACGTAGATCCCGCCCCAGCGGGGCTCACCCACCATTCACTGGACTTCTCTGGTAAAGACTCGTCTTCTTCTCGTACAACCAACTCCAGTGGTTCATACCAATTCCATACAACTTGGCTGTCAAGACGTGGAGAGGTGGGAGGCATCAAACCGGGTAGTGCGTAGGCTGTCATGCGATTACAACCTCCTCAGAAAGCTCCAACCCCTCTGCATAGCGGAACCCCCAAAGCAAACTCCGGGTGTCCGTCTGAATCAACTCCCATATGCGATCGGCCTCAGAGACGGTCCGGCAATCTATACGTAGGTTATCTTTTCGGTAGTATGGTACGCCATCGGCTATGGTTAGTCCGATCTCCGACATCTGAGGCAAACTAGCCACGCACTCGAACACCTCATCGAGATCGTTGTTGACCGGTAACACATGGTATACAAATATCTCAGAGGGAAGCCCAGCCTCGTCAGACGTAGCTTGGACAATCAAAGGCCATACCGCAAGGGCTGCCTGCAGTTCGTAATCAACTTCGTTTCTGTTTAAGGTTATGCTCATTATGTGCTGATTTCAAGGTTTAGACCCAGAGGTTTCTCCCGGGTCAGGAATTCCCGAGCGCGAAGGTCGTAGGCTGATCCGGGGTAAAATAAGGTTGGTTCTAGTACAACAGACAGTATAGAGCCCGCGACACTCATAGTCAAGCTCTCCCCACCAATCACCTGCCCGACCTCGACCGTGTCTCCGACCTCCAACGCCGTGTGCGGGTACCAGGCGAGGACCTCCCCCTCTGGTAGTACATAAGTACGTCCTACCAAGCGTTCTCTGACTGCCAGCACCGCGCCAGCTTGGTTCACCACCTGCAGGCCCGAGGCCTCCGCCACAGCTTTATATAGTGAACCCAGACCACCACTGTTTCGGTAGTAGGCCATTACCCACGGAGCGGGGCCTAGTACACCGTCTAACTGTAGGGTGTAGGCCAATGGGCATAAAAGGCGTTCGATGGCGCTGACCGAGGTCCAGCCAGAGGGACACAGTAATTGAGGGTCCTCCCACATCAACACCACTCCAGGCGCGGAGCTGAACTCCACCCCCCGCACTAGTTGACGACCATCCGCGGTTTGAATCCGGTTCACTGTCAGCATCGGGGGAGTCGCCCATACCCAGGCTGACAACGAATCCAAACCAGGTAGACCAACTTCAGATGTTTGGGTACCATCCGGATACAGCATAAGTTGCCCGTATTCTGTGGTGAGGACCAGATTCTCCGAGCCCCCAAATAGGGTTGTCCAAGCCGGGTGTGAGGGGTATCCCGGGTAAGACCAGATTCCCACCCAACCTTCTACATTCCCGCCCAAGTCCTCCAGTTGATCCGCGAGGTCGCCATGAACAGCCCAGACGTTGTCATCCGACAGCGGTAGGTTCAACCATTCGCGCTCCTGTGTTGTTCCAGACAGAAGCTGAGGGGTGCCCGCCGCGTCCACGAGGGCATCGCAGATTTGCGTGGAGTCCGCCATCATCTTGCTGATCTTGCGATACTCCTCCGTCGTGTTGGATGCCCAGACGCTACCAACCCTCCCGAACACCGAGTGTAGGTTGTTTTTAAGAACAACGGATTCTAGGGTGCGCATCAGACTTCCAGTAGTTGAATGTTTTCCAAGTCTACTAAATACCGGATGTTCTGAGGGCTGGCACTCACCAACTGGGCGGACTGTGCAGTATAGGATGCCTTTAGGTCGGAGAACAAGGATAGAGGAGGTCTAACGATCGCGGGACTGGCGTAGAACGCGGAGAAATCACTATCTGGGTCTTTTCCCACGGCATTGTGCGTAGCAACCCCATACTGAATCTCTCCATCAGGAACCACATCCTGCACATCGGATGCACCTGCGTAGAATAGGGCGTCCACAATACGGGCCTCGCTTATTATGTTAGGCCAAACAACACTATTCACGTATGCATGAATCTCGGTCTGGGCCTGTGTGGTCTTAACCGTGGTTCCCGGCCTACGTCTGTACCGTACGGTCAGGCTATTGAGCAGGGCCACAACAGGTTGTCGGACCAGTAGGTCCACTCCCAATGGGGAATTGTCGTCGGAGCTAAGGAACTGGGCTTGCGCGAGCCAATCCGGATCCTGCCGGTAGTGAATTACAAAATCCGCGTACTCCTTGTCATCATCGCCCGTAGTGGTCTCTATCAAGGGGTCTACACCATCCATAGGCATGTCAACCGAGAACCAGAGCTTCTGTTTGAGGGAGCGACCAGCACTAAGATCAGGCGCTGTCGCGGCGTCCAGAGTCTGTGCATAGAACTTGATGGAAGCCGGATCCAATGTGATGTCCTGACCCGCGACCTCCACCAAATCAATTAGAATGGGTGTTGATGGAGTATCGAGCGAGGCCCATAGAACGCCATCCCCCTCATCCTCGTCCAATACGGCCTTTATTGTGATCTGGTCCTGGAACGTCTGACGACCTCTGGTATAGACGTCAACCGCGCGATCCACCGTTGGTACCCGCCATTGATCTGGGTCGTCGTTGGTTTGGACTACTACCCCCGCAGCATCCGGAAACTGTCGGACGAACATGCTTCGAACCCCACCCTTGGATGAGGGGGTGGCGGTGTACACCACGTCTCTGGTACGTTTGGCTGCCTCAGCCAGGCGATTATCCGGGAGACCCGGGCTGAAATCAGATAACGCCGTGGCGCTTACCAGACCACCAAGAGTGAAACTGAGCTCCATCGCAGTACCTGCCACCGGAAGCACATTACCAAACTCCCCGTAGACCGGGATATCCACGATCCAGGACGTGCCGTTGGTGGGCGTCAGACGCACCTCATTCCGTCCGGCGGTACGGGCAGTGCCGGGCGCCAGGATTGAGAGTCCTCCGGACTCTGCGAGGCGTAGGTTATACACAGATTCCTGGTCGTCGGCGAATACCAATTTTCGGTCAAGTTCTAGGGCGTTCGGACTATTGAAAACCAATCGTACGGTTCCATAACTCGGTACGGTCATCGCCTCGTTTGATCCAAAGTTTTGTAGGTAGGCCTCCACGAAGTCGCAATCCCAAATTACACCACCTGCCACATTCTCCAAGTTCAGGTCGCTTTTGAAGCGTTGTTGCGCTAAGTCCAGGGATGCAAGGTGTTGGGACGCAGGGGTAACCCACAGGTCCCCAAACACAGAGTTAGGGCTCATGTCTAGTTCGGGGTAAACCAACCGCAGGCGCCCGACCAGGGCTGCCCGAGCAGCTTGCTGTTGTTCTGTGGTCAACTCCGTTAGTTCAGGGTAGTATGTTTGTACCAAATCGCTCATGTGTTCACCAGTGTAGTAGAGGACAGCCCGTATTCGGCTCCCCCCAAGCTTTTAAAATATAGGTCAAGATCCATACGTCCTGCATCAAGGGAAGCAGGTGTTAGTTTGAGGACTTCCGGGGAGTCCAGGTCAGTCCGCTCCTCCTGTTGGCGTTGGAAGAACAGGGTGTCGACCGCCGCAAAATTAGCGAGGTGTTGTGCCTGTACCACACCTGGTACACCATTCAGCACCGCGTTTTTTAACAACTCCGTACCTCTATCAGGCCAGACGCTGTCAGAACCCCTGGATGTGCCGATATTGACCAACGCCCCTTGGATTTTGGCTTCCACACCAGAGACCGATGCTAGGGGATCTATCTCAACCCCCGATGGTCCGAAAATGAGCTTCAACCCCTTCATGCGGTCCCCTCGGTCTGGATGTCAACGAGCGCCAGGCGGTGTAAGGTCTGTACCTCGTTGCTGATTCCCAGGGCTTTAATACGCCCCCGCGACGAACGAGCACGTCCCATATCTCGCGATAGGGCGTGCATGACAGTAGACTTAGCGCGTTTAACCGCATCGGACTTGGCCGCGCTCACTTGCTGATCTGCGGTGCTCAAGTTAGAAGAAACCATATCCACCATGCCCGGGTAGTCCAAGATGATGGATCGGGCTTGCGTCCCATCTGTGTAGGCCTGTAAAATGGCGTAGGCTTGTTGAGCCTGGTCTTTATCAAAGGCGTTTACTACGGTTTGAGGTTGCATCAGCGACCCTCCAGAATTCGAGTGTACTCATTCATTTTCAACGCCAGTTTAGCGCTTCTACGGCTTATCTGGGCGGGGCTGACCTTTAGACTATGGGCTAGTGTCTGACCATCCCACAGATCGGCTCCGGCGTACCCCAGTTTGTGTTCCAAAATCTTTTTATCTACATAATCACTCTCGTGGTACACGTAATCCGCGGCTTCCGTCTGAAAGTCTGGCTCAGAGTGATCGGGAGCCGCCACTCCCTGGTCGTCTCCACCACCGGCAAACACGCCATCTGCGGGCATCTGCTTGTTCAGTCTTCGTACTTTCTTGATACGAGGCAGGCTGACACCCGCTTCCTCGGAGATCTCCTCCAATGTGGGTTCTCGCCCATGGATATCCTCCAGTTCACGAGAGGCCGACATTATGCGGTATGCATCTAGTTGAATGCTCTCGGGCATTTTGATGGATGCCTGGCTCTCGCGACGCATACGACGTAAAGGCATCAGTTGACGGCTCACCCAGGTAGGGAGTGATGCCCCGTACTGTGGGTCATAGGTCTCTAGGGCCTTGGCAGTCAATACTCGTGCTTGAGAGTATATGTAGGGGTCGGAACCGGCTCCGATACTCTGCATCACGTTCTTTATCGTCGGGTCCATCTTCTTCACAGCCCGATGCAGATTCTGTGGGCTGGGGTCGGACTTCCACGAGTCGTAGGGTGTGATATCCACACCCGGGACTTCCAAAGTAAGGTCTTGCTCAGTAGTTGGGATTTCTTCAAGGTTTTGCACGCCCTTACCTTACATACACGAGGGTCTTCGTGCAAGACCTATCTATTACAGCTTTTCCATAGCACGGCAGGCTACTACCCCGGCGACAAGCGCGCCCCAAGCCTCTGAGGAGGGTAACCCCGCACAATAGGCAAACAGTACGACCCAAAAACTAATGTGCCAACTGAAGCATATTGGGCAGGTCAGGAGCTCCGCCACCTTGGGGTGGATATGCGGATGGCTGTTGATCCACACAAACCAATCACTCTTAAATTGGGTTTCAAGTAGCTCGGCGCTCCAGAACCCTGGTTTGGAACGCCACAGGGTTAGACAGTGAAGGCCGCCAAACAGGTGGGCCGGTGCGTTTGTGTGGAACCATGTTTGGTGCAGTGCTAAAATAGTCAGCAGGGTCCATATCATGTTGTCAACCTGCGGAGGTTGCTATGGCCTGTTGCAACCTGTGGGGCTTGCTTTTCTCGTTCATTCACTAGCTTGGTATAACGTTGTATGAGACTAGCTTGCCCACACCCCCGACAGTCTCGGCCTAACTTATTAAGCTCATAGTCGAGGCGTCGCCGGAGGTCTGGGTATTTATGGATGTTTGGGATTGTCATGCATTCTCGCTTGAATAAGGGGTGTGTACTTCCGTATCAGACCCCCACGGGTGCAGTCCGGACAATCAGAACCACCAAGGGTTTGTAGCTCGTCCACAAAACGCTGACGTAGATCTTCCATACCAGCAGGGCAAGGACTCTCCAATGCAAACACCTGCATACATTCCTGTAGCTCGGGTGTTACGCTGGTTATGGTCCGGCGTCCGTCTTTAACCTCAACAGTCATACCCGGTAGTGGCGGGGGCTCTGCTGCATCAGGCATGCGGGTTTCTTGGAAGATCGTCAGGTGTTCATCAACGTCAAACTTGTAGCGTATGCGTTGGCCATCTTCAATTCGGAATAAGTATAAGGCTGTCATAAATGGGTTATAGCTGGGTTGCAGGTTTGTGTCAAGGGGTTTAAGGTGGGTACGTGTAAAGGGTGGTCGGGGTTATAGTGTAGGGACTCACCAAAATTCAGTCACTGCTAAGTCATAAGACATGGAAAAGGAAAGAAACTCAACCCATCTATAGTATGATGGGAGGTCTGTATCACTGACGATACCCTTATCTGGTAAAACGTTAATGAATGCATTCACAGTCTGACCTAAGACCGTGAAGGTAACCGGATACCCCTGCACCAATGTGGTCTCATCTCCGCTTACAGGCGTAATACCTAACGAAGCATCTACTTTAGACAAATTGCAAGCGTAGAAGTCGCCGCTGAACTCCCCACCATAGTCGCCGGGGGCTATCCGCGCATCAGCTCGAAACCATACCTTGATACTCCCATCCCCAACCACCCATATTTTATGGAAAGATATACCCGCATCACTTCCTATCGCATCTTCGCCATATATATCTTCCGTCACGTTTCCCACCTCAACATCATCTGGGTCTAGCACGGTCAGTGTTTGGTTTTGGTCTACAGGGTCATAGGAAAAAATTGCTCCTCTGGCAAACACACCAACCGAAGGCAGAATGTGCGGTCTTTGCGTATAGTCAGTGGTGTCAGATTCTTCTAATTGATCAGTTAAGAAGGTACGTCTATATACACCACCACAGACTCGTTTCCGTGGAATATCACCCGACCCCTCAAGGCTCATGTATATACCTCGGTATCTGTTGTAATCACCACCATAATGTAAGAACTTGCCTGTTATTGCGGCCGACAGCGTGCCTGTCACAGCCTCACGTAGGGAGGCTGATATAGATGCGCTGAATGTAACAGCATATTCCTTTTTCATGTAGACAGAGCGGAGAACCTCCTTGGCCCTGGCCCCCGTCAAGGTGATAGAATAAAGGTCATCGTATGTTGTATTATGGGAGAAATGCGGAATAACCACATCTGTTCCCAGAGGCTCCTTAAAAATAATCATGTCGCACCCGCCGGGGTGAAGGTTGTTTGTGTATAAGTCCGCGTCTGCCATTACCCAATCCTCAGTAGTTCGACGATGTAACCACGATTCCCAGCACACATGATATTCTCCCGAAAGACCCCGCCTTGGCAAACCACTTTCCCACCACGGATTATCGGCAGCCGGTAATAATTTTGAGGGTCAGCAGCACTCGCATCGCCATCAAACAACTCCTCCCCGCCCACATCCATCGTAGGCACGCCCATAGGGTCCGCCAGTCCGGTGATAGATGAACCACTCACCACAAATTGCACACTCCAATTTGTGTGTGCCGCGGTGTCATAACCCGCAATCGCCTCATCATAAGTAAATTCAATCAACGTCATGTATTTTCTGTAAATGCGGAAATCAGTCATCAGTGTTGGTGGGGGTTTCATATCCAGGGACATCCCCAGCCTTTCAGACGACTCCACCACCCTGTCTCCCCCATCATCTATAGTGGTGACGGTATAAACATCTACGCTATCACTGTAGCCAGCCGGTGCTATTCCGTTAACCCTTATGTTGAGGCCCACAAGAGCCTCTCCCTCGAAACCGTGTAGAGCGCTATCGAAAACTTCATCCGTAAAGCAGCTACCAGCAAACGGTGCGAATTTCCAATCCACACGCACAGTGTGCGTACCCGCATCCAGGGCCAGGATCGTGTCTAGGGTGGAGGCGCCCGTACCATTTACTCCTATATTTGAGAGATTCAGATTAAAGGATTCGACGATTGTAGGGCATCCTCCTATAGTAGTTTTTCTGGTGATGGAGAGCAGAAACGGGAAATCATGCACCGGGGTAGGGCGCTGGGTGAGGCTCCCCGTGTCATCCTGACAAACCATCAAAGATGCTGCTAAGTTTACTGCCTGCATATTAGCATCAGCTTGACTCACATTAGATGTAGTCATACCCTCGGGTACAGGAATCCTTAGGAATACACCACCAGCATCGTCGCATGATGTATCCCCTACTGGCCCCGAAAAACAGGCCCCGTGCAGACTTTCGCACGTAACAGCGTCTTCAGCTGCTATAGGGGGGTCTGCTTCGGGGTCGGCTTCTACAGCCGGACGTAGATCCGCTGAATAACAAACTGGACAATTTGACCATACGCAGTTTAATTCAACCTGTGCAAGCGTAGAGGCGAGGGCTTGAGCCTCTTCAAAACTCAAGTAAGAACTAAACATTCCAGCAGGGACTTGGGCGACACCTACTGCTCCAGGCCCCAGACCACCATAAGGGGTCCAATAAGTTCTAGAGTAAACTCCGCCTTCCAGTACTATATCTGATATGTTATAGGCGTAGCTTGGTAATGTAGCAACCGCAATAGCTGACGCCGAAATCGAAGAAGATACCGTCACTTCCTCTGGTGTGACATCAGGGCACGATGCTAGTGAATACTCGTTCTCCCAGAAACAATCTAGTTGTGATATCGCTATCTGTCGCGCTAGGTTGTCAACGTAGGTCTGTACATCATCTTCTGACTCCTCTGGCTGATCCCCATCTGCCAGAATCATTGTGTTTTCTGATATAATCACCTCGGCATTTAAACTCTGGTCAGACAAGGCGTCTAAGTCATCCCGGTCCCCCACATCCCATTTACCAGAGATGCCTTCTTCTGGGGCGGATATACAACGCGCCACTACCCGTCTGTTACCATATCGGCAGAGCTCGTCATCCAAAGCTGTTAAACTCCGGACAGGTATAGCGGCTAGGGTTTCGGCCTGTGTTTGCGCTGCTGAAGCGCTCGTACTGCAGAACACCCCTGCTGAGATGGACCTGGTCTTATCTAAAGAGTACAGAGGGTCGGGAGGTGCTATGGCGGGGTATGGTGTTATACAGGTGGCGGCAACAGCCTGATTGCAGTACATACAGAACAGCTGACTAGTGGCAAATAGTTCGGCTTGATCCTGCGCTTGTTCCTTACTTCCACCTGGTGCGATGCTGATAAAGGTACCTGCAACCACCGTAGCTTGGTAGGCCCCCAGACCCCCCGCAGCCTCAGACGCTGCCTGATCGGCGCCCACTGTATAATCGACTCCACCGATACTGAACACCTCTGGATCGCAAGTAGCAACCTCCTCGTCATTCTCCCAGTAGCAATCTAAAAGGGCTAAGGCCGTTACCTCTGCCATCTCATCTGCATCAACCTGACTTGTCCTGGAGATTATGTCCCCAGCACCGAGTGTTACTGAGGATCCTTTCTTGCCTATAGCAGGGTTAGCCGCTCCCAGATTAACGAGAGCAGTGGCTGCTGTATGGCCCTCACCACTGTTATACAGCGTATTACAATCTTTAGAAACCGCGGCATTGACATAAAAGCAGTCTAGCAGGGATATAGCCAGGGCCCGTGCCTCTGCGTCGGCAGCCGCGGCTCCCGCGGAAGAGGTAACGACTCCCGCAGCCACTACGGACGTGCCCGCCTGCGCTGTGTCTACCGGATCCAACGTAGTCCCGGTGTCCGTTGTAGTAGCCGTACCAGGTACCGCATCCGGGAAATCCAGGTCTTCTACACACGTAGCAGTCTGTTCGACGTTTTCCCACACACACTCTAGCTGAGACTGTGCGTAGGCCACGGCTAGGGCGTTAGCCTCCTCTTGCCCGTCTGTGGATTGAAAATCGCCGGCAACGACCGTGAACGCTTGAGGGACAGGAAGGGGGGAGTCGGTGTACAGATCGCTACATCTAGCTATTTGCTCCACATTGTACCAGAAACAGTAGATAAGGGCTCGGGCAGCAGCCTCCGCAGCGCTTTGAAGAGCATCCAACGCCTGTCTAAGGAAATCGTAAACATATTGAGCTTGAGCCTGCAGGAGCTTATACCCGCGGATCAACTCCACGGTCTCCGCCTCGTCTAGCTCCGTATCTTCCATCCAACCTAGAACCGTACTCTCCAGGTCGTGATCGGCAGATTGTCGGGAGAGGTAGGCCAGGCGGTCGGCCTTTATCCCGGGTATAGTCCGCCAATCAAACAGCGTTTGGAGCGCGCCAGCCTCGATGGTGACAGAACTTCCCTCTGGACCTTCCCCGACTTCCGCACAAGTCAGGTTGAAGATGGTGTTGGTCAGGACCAACAGCGGGGGTACGTCGGTTGCACCTTCGGGAGCTATCAGTAGTTCGGAGGGGGTGAACCGTAGCTCATCTATAGCAAGAGCGTAGCCGTCACAATGATTACCGCGGTAGTTCGCACGATCAGGCCTGGCCTTGAATATCAAAGCCCGCGGTGTGAGTACCTTCGGTTCGCATTTATCTGTTCTATTCATATGTAACGTGACTTAGTCGGGCTGAGGTGTTGGCAACAGCGTTGTTGTCCCGAACGGACAGATGGTGTGTAATGTTCTCTACCAAACCCGTACATAATACGACTCCGTCGGGGGATGTCAAACGTAAACGGTTACCCACCTCGTAGGATGAGTCTAGGGGTAAGCCAGTGAGAGATGCTGAGTTATTAAAACCCTTTAACCACAGGTAGGTCTGTTCACACCACCAATCCAGAAATGCCCGTGCGGATTCCGTAGCGCTCTTATGCTGTTCGTCATCTTCGCCCACCTTCTTAGCCACAGACGCGATGTTGAATGCCTTATCGAATTCTAGAGTCGCGGGCATCAACTTGGGTATAGCAAACCATGGTGGGGGAGCTATCTCCTGCACAGTCCCGGCGTAGGTCGGTGCAGTTGTGGGGTAACCTCCAACGGCATGTGCCTCTACCACAGTCTCGTCCACACCAGAGGCTTTCGTGCGTCTTTCGAACTGCATGTTAACCTTGCAGATAACACGGTTGATGCGAGCCAGGTTGTTAGAGCCGGAGGATGTGGTAAGTTGGTCCGAATCAATAACCATCTCTTGAGGATCACCGCTTATGAGTTGTCCGGACTCCACCAGGTGACCCGGACCCGCTAGATTAGGGATATACTCCATCTTAAAGGCTCGCCCAAGACTCTGAAGGAGGGCAAACGCAGAGGACTTGCCGTGACGTAGCATCTGCTGGAGGATGTACTCCGCCAGACATTGCGCTGAGGGGTACCTGAAGGTATAGTTCTTACTCAGGAGCTCATCCCAGAAAGGTGCATCGGTCTTGGCAAGTAGTGTATCCCAGAAGACCCAGGGTAGATCATTGGTCGCCAACGACTGCTTCGCAAGGAGCACATCGTAGTCGCTCAATTCCAGACCCGGGACCGTGATGTTATTGGATCTAAAAAACTCGGTACTACTAGCCAGGATCTGCTTCAAACTCGTCACCTCTAAATCCCCAAATACGGATAGGACCCGGTGCAACTCTTTAACAGTATAGACCGACACGTCGAGCAGGTCTAGTATCCGGTCAGAACCACTGGCGCTGATATTATAACCTGCATCACCCAAACCTATGCTGGTACCCACATCAGACACGTAACCTCGGAATTTAATAGTGTGTCCGGGCTCTCCTATTTCGATGTCTACGTCTGGACCCGCCGAGAGATCACGGCTCTCCAGGTACGCACCTCCGTTAGACGCAACCCGCTGAAACGTCTGTAGCGCCTGCTCGGTATTGATCAGCCCCGTAGCAATATCCACTGCAGGCTGTAACTCAATGTCACATCGGGGCACCTGACCTCTGGACGCAGAGATCGTAATACTACTGACCTCAGGCTTTTTATCGAAACCAGCTATCATACAGCGTATGATACGTGGACTCCGTAATGTTAGGGTTGGGGCACCCATTAGTCTACCCAAGCTACATCATTGTTATACAAAGCAAGGGCTGTGACAGCTGCCGCCACCCGCTCCGCATCCGAGTGACCCTGATGAAAAGAGCGGTACATCCCGGTCTTGTTCAGTACCTCAGAAAGGCCAGACTCTTTCTGGAGGGGTGTGATGAAGTCTACCCAATTGACCCGCACCGGGTTGTATGGGATAAGTAGTTCGGAGCCATCGACATCCGCTAGTTCCGCAACACCAGCAAGACCCGACCAGTCGGGCCACAACGCCTCTAGGTACGTCCCATCATGGGTGTAGTCCAGCTCCGCGACGAACTTCCCGGACTTCACCCGAACTTTGTTGTCGGCCAGTACCTCGAAGTGTAGTTCGTTTGGGTGGGATGGTCCGCGGTGTGTGCCCAGAAGTCGCCCGACCAACGCCTCAGACTCCCACATGGGTAAGTCCTCCAGCCAGTAGTCGTAGGATCTGCTCCGCTCCTCAACCAAGCCCTTAAAAGAAGGGAAGGCATCCACAAGGCGAGCAAGTATCAGAGCATTAATAAGCGAGGGGTTGTCCAACCCCAATGCCTGCCGCACCCGCTGTTCCTCTGGTTTAGAGGGTGGGATGTACATAGCGCCTGGTAGTGGGCGGGCGTCTAGGGTGCTGGCGTTTAATAGTCGTATAAGAAACTTGTTCATTTGGAAGCTGGTTTGGCTAAGGCGCCTTGGAGTATGAAGGTTTGTGTATTGAATTCGGGATCGGCCTGGCCCAAGGCCAGTCTGTACATAAAAAACTTATAACCGGTTTGACCTGCGCTGATACTGATCGGACCTTTTTTAGCACTCACACGGTTAGCCTCAAACCAACGTATGAGGGCGTCAAGGATCTCGCCTTTGGATTCTCCAGCAGGACCGAGAAGCAGTTCCCCGGTAATAGCGATTTCGCCGAAGGCCGGACCCATGGAGTACAGGATACGATTACCGTTAATGGTTTGCTGACGGAGGATGATATCAGAGTCTTCTAATGGCATGCCTGTGATGAGCACGCGTGGTAATTGGATGCCCTCTACTTGGTAGAGACCTGCTTGGTATGATGAGGCTACATGGACGAAACCACGTTGGGGGAATATGAAGTTACAGCTCATTTTATAGTTTGTTCATGATTGAGTCGAGTACAGCGAAGATCTTAACAGCCCACGTTTGCGGATCGAAAGGTTGGGTGGTTTGTAGTTCATCTCGGAGTCCTTTCAGCTTATCTACGTAGTCCTGTTGCGTTTTCTTCTCAACAGCCTTTTTGGGCTTTATCTTATCTGCGGCCTCCTGCCCTGTTGCTATCTCTGTCTCAAGTTGGGCTAAAAAGACTCCGGGGTCTACGTCACCCGCTTTAATGCCTTCAGTCATCTCATTCAATGCTGTTACACGAGCCTCTCCTTCCAGCGCAAATACTTCTGTTGTCCGCGCCTTAAATTTCGTGCCTAGAGCTTCGGGACTGAGCGTCTCATCAAACACATGCTCGGACCCAAGCAACTTCTTCTGTATTGCTGCGGAAGACTCACGCTCCAACCCCTTGCGCCCGGCTTCCATCTCCTCCGCGTTGTACACCACATAATTGCCATCCTTGTCCATAAGCACGGCTCCGCCACCTGCCTCGTGCTTATCAATGAATGCCTTACGCTTCTTGTCATCCCAACCCATCGTCTCTTGTGTTTTACCCCGGTTATTTTTATTGCGCAGGGACTCCCCGACCATTGCGTCTGATATAGTCTCCCCACCAAGTATACCCTCTATTATAGAATTCTGACCTCGTGGAGTGTCTCCCAGGGTCATCGCACCATGGCGCTCCTCTATCTCCTTCTTTAACGCCTCGGTCTGCCCCTCTTCAGAGACCAATTCAGAGTAGTCCTTACCATTCAGAGTATCAGCCAGATACGTGAGTTGCGCGGAAGTCATACCCTCCCAATCTTCCCCTGTAGCAGCGTGTTTGGCTATAGTGGCTTTACTGTACTTCTTCGCTACAGCTACACCGGTCTTTGAAACATTGGCACCCATTTCATTGTATAGGTCCTTACTGAGTAGATCCCAGGAGCGATTACCCATCTCCTTCTGGCTCATATTGAACATGATGGACGCCCCGCCTGGTTGGAGCTGACCTAGAGCATCTCCACCAGCCCGATCGTTCCAATCGCGCAAGGAGCGTCCTGTCTGGCGCTCTACCTCGGAGGCGGCCCCTGCCATAGCTTTTCCGACCGCCTGACGGCGTTCTGCGCCCGTCAGACCTGCTCCGGCATTAGTCGCGCCCTGAATCTTCTTCTCCAGCGCCGCGCGTTGTTCTCCAGTCAATTTGGAAGAGGTTTGAGCCGCATATAGCATTGTCGCCAATTCCGGATTCTCATCATGCATGGCCGCGACGTTCATCACGCTCTCGGTAATCGCATCTTCCGAGCGGTCCTCCACGTAAACACCTTGATCCGCCATGGTCTGCACATACTTCTGGTTAAGAAGCCGTTTGGAGCTCATAGCACCCATCGTATCCATACTGGCAGCCGCGGCAGAGAAGGAGGACATACCCATTGACTGGTACAAGCCAGCTACCCGACCGTGCTCCGCCAAGTACGCTTGTTGACTACCCCCTCCGGCAGCCGCCATGGCCCCCACCTTCTGCAGACGTTGTTCGGCCATACGCAGACTCTGTGCTCCACCCGCACCACCCGTTAGACTCTCTAGCTGAGCGATTAAGGCTGAGGAGCCGATGTCGCCCAGGATATCCTTAATCTGCCCGACGACCTTCGCACCCTGCTCTGTCGCAGCCCTAAATTTCTCCTTCATACCATCGTCGATGGTCATCAGGCGTTGGGGCATTTCAAAATCAAGAGCCTCCCCGTCTTTACCTGTATGCTCCTGCAACATCGCATCGATCTGACGCACCGAGTCGGTATCACCCGAACCTTTGAATTTTGTTCGGGCTGCTTTAGCCTCTGCGCGCGTCTTGTATTTATGGATCGTACCGACGTTCCCAACCTCCCCGTACATCCCGTTGGACAGCATGTGTCCGGCAACCGCCCCGAGTTCCGAACGATCAAGACCACCAGTACGGTGCGTCCGTGCTCCGCCCAGAGGGTTGTACATGTTACTCTCCATAACGCCCAACATCGAACGGGCGGTTAAGGATGTGAGAGATCCGGGTCCATGGAACGACTCCGTTCGAGTCGGACCATCCCCCACCATACGCATGCCCATCAGACCGGCGTTACCCAACCCGGTTGCGATGCCTGAGTACATGTCAACCCGACTTCCCCCGAATAACGGACTCAACTGTCTGGAGTTAATGGCGGAGCCGGCTATCAACCTTGCGGTGTTACGTCCCTGATTACCCAACGCCCCCATGTTGTTTTCCCACATGGCGGCCGCGAACTGTGCCCGGGGGTCAGACCGTAGTAACTGCTGTTGGAACGCCGCTTGGTCCTGCATCCGGGATTGACGCAGGATATACTCCATCTGGCTGGGGTTGAACCCGCCAAATGGTTGCGCGTAGTCTGTCTGGAAGTTTTGGTTATAGTTGTATGACATCAGGATCTTATGAGTTGGGCCTTCTCCAGAGCGTAGAACAAATCGACCATAGAGTCAATCGCGCTCTTCTGTTTATCGACCATGTTCTCACGGAACAACAAGCGTCGCAACCTATCGCTCTTGCGCAACCTTCCGCTCATATTCTCGTAAGACTCCACCCTAGCATCCTTTGATATAATGGGCAGTATGCTCGCATCTGCTTGAGCCCCTGCATTTAGAGCCTCTGCCTGCAACTCAGCTGCGAGGGCGCGTAGGATCATCTTCTCAGCGCCTCGGCTGACAAGTCCATGCTTATAATCTGGTTTTAGTAGCCCCCGGAGGTGAGCCAGGAGCATCAGTCTTCTTCCGGGGGTGTCCAAAAATTTTCATTATGCAGGTTGTCGGTGCAGAGTTTGATCTTGATACTGAACACACGTAGGGCGTGTATCAAACAACTTCTAAGAGCTTGGTTGAATGTGCGACTAGCTTGGGTGTGGTGGAGACGCAAGGCCTGCGCCGCATCTGCCAGTGAATCGTACTTAGTTGCTTCAAAAGCGTACTTAAAGGGTTGGTCTCCCACCTGCTGAACCTGACAGAACAGGCTGTAATCCTGCATCTGAGAAGCGAACTGTCCCTCGGTTAGCACCACACGTTTAGTGGAGTCGTTGTCCAAGGCTGAGAACATCACATCCATCTCGAACTGAGATAGGGTTCTACACGTAACCTGTACGTTCCTAACGTAGGTTGGCAGAATAACCGGAGTGTCGTTAAGAGCGGCTTTCCAGAATAGGTTTTTCTCCAACTCCTCAACCTCCACCCGTAGGTCGGGACTAGCCTGTAATGTCCACAGGGTTTCGGTGGCCTCACTCTGTACATCCGGATCTAATTCTGGGCGTAGAGGGGAGTCAAAGGGCGGTACTTCCTCGGGTTGGGAAATCACACCGATTTGCTCTGGGTCTATGTCCAACTCCACCGGGGTAGTTTTCTCTGCACTCCGCAGGAAATCCTGGACTTCCTCTGCACTCACATTGTTTGGGTCTTCATTCATATTCTCATCCTTATGTTATGTTTTTCAGATACTTCCATAAACTGGGTTTGGGGTCGTAGGTCGATGCCTTTACCGCCTGATCCGCGGGGTTGGTGGTACCGGGTTTTCGCAGGTCTTCTCCACCTCTATACTGCTTAGACTCCGATGTCGAGTTATTATACGGAGTTCCAGCTCCTGTCCGAGTTGAGGACTTGAGTTTGGTGTCGTTCGGGCCCCAGTTGCCGCTGGCGTAGTCGTCTCCTAATGAGTCTGGTAAATCTTGTTGTAGATACTGCTCTGTGATGGTCTCCCGGTTGTTAACCCGCTCTGCATAGTCCTCGGGTAGGTAATCCCACTTCTCATCTTTCTCAAAAGCCTCTTCTACTTTTAGCGATTCGGATAATTCCAGATCATCCAACTCTTCTCGATCTTTGAAGGGGTAGGCGTCCACATCAGTATCGTCCTGGGTCGTGGGTGTCGTTCTAACCATAATACCGCGACGCTTCATACCCTCGGAAGCCTCGGGTCCCATCAACCCGTCCGCGGCGTCTAGGTACTGTGCACGTAACAGATCCACCTTAAGCGTACCCCCTTGGTGTGAAAAACGATTCAATACTGTAAACTCGCTGGCAGCCTCAGCAAGCCATGTAGTGCACTTGCTGTATATACTAGACGCCAGGGTCTCCACCGTACGCCCAATCAATGACAGCTTGTCCCCAGACCGAAGGCGTAGCCCTGCGCGCCCAGATTGAATCGTGATACCGAAGTCTGTTTCCTCCTCCTCGCCGGGTGCGCTCTCGGTGTTGAGCATCAGCTGCTTCTGCCCGTTAACCAACACCCTGCCTTTAGTGGAGTCCAGAATGATCGCGTGCTTGCGTACAACAGGCTCGGGGTCACCCTCCGGCACTTCAGGGGGGTCCACATCTGGGTCGGCATCGGATTTGATCCAAAGACTTCCCTGCTCACAGAGGGCGTCCCAATATGTTCGACTTTTGAGGCGCAGACCTCCCACAACCGACATCAGGTTCGTGTGGCGCCGGGCCTCCAGGTGTAGATCGCGACCGGCCCGAATACGGACATCCCCGGCCCCAAACAGGTCAAGATGTCTCGCGGCGTGCAGTTGGATATCGCGGTCGGCCATCACCATGCTACTCCCATCCCCCGCCCATATCACGATCGACCCATCCCGCATGATACGGAAGCAAGCATAGGTGTCGTACGACGTTTGGCGTCCTTCGTTTTGGCGTTCAACATCTTTCTCGGCGTTGGTCCAGCTCGGGTCTGGACTCGCAGACTCCGATGGTACTTTCCAATCTTTACCCATCTGCAGGAATCGCGCCAGGCTGTGATAGCTATTCATCCACCTAGCGTAGCTCCGTAGTTGATATGCCATGTTAGCCAGATCCGGACCTTCTGCATCCTCAGTAAGCCCCTCCCAGATCTTCAGAAACTTCTGCTCCAGTTGCTCGAATTCGGAGGACAACACCCCGTCTGGGTCATCGTCTGTCTTGAGCTGAACCGGGACGATAACCCGACTTACCCGCTCCAAGCATATTTCAGATACCGATTGGGCTAGGAGTGTACCATCGTTCATGATCTGTACACGCGCCTTACCTGCACGCAGCGCAGACTCAGCTAATTGCCCGAGGGTTTCCGTCGGGTCACTGACCATCATGTGGACCATGTCACCCAGGAAGCCTATAAAGCGGCTGTAGCGCCACCGCCCGGTCTCTGCCACACTCTCTAAGTCAACTTTACCATCCACCATATCCAGCTTCTTAAGGGCCTCGCCCTCTTCCGGTAGGACTCCCCAAGCCTCGTGGTCGTAGGATGTCCCGTGTTCCACGTTGTTAAGACGTCCATCGTTGTATATCAGTTGATCTCCAAACGCGCTGTGGTGGCGGAAGCAGTCGCTGACTATACGCACCATATCATTCAGCACACAGGTTTCGACGACCGCCCGCTCCCCCGATTGTAACCGGGCCATAAAGGTCAGTAGCTTGATACCACTCTGCATGATGTTGGTCATGTCCAACTCGCCTTCGAGCTGGTCCTGGTCAGGTTGCTCACCATGCAGACCCCGGTGCCCGCTATGGTGTGTAAAACTGGGTTCGGCTTCTGAACCACTACTGTTGGCTGATTGCTTGCCGGGGTCTGCTGGGTTCGAGGGGAGTGCTCCTATAATAAACGGGCGTGTGTCGTAGACTACCCGCACCTGTGTACCTGCCGGAAGTATCTGCTTGTACTGGATACCGATCAGCCTGCAGAACGTGGGGGCTGCGTAGGTGCAGGACAACGGTTGCCCGTCGACATCCACCATATAAGTCTCGCTATCCCGGTCGTAGTCCCCGATTACCCCTGAGTAGATAGAACCCCAAACTAGGGACACGGCTTGTTCTTGGCCAAGTTGCGTGGCTTCGTTTGAGATAGATTTAGCGTGGTGACTCATAAATTACACATTAAAGGCGTTAGGTGTCTATTATATGACACCTAACGCCTTAAAGGCAAGTACAAACGAGATTAACCGCGGCGCATGGATGCTACCTGGATGGTCGCACCCTCCTGCACTTGTAGGTCGCCGGCGCTGAAAGATGCTGTTAGGTTGGACACAACCCCTCCGTCGAAGTTAAGGCCGGAACCCCCAGAGGATTGTGCTGCTGTACAGCCGCCCGTTCCATCCAAACCAATCTTAAGGCCAAGGAGTTTAGCACAGGAGTTCTCTAATGAGCCAAAGGAATCAAAGAAGCCGCCTCGTCCAACGAGTCGTGCAATCTGCACCTGCCCCATAGGCTGACCTGTAAGCCAGTAGAGGGTGGGAGAGCCCACTTCAAACTTAGGTTGTACGGTTTGCCCGTAGCTGGCCGTCACGTTCTGCACCAGGGCCATTTTAGAGCCCAAGCTGATGGTGGCGAACTCCGAGGAGAAGATCTGCCCGTTGGGGTGGACGTCGCGTTTGTATCCGAGTATATCTGTTTGTGCCATAATTGTTCCTTAGATAGTCAGGCCAATAGAGGCTCTGATGTAGGTGTCGATGTTATTGAGAGGGAGCGGTATCTCGACCGTGACACTGATCTGCAAGCGGTCTTTAAGAACCGGGTCAGCCTGGACTACGAGGTCGGCGTAGCTGATAATCTGTGCACCCACCTGTGCTCCAGCGTCAGACTCGGTAGCTTCCTGAAGGATATCCCGTACAGCCCCCCGAGCTTGTGCTATGGTCTGCGGTGTCAGGTTGTACTTACCGATGAAGCCCTCTAACGCGTCTTTAATCTTGAAGGAGAGGTCGTCCAGGTTAGTACCCACACTATCTTCGTAGTAGAGGCTCTCATTAGAGGTGTCGGTCGTAAGCTGGTGACGAATATAGACCGATCCAGACTCCACGTCTTGGGTGATGATGAAAGTACCGGCGGCCGCAATCTCGTCCAACAGATCGTTGGTGAAAAGCGTGTGCATGGACGCTACGTCCGTAAAGGTCGTGATCTCCGTACGGGTCAAACCTTGTTGAGGTTGAAGCGCGCTACGTATACCAGCGGCCTCGGATGCTGCGAAACGATTGGGAATCACCTGGTAGGAGCCCTCGACGAAGGACGTACCTTTGTGAGACCATACGTGTGCTACCCGACGGCTATCGAACGCTCCAGCACGAGAGATAACGGCGTCTGCCTGACCTCTTGCGGTATCGGGACTCAGTAAATCTGCGTTGCCGGCCGCAGCACCCACACCAGTCAGAATTAACTCTGTGTCGGAAATGCGTTCTTGTACTTCGTAATCGGCTCCACCAGCTCGGAAGATATAACCGGATTTAACACCAGCTGAAATCAACCCACCGTTCGTGACGGTTACGTAGCGGTTGGCGTTACTATTAAAGGTCGCGGCTGTGAAGGCCACAGTCTCAAGCACCGGGTATTCGCCGGGGCTATCGTAGCCAAGGTAGGCGCGCCGGAAATTCTTGACATCCGGTTGGGACATACTTCCTACGTGGGTGGCAACAATGTCCATTACACCCGTATCGGTTGTGATGGGAGCCAAGGCGTAGGTATAATCAGTAGAGCTGATCTTATTCAGGGCGGCGGAGAAGCCCGAGACGTCGTCTGTAGCGACACGCAGGGCATAGATACGCTTACCACCCGAACCACTGAGGGCGCGACTAGCGGCATATGCCAGATCGTTATCGAGGGCAATGGTGCCCAGATTGTCGATGATGTCCTGCGCAGAGCGGATGCTGATGTAGCTCTCGTCAGCCGGAGGCTTCATTAAGGCCCGGAACTGCACGAACAAGTTACCTACACCATCCTGCAAGGCGGCTGCGCTGTCCTTGCCAACGATGGTGAGCCCGATGAACGCGTCGGTCGAGACCTTGGCACCCGCTACTGTGAGTAGAGACGCCTCAAGTTCGCCAGAGTGAATATAAATCGTTTTAAAACCCACAAGACCCGCTCCGGGTACAGCCATATTCAGTATAATGGTGTTATCACCCTCAAAAGACGCGACGGTCCGGCGGAATACCGATCCGCCAGTTACTTCCACATCAACCACGTCTCCCACCTGTACAGGGCGGTTGTCGAGCTCGGAGCGGAGAGAGGCTCCCAGGAAGTCATCTACGGAGCTGATAAGTTTGGTGCGCCCGGCATCGAGGGTCAGGTCCGTGTCATCAAACGTGCTTAACAGCGCCTCTACATCCTCAGCGAACACTCGTACGGAGGCGGTGTCTAGAGTGTAGTCCGTGTCCTCTAACTCCGATACTCCTCCCATCTCATCCACAAAGGTGTAGAGCAGGTCTTGTCCGGCGGAGGCGAAGGTCGAGGCCTGTCGCTCTTCCTGTCCGTAGCGCTGTACGAAGTAGGCGGGACCCACGACGAGGGCATTAATCCGGCCAGCCGTAGCTGTGGGTGTGATGTCCAGTAATTGGAAGATGCGTTGCTGTGGGCGGATGTAGTTTGGAATTGTCATGATGGTAGTTTCCTATATTTGATGAAGCAGGTCAAGCACTTTCTGAAAGTTGTGCACCATATGTTTTGAGGCGGTGACTCTCCAGGCTTACGCTTGCCTGGTAATTAAAGCTGAAAGAGTAGGATAAGTCAACCCTATACATCGGCTCGCTCGCTTTTTCGATGAGCCGGGCGTCAGAAGCCTGCCCGGGGTCCATACCCAGGAAGTTGGGGTGTTGTTTTAGGTGTTTGCGAAGGGCGTAGAGAAACACTGAGGTTGACTGCATCATGAGCAACGCCGTGTCGGCATTACTATGTAGATGGCTGAACAACAGTCCTACAGTAGCTTGGTGTGCGAAGATCTCTTCTGAGGTATCGATAGAGGTGCCCGCCAGGTTATCCGTCACCAGCTTCTTGAACTGTATACCACCCGGTACTCCGATGTACACCCCTTGAGTAGGGCGTGTCTCGTCTATGGTGTGGGTGGGAGCGATTGTCAGGCGTTCGCTCAGGATGATCTCCTTATCAGAGTCTGGCGCGTACCGTAGGCAGGCTAGATCGGTTGTACCTATGGTCGATTGATGATGCTCTGGGTGCATCCAATGGGTCTGCAAGGCCATGGTGAACAACTGGCGGATATTCACCAGCGTCCACGGCTTGTGGTAGACGCAGTCAAAGTAGGATCGGGCTGAGGCTGGGATGGTCATGGTAATTTCAAAGTAGAAAGATCGGGGATGGGCAAGCGGTAGGCAGGGCTCTCTCTACGGAGTAGCTCCAACTGACAGGCGTGCGCTATAGGGTAGTTCCCTTTAAAGAGGAATGGCTTGACCGCCTCTGTCACCATCCACCGGTTATCAGTGGAGGGGTGTACAATGAGGTGCCCAGGTTGGGGTTGGGGGAACGCCAGCATTCGGACTGTAATCTTGTTCTGGTCAAACACACCAATACCATCATCCTTGCGTTGCTTGATGATAGGCCCCATGTCTCCCGGGTGAAGTACGGTGTAGAATGGGTCGCGGTATCCGCCTACGTACTTCTGACCATACCCGTCGTCTTCTCCAGGGCAGTCCTTTAGAAGTTGTCCGGTAGTGCCGTCCCAGCCTGGTTGGATCTCCCCTCGGGTAAGCGGTATGTAGTGTAGGATCTTCCATCCATCGTGGCGTATCTGCTTGTACTCCTGTCGTATCATGTAGGAGCACGCTGCGTACTCCTGACGGCTCATGTCCTGATATAGGCCCTTGGTTGGGCTGTCGATCATATCCCCATTAGGTAGGACTGCCAGAACCCTGTAGTGCGGGACCGTCAGCCGGCTGTTGAAATGGAAGTTGGTGTCAAGGTATTCTAGGGCGTCTACGGGATCGGTATTAGCCCTCTCCCAGTCACCCGCACCATCCGGAGAGCGGTAGATGTGGTAGACTGGGTTCTGCGCTTCCAGCGCGACATCAGAGCTCCAACGGACCAGCGCCTGACGCTGGCCATAGGCCGGTTGGAGATTGATGTCTAGGATTTGCATTAACCTTCGGGGTTGTACCCGTATTCACCAGTCAAACCTTTACCGATGCGGTCACCAAGGAATGCACCACCACTCACTGCACCCACGCTTTGGAGCACTGATGCAAGTGCACGTGCTTTGGGATTCTTTATTCTATCCAATATAGATTTTGCCCCAAATGCTTGGTTTAATCTGCTCATCATCAACGCTCCACCGCCGATGTCAGCGCCTAAACCGGTTAGAGCTCCTCGTCCCACACCCCTCAGGGCCCCGCCCTGAGCTGAGTTAGAACGGGCGTCGCGGTTTTTCTTGTTTCCAGGGGCACTCCCAATGAGAGTTCCAAGGATTGTTGCCATAGCTTGCTTCTCTTGAAAACCATTCAATATTTTCGCCGCCATTAATTTATCTGAATTATTCATATTCTTGTCCTTTTGTTATTAATCAAATGTTCTAAAAGCCTGATCCAGATTCATCCGGATCTTAAATTCACGAGCCCGAGGCTCCCATAGCGCACGTTCTTCCTGTACCTGCTCTCGGAGATGCTGTATGCGCTTCGCCACCAAATTCACTCCCACCCCGCCCGCGGTGTAGTCCACATCATTGCGACGAAGCTTGTGCAACAGCGATCTGCATAGTTGCTCTGAAGTCGCATACAAAAATATGTTGGTGTCGTCCGGTAGGCGATTGCCGTGTGCGCTGCTTATACCCAGAGGCGGGATGCTGTTGTACTCCCGGGCAGCCCGGTTCATTGCCTTTTGGATCTCTTCTGGGGCGAACGCCAGATCCAACTCCAGGTCGTTGTCCTCCACTCCTCGGTCCATCATAAAGTCCTGTACGTCTTCAACGGTTAGATAGCTCATTGTTCTTCCTGCTGATATTTTAAGGAGTGAAGATGTCGCAGGTAATCCGCCGCAGCCTGTTGTTGTCGAGCCTTCGGTAGATGAGATCCACGTTGCCCCAAAGCCCCGCCTACTCCGGCCCCCACCAGCGTGGATAACAGTTGTAAGTCCGGGTCGTCTGACATCCTACCAAACATATTGCCAGTAACCCCTCCTATACCGGCTCCCGCCAACGCTCGTAGAGCCGTTTCCCACCTAGACGGAGGATCCGGAACGACCTGCCCGTTCAGTATCTGCAACCGGCGATTGTCGCCTTCGAAGGACCTTCGCCCGAGCTCAAAGTAGGCCGGGTCATCCAATGGCTCTGAGGCGGTAAGGGCGCTCTTTAAGAGCCTAGACGCTATAAGTATATCATTATTATTCATCCGTCCTCCAAGTCCAGACACTCAAAGTCGTCCTGACTAAATAGTGGCTCACCTTTCCTGGATAGAAAAGGGTAATGTCGGAGACAACGCCGTGCCATCTCCTGTAACTCCGGACTTGCCCCGTGCTCGCCGAGATTAAGTGCTCTCAATAACTTTTGAGTAGCATGAAGGGCTCGGTATTGCTCGTACTTCAAGCTCATTACATCGCCGGGTTATGAAGGTTGTAGCGAGCCTGTCTGAGATACTCCATCTCACGCTCAAGTTGGGCTTGGCTGCTGAGAATGCTCTCCGCACGGTTCTCTACGCCTGTCAGCCAATTCCAAGACCGTCCGTACCATTTACGTCCGCTGTTTTGCAGGTAGTCGTTCATGCCCGTTGCTTTATCCTCCAACTGCCCCTGACGAGAGGTAAGGGTCCCAAGTCGGTCGCTGATTTGACGCAGGCCACGGCGTTGGTCGCCCAAGAACCCTCCAGTATAGGATCCAACCATCTGACGGCTGGCTTCGGCTCGTTGTTTGTTCAACTCCCGGATCTGGCTCTGTATTTGTCGGGATTGAAGGGTTCCGGCCAATCCTGTTTCGGTTGTACGGCCTTGTAACCCCGCTATCTGCTTATCAAGCTCTCCTAGACGTTGTTTGGCCTGTTGGGCTATGAGTAATGCACTGGGGGTGTTGGATGCCGGGGCGCCCGTAGAGTTTGATGCAAACCCGTCTATATGACTGAAGGCATTCCTGCCGGAGCTTCTGGAGTTAGAGGTCTGACCTTGTCCGGGGAGAGCCCAGGTTGGGATGTTAGGCATCATGTACGCATCCATCACGTTACTGGAATGCCCTGTGAACGCCTTAAACGGATTACCACCTGACGCTAGGCCTCCACCTAGTGCGGAGAGTCCCAAACCACCTCCTGCGAGGCCTGCGAGGCCTCCGCCCCACTGCAGGGTCTTCTTCAAGGTAGGTTTCCTGGCCTTGCGCGCTACTGCTCCAGCGGCGGGCGCTGCCCGGGCTGCTTCATTAGTGACCCTTTTTGCGACCGTTTTTGCGACCGTAGACTTAGGAAACATGATGAAGGGCTTAACCGCCTGCTTCTCCAATCCCTCTCTAAACCCCTCAGCAAACTCAGGGCTGTCTCCAGCCTCATCCAGGCGTGATAGGTGGTAGAGTTCACCAGCTTGTTTCTCGTTCAAACCATGGTCTTCGCATTCTTGGCAAAACGCCAGTATAAAAGTGGGAGAGTCAGATGTTAGTTTCATAGTCGCAGTATGCCAATCTTTTTAATTTTGTCCATAAAAAAAGGCGGGTAGTTTACACTACCCGCCTTTCTTAGTACATGACTCGTTGTTACTGTTTAGCTAACATTGAAGTCATGACGTGCGACACCTGCTACGTTAGCAATGGTGATACCCAGTTTTTCTACGGCTTTGAAGCGGAGGATGTCCTCCTTCTTCTCAACGAACATACGCACTTTCTGCAGGACGTAGGCTTTACCGAGATAGTCAGGTTCGGCGAACTGATAAACAGCGTCGTCGGGCACCAGATCTTTCTTGATCGTGAACAGATGAGGAATCCCCACGAACTTACCACCAACCAGAGCATTACGCCCTTCGATTAGCGTACGTTCCGCGAGGTCTCCACCAGATTCTTCCCGAGCGAACTTGACCCATTCCAAGGCGGTTTTGCGGTTAAGCAAGAACGTACCGTTGTTAAGGCCCGCATCTTCCAAGTGGGAGATACTGTCGATGTAGGATTCACGGGTGATAGACGCAGGGTCTTCGAACCACTGTTGTTCACCAGAAGCACCAATGGCACCAGCCGCGCCCACAATTCCAGATGTACCGAGGATCCGGTCCACGTACTGGAGGAAGCGCTCATCTTCATGAGTCTGGATGTCTTTCAGTGCATTGTCGGTCACCACCTCGCGCAAAGGAATACGCATGGTGCGTAACTCATCTACATTTTTGGTGAACTCCGGCGTACTGATCTTAGAGAAGTACACGATGAACTTGTCAGCCCGGTAGAAGTGCGTGTCAGCCGAGTCGTTAAACGACAAGGAGACGGCACCAGGACTGTCAGGTTCCATGTATTCAATGATCGCAGGTCTGTCGGAGTTCGGCAGTTCGGCGAGGGCACTGTCGTCAACGTCAGTGTGTGGCAGAATCCGACGCGTGAAACCGTTTTCACGGAGACGACGACGAATCATACTGGTACCGGCGCTGGCCACTTTGTTCAATTGCCCATTTTCGGCGTTGTTGATTACGTCCAGGAGTTGTCGAGAGTACTCGGCTTCCTTAGCGGCATCAACGATTTCGATATCTTCGTTTTCGTTCATTTGCTTGGCTCCTTAGGCGATGGCAACAGTAGCGGGAATGCTAATGGTACGGATGGTTATGACGTTGAGACGTGGATTAACCATCAACTCACCGACGTTGTCCGGGTCTGCGACTCGGGGTTTGACGTTCGAATTGCGACTTTTGCGTACACCATTTACGGTGGACTGTAAAGCCACGGGGCTCACCCGAGAGATCTGACCAATAACAGGCAGTGTGCCATCATTGGGTGTCACTACTTTCACATCCCCTGGATTATCCAGGTCAGGTGTAAGCTGTGCCCCAACGGTGTACGTGCCGTCAGCGTCAAAGTACGGGGTTTCAAATTCGAACTGACCAGCACATGAGAGTGCGGGCAATTTGCCGGCTTCTTGGACGTCCTCGTCCGTTGAGTCATCTGCAGCCCAGTAGAAATCAGCCACATGGCCAGTTCCAGCACCGGGGAGAACCCATTCATAAGTGAGGGCTGTCGCGTTCCACTTGGGGGCGATGACCTGTCCACTTTTGATGGTGACTCCGAAGGCGACAGGGTACGCCGTCCGCATTTCATACGGGGTTTCCGGGCGGTAGCCACGGAGAACCTCAATACGAGGTGCGATACGTTCATTTACTAGACCATAATTGTCGTTCATGTTGCGTGCTCCTATCGGTTGTGGTTTAGCATTCTCCGCTACTTATGATATCCAACCAGCCATCTTCCACCCATTCGGATGAAAGACCCTGATTAGAACCATGGTTAGCGTGTCCTGCGGTTTTATTCACTCCCTGACCGGAAATCGGCGCGGGAGTAGAAAGTTTTAAAATAGTGGCAGCCACCTTAAGCAACTGCCCTGGGTCGTTGCTAATCGCGTTCATCACGTCCTTAGCGTCTTCCTCTTTTACGATGTATCCGGCGAGCTTCATACCATCTACGAGGTCCCGGATTTCCCGGACATCAAAGATACCGTTACGAGCCTGCGCCACCTTCTCCAGCACCACCTTCTCCGACTCAGCTTGCTTCTCAGCCATTTTAGTTGCTTGCGCTTCCAAACGGGCTTGAAGGTCCTTGTTTTCGTCAGCCAGTTTTATACACTCTTCCATCAACTCCTGAATTACAGGAGTTGTCTCTTTAAGAATAGCGTCTACTTCAGCTTGTTTGTAGGTGGTTTCCATCGTGTTACCTTAGACAGAGAGTACTTCACTGGCCATTTTTTCTGCGGCCATGGCTTCAGGTGGTATCTCTTCGCCACCGTCCATCCCGCCCATTTCTCCGCCAAGCAACTGCTCAGCCAGCATCATGGCGGTTTCTTCGTCGAGCTCTCCGCTTTGGACAGCCTGATCCAGAAGGGCCAGGATGTCCTCGGGGTTGAGTTGGGCTTCGCCCGGAACTTCCTCACCACCGGCCATTACGTCTTCCATGCCAGCGGCGTCGGCAGCACCAACGTCATAGGCTTGTTTTTCGAAGTCGTGCTCAAATTTGTTAGATATGGCTTCGTGAGATTGCGCTAATTTGATGATTTCCTGCATGTCTTCTTCAGACGCAGATTTGGTAAGGTCGTTGAACTGGTCCTCGCACTGTGCGGCGTACTGCTCTACGTACTCAGCCCACTGTGCGTACTCAGCCGCTTCCTTAGACATCAGGTACTGTTGCTCGCCAGCGGATTTCATGAGGTCGTGTGCGGCCTCTAATCCAGCTTCTTTCTCTACCAGTTTCTCAGCAAAGTTGATACCTTCTTCTGAGGAGAGGATGATGGATGCCAGCTTCAAGTGGAAGGCATCAGTGAACTGCATGTTCTGCAGGGTCTGATCTTGCTCTCCGGCGGCTTTGCCCTCAGGTGTGCCCTCAGGTGTTGCGGTGCTAAGATTTTTAATGCGATCCATCAGGCCCGGTACTTTGTTGGCAATTTTAGACAGCGGGGTGTCTGGGGATGTAGCAGCGTCGTCCTTGGCATTACCGTCTTCCACGGGACCAGGCACGTTCTCACCGGTTGAACTGGGTTTGGTGTCTTTATCAGTCACGTCCTGCCCTTCGCGGCTTTTGTTCTCAGCCTGTTGGTCGGGAACCATGGTTTTTTTCTTGCTATCACCGTCGGGGTGACTGGGAATCTCTTTCTCGCCCTTGTCTGCCGGGTCTTTCATACTGAGTGCTTCGGAGTCAGCGGCTGCTTTATCGTTATCACTCTTCCACTTACGGATGCTGGATGCAATTTTTTCAAAATCTTTAGATGGGCTCATATATAGTTCCTTGATTAGGTTATGTTGGTATTCTGCTATAAACAGGGTTGAAGGTCAACCCTTAATGACGACTTTTTTTAGTTTTTATCGCTGGTATTTAAATGGTACTTACGATTTTCCAGCATTACCTGGAGTAAGAGGGGTTCATCGAGCGCCACACCCGCCAGCTTCTGCATGTCCTGCAAGGCCTGTACTTGGTATGACGCGTAGGCTAGGGCCAGGCCCTGGGATAGTTGGTCGTCCTTCGCCGGAAGCTCTGAGGCGATCTTAGACAAGTTATGTTTACCCCCTTTAATGACCAGCATCATAATCCGTGGTTTGCTCTTTTCTGGATTGATACTGAATTCCTGGTCGGCTTTATCCATCAGACCCTGAATCAGGTCTTTCTGGTGAGGGTCGCGCTCGCAGGTGAACTCGTCGTCCGCCTGTAGCATATTGAGCATCTCTGTATCAACCCCACCCAGTAGTGTATCCATGATGTTGGGCATACCGCAAGCGGCCTTCGCCCATACTGGGTCATTGTCCAAGGAGTCTATAGGGCGTTGCAGTGCATAGGCCGCAAAGGATTTAAAGGGGAGGATGGATGCGGTCTTGGCTAAGAACCTCGCAAGAGTCCCGGGACGCACCGACCGGGCGATATCCAACTGAGCGTCTGTCAATTCCTCGCCAAGGATGCGCCCCGAGGCGTTCTTCATGAAGTCCTGGCGTTCGGAAGTAGTGGGTACACCCTGTTCAAGAACAGCTTGGATCTCCTTACCTAAGGACGCCAGCTTCTCGACCAGGTCTCGGGTGGGTAGAGGTAGTTCGCAACGTTGTTCCGGGATGGACAAGCCTTCGTACTCTGCCCAGTCCGTTCCTAGAATAACAAGGTCTTCCGACGCGGCTTTACGCATATCCGCATCAGGAAATCTGTATTCCAGATAGTGCGCAATACGATCAGCAGGGCGCTTAACGCGACTGTTATCGAAAAAGGTCGGGTCCGGATTGTCTACGAACGCATACTTCTGGAACTCAGCCATCCATTGGCCTGGGTGGTTTTTCATGCAGTCGCAATAAGCCTCCCGGGTCTTAGCCTCGTTGCCACAAGCCGAGCATTTGTCGAATAGAATTCTGGCGCTCATTGAAAAACTAAGGGGTTCGCCAGCCTTAGCCAGTTCATACTCCTCAGCGGCCTTCTTCTTGTTACCCCAACACAGGAGCTCCACACGGTGCATACCCTGCTTACCTCCATCGAAAGCTGCATACTTGATATCTCCAATCTTCTGTTTGGGGTCACGATTACGGTGCTCGCGGAATAGGTGCCCGTTGGTTACGAAAGTCTGATGCCTGGTCTCCAACGCTTCCTTCGACCACCCATCAAAATTTTTATTAGGGCCGTATGTCTCGGTGTCCCCCATAGCGATGTTGTGAACAAGGAAATGGTCATCGTCTGGGCGGAACTTCTCTATGATCTCGCGAGAAATGAGGTCGGAGGCAGCGGACTTCACACCGCGTTCGGTGTCAATCAATGTGGCCATGTGTCCACCACAGGCTTTGAAGAGCTCTTGCTGGTCTGTGTCGTAGTGTACTTTTAACATGATTAATCCTGATAGTTTAAGAAGTTGGGCGTACCCAAGCCTAGCAGTTCACCACCCAAATGTAAAGCAGTGGGAGCGGCTACTGCCGTTGCGAGTCCGGCAGATAATCCGGGGTGACGTCGGGCGAAAGGTACTAAGCGTTCTAACACCTGCTTCTCCGCCTTACCTGGTAGGCTCCGCGCAGCCGCTCGTGCACCATCGGGTGCTACACGCCCACGCACAGATGTCAAAGTCTGTTTGATTGGTTGATGCCTAACGGTTTTAATCACATCCTTGGATTTACCATAGGCTCCCGTCAGACTACCTTTAAAAGCTTCCCAACCTGTGGGTCCCGATCCGGGCATACGAATGTTCGAGCGCTCTAGGAGTTTTGGTAGTTCTTTGTCCGGGAAAGCCTCGCTTAGTGCCTTGGCGGGGTTCTCATTCATAGAAAGACGTTCTACCATACTCTTGAGTCGGAGACGTGCTTCGGAGGTGTTCTTAGGGGCTCCAGCCCGTATAGCCTCAGAGGCCCCTTCTATGGTGTCCATCGCCCTCGCATTCCACCGGTTTTTAGCTATCCAATGCGTACCACCCGCTGCCGCTCCCCCACCAGCCACGCGTCCGAGAATCCCTAAGCCCTTGGCTGCCGGATTCTCCGAACCTGCGGGTAGCGCGTTTTGAAGACTGCCGTAACCGTAACGTAAGGCGGCTGTACCAAGTCCACCGGCGCCTGCACTTAGCATCGCATCGCGGAGAATGCGTTTCCGGCGTTCTTCCTGACTTTCTCCGCGGCGTTTGGGACTCCTGGCGGCCAGTGTACCGCCTACTAGTCCCGTACCTGCTGCGGCGAGTAACGGGGTTGTGATGTCCTTATTCTGAAGGATCTGCTGGAGTTGTGACATAAAATCTTCGCGAGCTGGCATTATACGATCTCTGGGTAAGTTGTTATGGTATCCAATATGTTTCTCGGGTCCTTCCCGAGGGCAGCGGCCTGTGCCTCTACCAAACGTTGCACTATGGTGTCAACCCACAACAGTGTGCGATCGGCGGCTAGGGCATCTGATATGTAAAAAATAGATTTGGCTACGCGTTGCGTTGGGAAGTACCTAACCTGCAGAGGTAGCTCAAACTCTAGACCCTCCCCGTCATCAAAGGCACCGCCCAGGTCAATGGGCCATTGCCCGAACCGAGCTACAGCATCCTGATCCACCACAGACAGGCTCTCTACGCCCACCTGAGCGTGGTAAGCGTTGTCAATAAGAGTGATAGTGCGCCGGATATCCATTAAATTCCGTAGGTGTCTGTATCTACGGTGTGCTCGTCTTTACGGGCACCCGCTAGGTTCTTGCGGTAGGTTGTGAGTTCGTTAAGGGTGTGGATAGGGACAGCTCCGTACTCCACTGCCTCGCGCAGGGCCATACGCAACCTAGAGGGGTCGCGTACGAACTCAGGGCTAGCGTCCTGTAGTGAGTTATAGATATCCTGTACAGTATCTGGATCAGCCTCGCTGATGATCGGATCACTCTGCATCAGACGGGCGAGTACCACACTACGCTCTGTGTCGGTCCGTGTCTCGTCCACCTCTTTCTGCGCCTTGTTGTACTTTGAGGGTTCAACGTGTAATAATTTCAAAATCTGGGAGGGGTCGATCTTGTTCAGTTTGTCAGACATCGGACGAACCATCTTACTCTCAATATCGGACGCTGCCGGTCCGATGTCCAGTGGGTCTGGGATGTGTGATTCGACAGGCTTTGGTGGCTTGCCCTTACCAGGCTTCAACTTAGATAGCAGCTCCTGCATATTGTGGGTGTTGACGTCCGTAGTTAGGCGTTGCTCATATGTCAAAGGGCCTTCCACTCCTCCAGCACTCTTAATCAATTCCGAGGCGTAGGCCCCTGCGTCCTTGCGCATCCCCTGGGCTTCCAAAAGCTCCGATACGATCTCCAGTACTTCCAGACGACCGGAGTTCTGGCGCATGCCCTGATCAAACGCCCGTTTATCGTGGACATCCTCCATATCGAAGTCCATAACCGTACCCCATACGTCCTTAATAAGGCTCTCTGCGGCGGATTTACCCATGACGAAAGCCATATCCATCTGCATCTGTTGGTTACTAAAAGATTTGTCTACAACCCGGCTTATACGGGCGAGCTTCTCTACGCACTCCAGGACGATCTCCTGTTGCTCATCCTGGAACTCCGCAACTTTCTTGAGGGTATTACGCTGTTCGGTCTGCGCCCAACGCTCAGCCTGCCGTAGGTGGCGTTGGAGGTCGTCATCAATGTCAGCGGCTTTCACAGTGGGCGCGTACACCCCAGGTCCGGGAAATCGGAGGGGGTTGTGTGTGATCGGGGCTGAAGCGGCTTTATCCATCACACGCTCGGTAGGCGCCTCATACGCTTGGTACTGTTTAAGAAGGTCTTGGGTATCCACCACCGAAAAGCTACCTCCACGGTTCGCCGCCTTATCCAAGTAGGTTAGGGTCTTAGCAGTGTTAAACACCTGCGCCATCTTCTCCAGCTGTGCTGGGGCTAGGTTGTGCTCCGACGCGTACTGCAGTAGTACGTTCTCAGGTGCTCCCGCCTCCTTTATGGTAGGTAACAACGTTTCCAGTACTTCGATGGCAGTATAGTGGTTCATAGATCCGTATTATAGACAATGTTTGTGGTTTGCAAGAAAAAAATTAGTCTGTATAGGCCTTAACCTGCATGTCCATCTGCTGAAGCTGCCTCATCTCGTCCTGGATCATGTCACCCAGGAAGTTCAGAGTCTGATCTCGTCCGGTCTCCTGACCGCCCGCCTTGGTGGCGGCCAGCATCTGAGTTGCACGCCGGATGCCTTGAGAATCTCGTTGATGCAGGAAGCCGTTGTTGGCTAGGAACAGGCCTTGGGCCATCAACACCCCCTCCATCTGCGACGCAAGATCTGCGGCGGATGCCGGATTATTGTACATGTCGCGGTCGCCCGCCATCTGCAACAGGTTCTCCACCCCGTTGTTGTAGGCGGCTCGCATCAACATCATGTCAATACCCACTTGCTCCGCATAACCCTCCATGGTCTCGACCATGCGGGTCTCTGGGTACACAATGTGACGCAGAAGCTTTGAGTCCCGGCGTCTGTCCTCGATGTTGAAGAACAGCTTCTCGAAGGCGTTTATAACCTCGATGCTCACACTCTGTTGGTAGGCTAGATCCTGTAGGTGGTCCTCCCGGGTTCTACCTGTCTTCTCCTGGGCCATGTGCCAAGCGCCGTGTATGGCCTTGGTGAACTCCATACACTTATAAGTCCCGATCTGGGCAACCGTGTCTATCAGCGAGTCGGGCTCGCCCTTCATCCACCAATAAGCTCGGTAGATCGGTAGATCATGGTGGTCAAGGATGGCCGGCAGGGGTGTATCGGACTCGACCATGGCCTTTGCCCAATCCCAGCCGAACTCCAGGTTACAGTAGTTGTGGAGGTAGCGGCTTAACCGGGCTTTGTGGGGGATACCCGACATACGGGAGTTAACCCCCATGTCGGGCTCTCCACCCCAGTCCATGTACCAACTTAGCTGCTGTATCTTCTGGAAGTTCATTTGTCTTGTTGTTAAAATACTAAGTGACGTAACATATTACCAGCTGCTAGCTTCTGGTACTGACTTAGCTCCTTCTCTAGCTCTTTACGTTTATAGACTTCCCAAGGCGTGGCTGCTGATTTTTCTGTGTTGTTCATTTTGTTCATTCTTGTTTTATTAATAAACGCGTGTTTAGGTCGCATACTAGGACGCTGGTTCTGCACAATACCTGGGATGATGTGTCTCATAGTATTGTCCATATTATTTAACCGCATATCCCTGCGCCAGTCCAGCATAGGTTGCGATTTTATATTCTCTCTATAGCGTAGCCATCTCCTGAGCTCCGTTGGTAGCGGATCCTGCCAGCTCTTAGACTCACCAACGCCCTCCATACTTTGTATCCACTTATCATAGTCTTCTGGGCTCTCCAACCTTTTCCCAGTGGTTTTGTAGAGGTGTCGTTGGATGGCAGCGGCGGGTGGGGTGAACTCAAAGGAACTTACCTCTGGGTACATCCTCCGCTCAGATAGTACCGCCCGTCTATCCGCCAAATTCATCATAGCCGCCCGCCACGGGCGTGAGACGCGGTTGGGCGTTCTTTCCACGTCCCCTCTCTCAAACGGGTACATAACATGCGACAACTCATGCCCCAAGACACCTTTAGATGTAAGACTCATAGGTCGTTCCTCGGGAAGGCCGTTTTCGTAACTGAACAGAGGGTTTATATTCTGATTGGTTGTAGGCATTACGATTCTTGGACTGCCTGGGCCGCGTATTAGAGCATACGGGGGTGAGGCGCCTGCAAACGGCTTGTCGCTGAAGTTCATAGGTACAGACGCGGATGAACCGGGAGTGGTCCACTGGTTGTCTTTCCAAGGAAGGTTGTTCTTAACTGCGTAGGTTCTCGCCTTCTCTTGTTCAATTTTAAGATTATCTCCGTAGTAAGACCCCAAGAACTTTTGGGGGCTCACTTCTTTCTTTTTTGAGAACTCCCCACCTGGAGCAGGGCTCACCCACTGTTTATCTGTGCCAGGCAAGTCTTCAGCATTTGGGCGAATAGCGGAGAGGTTAGGCTTGGCAGCACCTGTCATACCATCAATCTTGGGCGATTTGGCCTCTTTTAGTAACTGCGCAGCTTTAAGTCTACCTATGTTGTTCACTGTATCTTTTGGAAGTTCACGGTTAGATGTCTTCAGACTTCTTCTTAGGAGTGTCAGTGGATCTAACTCTACGCATGTAGTTTAATCCGGCTGAGCCTGGGAGTAGCATTGATCGTAGAGATGAATTGTCTTGGTCGTACTCGGATTGGCCGCCCAACTCCCTGTTACGATTCTCAATCAACCCTCTTAGAAGACCAGCAGCTTGCAGTGTCGCACCAGCCCCCAAACCTAAGGACCCGCCCATAACTGCCCCGTCTTGAGTAGAAGTACCACCGTCTCTCGACGCGAGTAAAGCACCAAGACCCGCGCCCGCACCACCCATAAGTAGAGCGTTTAAGCCTCCGGCTCCTAGAACTTCACCCCACGCGTTTCCGGGGGCATTGGGACCGGCTTGGTCGCCGTGCATGGTCTTACCCAGCCTTTTATACTGCCGAAATCCCGCCACACCCGGTATCATCGCCTTGGCTGGATTACCGTTTATTTTTTCTAAATCTTCATCCGATAAGGTGGGGGTGCCCCCCGCCATACCCCCAGATGCTACAGCCATACCTCCAGTGAGTCCGGGTATGAGTGATGCCAGTATATTCGAGGGGAGCGCTGCGAGCATCTCAGCACGTGCGTCCGCTTGTTTATGTGAAAAGGCTGCTAGGATCTGTGCGGATGCTAATTTTTCTGTGTTGTTCATCGTCTTGTCTTTAGGTTTTTTCTTATTTGTTTTTTTGTCAGAGTCTGCTTTACGGTAGAAAAGAGTTTTGAAACGTGGATTATCTTCTAATAAAGCTAGGGCTTGCTCCGCTGTTAATTTGTCGAGGTTATTCATTGTATTTCCTTTGTTTATGCGGTGGCGTTACTGGAGATACCAACCACACCTCGATTAGATTTAGATTTATGTAGGAGATGGAGAACCATGTCCCCGAAGCTCTTGAAGTTGGCCAGCATCTCGTCTTCGGTGCTCTGACGCTCTTCAGGACCCCAAGCGTCGTCGAACTCGCCGGGCTTCCAGAACAGGAGGAAGAGAGAGCGTCCCATACTATCCAGCGCCTTCTCCAGATCAGGCATATACCGGTCGAGCATGGCTGGGGAGTCGAAGGACTTGACCATCGAACCGACTATCCCATGCTCGAAGAGGTTGGGGAGCTGATTCATCTCGGCGTACTGCGCTAATTCCTCTGGAGATGCGTTCATCAGCATCTCGTGCGGCGCACCTCCTCCATCGTTTGGATCCTCCGTATCGCCAACGCGCTGTTGTGGAAGCTCCTCGAATGGGGTGCTGACCTCCAGAGATTGTGCATGCCCGTAGTTAACCGGCACACCGAACTGGCTGTCGTAGTCGTCTTCAAAGTCTGGTTCTTCCATGACCTGCATCGACCCGCTTTTACGCAGCCCGTCGACGTTCATCCAGAAGTCCACCGAAGGCTGAGCCGTCTCCAGCAAGCCAAATACATGATCTGCGCCTATGTGTAGATCCCGAGCCAGCTTAACCGCCATGCTCGTTACATCCAGGTCCTTGCCCACGACTTTGTCAAGCATCTTCAAGCTCCAGCCGTTGTCTGGATGGTTTGAGAGCTTGAGCCGGATCGACCCGGATTTCTCCACCATACGATTTAGCGACTGGTCAGTACCCAACGCCTCTCCATCCTCCACATCAAAGCCGTAGTCGGTGGACTTGGTCTTGACCGGGATCCACATATATCCGGCGCCCGCCAGAAGCTCATCACCACTGTCCTTAAGGTCTCCCTTGAGGTCGGGGTTGACCGTCATGGTCCTTTCAGACCCGTACTCGGTTTCGAGTTCCAGAGTCTGGATGTCTCCGCGTTTTGAAATGCTCTTGACCTTGAAGAGTTGTCCCCGGCTGGGGTTCTGCGCATCAAAGAACAGGTAGGTTTTACCAGCGGTAGGTGCCTTCTTGTATTTCTCTAGGTTTTGGTCCATCAGTTGCTCGCCGTAAACAGGGTCGCCCCGTCTTACAGACATCCGACCTTTGGAGTCCACACATTTGGTGTTGGCTGTCGTCCGCATTTCGTCGGAACCACAACCTCCTTTGTCGTCCACCACGCACACCATTTCCTGCCTGGAGCCGTCTGCCATCAACACCTTATACACCCCGGATTCCGCGACACTCTCCAGCTGAAGGTCATCGACCTCAACTGTGTTCAGGTCATGGCGGTCGTCCAGCAGGGTAAAGCCGTACTTAAGAACTCGGGCTTGGTCAAAAGCGGACTTAACCCCCTGTTGCAGTCCCCGGACTAGCGTTAGGACGGGTGCGGTACTCGCCTTCTTCTCAACCGGGAGTTCCGGAAGGTATTGAGAGGGATCTACCTCTGATAAAGCTCGTGCGAACTTCATATTGGTGTGAACCGCGCGTTCGATGGACTCCACCGCATGCCTACCTCCATCCTCCAGTATAAAGCGTTGGAGAATTGGTTGAAGCTCCGCCCGCTTAAACATCTCGTCCAGCACCTCGGAAATAGGGGGCTCGATGGTGGCAGGTGCTGACTCGTAGGAGGCGTACTTACTAAAGTTATTACTTTGGCTGGGACTGACCAGCTTATAGAGGTCGGCAGAGCGCGTCCGGGGGGCGTCGCCTTGGTAACCACTTCCTTGATTCATGTTCTGTGCCTTCAGGAGGTAGTTGGCCCATTCCTCCGTCAGGGGTGTAAAGAGTTTGCGGTCATGCTGGTACAGGAGGTCCGTACCTTTGATTTCACCGTTGATGAAGAAGCTAGGGGCGTACAACAAACGCTTCTCTGCCCGGAAGGCGAAGATACCGACCATGCGGGTGCTGTTGTCATTCTTGTAGACGATTTCGAAGCCCAGGCGATGGGGGTCGCTCAGGAGCTTACCCGCCTTATTCTGGATGAAGCCGTAGGCTTGGTCCATAAATGCTCGTTCGATGTCGTTGTCGCTGAATTGGGCCGAAGCCTGTTTCTTCCATAGTTTGTTGAATAAGTCTTTCATATTTGCTTTCTCCGTTATTAAATTTTATTTCTCCACACTATGTCAGCGAAGCTTCGTGCACCGGGTTTAGTTTCTGATTCTGCTAGCTTCTTATCAAGTATTTTATTATTTAGCAGTATAAAGGGTGCCGTCGCCAAACCTGTTAGACCTGCTCCCGATATGTAAGAGCCTAGACCCCCCGCAGCTCCGACAGGGTCTATACCTTTACCTATATTGAGGGCGCTTGCTAAGTTTGCAGGCGCCGAAACCAGGCCCTTCCCAAACTCGCGCCAGTCTCCAGATCTACGCACTCCGCGCCCCATACGTTCGCCGTAGTTTCGTACAGCTCCCCAGTTTATCGCCTCTTTCACCAATAGTGAGGCTTGTAGTTTTTCTGAGTTATTCATATTAGTACCTTTTGTAATTAGGGTATTCCCCTAGCATGATCTTGCCCAAAGTGAAAGCGAAATTCAGGGCGTGGATGGTGTTAACTGGTTCCGACCCTGTTCTGACATAACGGAAGGCCGGAGTCTCTTTGTGGGACATACACAGGCAGTCACTCAGCAGTGCCTCAGCCTCGTCCCAATCATAGCAGCGGATACGCCCTGCTCTTATGGCATCGAAGAACCCAGTAAGGGATGCATTGCGGTTGATACTAACATGACGGGGTCCGAACTCAGAGTCCTGCACTTCCGGGTTGTCTGCTCCACAGTAGTTAAAGATCGTATGTTGTGCGGGGTCCAGAACTTTCCCTAGTAGCTCATTAGAAACCACTCCGGCTCCGAAGTCGCTGGCAAGGGCGGTGCCTCCCAAGCGTTTATGGTCGTCCAGGACACAATTCACGACCCATTGGCGTTCTGAGCCCGCGGTCTGATCCATATGTAGGATATCAAACTCACCCGCAGGGGTGATACCCAACATAACGTGGGCGTTGAAGCTATCTGGCGGGGTGTTAGGTAGCTTGTAGTCAGACCCAGCCCAGTCGCAACCGCTGATTACGTGTTGGTAGTATCCCGGAGTTCTGTTCTGTACCGCGGCACGGCTGCCTAATGTGCAGATCTTGATAAGGTTGGTTTCTAGCAGTTCTGGTTTCATGACATCATTCATTTTATCGCCTAGGGTAGTTAGTTGCGTAGGTATAGTTGTTATGGGACGGCACTGGCGGGCGAGGAGCCCTCGGAATCCGGGGTTGTGCTTTAGCTCTACTGGCTACGTCTTGGGCGCCCAGCACAAGGTTCATAGGAGATAACCCAAAGTAGGGGATAGCTGTGTGAGGGATCATACCACTACCTAGGGCAAAACCGGACCAGTTACGGAGAGCGTGGCGCCCCCAGTTAGCCGGGTTGTAGTTTCCACCTGCGAATGCCTTGGACCACGCTTGATTGCCTATGATATCGCGTTGGAGCGTCCCAAAGTTCTGTCCTTGGTAGCCTAGGTCGCGGAGTGCCTTAAAGAACTTGCCACCATGCTTGGAATTGCGCAAACCAAAGTTCCCAACTCCGGAGGCTGCCCCGCCATAGCTCTGACCCAACCAACCCAGGGCTCGCCGTGGTCCTTGACTGATCTTCGGTCCTTTCAGGGCCTTGGGAGCCAAATACTTGGCGGCCCCCCAGCCTTTGGCGCCCAACCAGCCTACGGTCCGGGGAATCCAGCTGGATTCCTTGACGCGGAGGGCCTGAGCGGCCTGGAGTTTCTCAAGGTTGGTCATTAGCGTCCCATACCCTGTCTTACACGGTCTATAGCTGTTTGTGGTGCTACGGTGTAGCCCAGACGTTGGTACCAGGGTGCTTGTCCCATGGTCTGTAAAGCTCGATTATCCATCACGTCCTGTATCTGGCGTTGACCACTACGGAATCCACCGATACCAGACATTGCCCAGTTCAGGACCGAAGGTTGTTTACCACTCTCATCCCAGCGTTGTCCTTGGTTCTGAATGAACTGCTCGGGGTTGAGTAGGTACTGAATGCGACTGAGGGTATCCATCTGGCTCATGTCCTGAAACTGGCGTTCGCCACTGCGATCACCTGTGGCGAGCCCCGCGCCGTAGCCAATGCCTTGGGCACCGCCGTACATACCACCAGCGGTTAAGGCTGCGGTTCCGAATGGGTTGGCCTTCATAGTCTTCACCCCCATGTTCTTCTGCAGCCTGCCAACAGCTCCAAGCCGGCTAATGTCATCCATATTACCCAAACTGGGCGCATCATCCATTTTGAGGTATTTGCGAGCTTGGACCCCTAGATCATCCATTTTACCGGTCAAGGTCGTACGGAGTGCGGGGTTATCAGTAAGCGCATACTGACCTCGCAGGTCTTTCATCTTGCGTGTTAAGCCCATGGCCCGTCTACGGTTATTCCAACCGCCAATGGTGTTGCGAATACCTGCCCCGCCTCCCGTGATAGATTTCCAACCAGCTCCCAATACACCTTTAGCACCTCCCGCAGCCCGAGCAATTCCTACCTGTTCGGGCACGCCCTTAAACGCCTGTCCCATAAAAGGGAGGACTTTCTTAGCTCCACCCAACAAGGCCTTCATCCCGGCCTCTTTCTCCATCATTAATTGCGCTGCTTGTAGTTTCTGTGTGTGGTTCATTAAAATTCTCCTGTAGTTGCCGTATTCTTACCGAAATCCTTACCAAATGCAAGCCTCGGTCCAAAATGAATGTTAGATTGTATATTGGTGTCCTGTCCTCGGACCGCCCCTTCCAGTAAATTACTCTTGAGGTACGAAGCGCCTTGCCGGGCCAACCAGTCGGGGTTGGTCTGTGTGGATGTCCGAAGTCTCTGCATCTCCGTACGGAACCCCGGCTCTTCCGGAGATACCTCAAGATGGGTATAGCCCGATGTTTGGAGGCGTTTTACTTGGGAGGGGCTTAGCCGGGTTCCAATCGAGTAGTGCAGAGCCGGGCTCTGTAGGTATTGGCCGACTGTATCTGCTGTTGGAAGACGTTTGGAGGACGCTGGTGGGGTGTAGGTCTGGCTAAGGCGGTTGTAGCTGATCTGATCGTCAGGGAGTGTCCCGGGTAGGTTCTGGTCATCCTCGACACGAGCATGATCAATGACAGACCGACTTACGATCTCCACATTACGTTTATCCCCTCCGAATCCACTGTCTTCCAGTACACGGTGTAGGCGATCCGCAAAGTAACGCCGTCCGCTACCTAGACCACGAAGGCGTACGATGTCACCCGCGTCTATCAGGCCCTCGCTGAGCTGATCACCCGCCTCAACCCGGTCGCCGGACTTAACCATCACCGGATACCCCTGGGGTACGTAATGCTGGGATTCTCCAACAGTCACGATGAACCCACCTTGGGGTGCTTCTTCTACGGAGCTGACTGTACCGCTCTCTTCCGAGACTAGGGCTCTGTCTGGGAACTCCTCTGGGGATTGCACAAGTTGGTTGATGACGTTGAAGCCCGAATACTCTTTTTTACCTGTTGTCTGGCCTCCCGAATGTTTGCTGTTCTTAACTATCAAACCGTTGGCTAGGACAAACAGCTCATCCGGGTGATCGACGCTGATGTCCATGCAGTGAAGAAGGCCTAGGTCTTCCACAGCTGTTCTGGGTAGAGGGTGTGGAAGCCCGACTATGGGGGCCAACACCTCTCCCGGGGTTCCAGCTGGTTGTTTGCTGAGAACACCCTGTGCATCCGACAAGAGCATGATATGGTCGTCAGTACAGTCCACTGATAGCTCCGGCTGGGTGAAAACCCGACGCTTGACCGGTTGGAGTCCTTTATCCCACACATGTAGGACCTTGACCGGGAAGGTCCTGGCCTTTACATCCGAGCCTAACACCATGTCCCCGACCTTGATCTGGTCGATTCTTTTGGTAGTGAAGTCTGTCATACGAACCAGTGTATCGTCCGTTAGACATCCAAGGCTGCCTTGAGTGACGGGCTCGCTTAATGCGTTAGCCGCTGTTACCCCCACTGCCTCCCCTATCTTAGGAAAGCGTTGATCGTGAAACTTACCGATGCACTGCTGGCACACACCAGTACCGGCATTACAGGTCATGGCCGACCTCGCTATAACGGTCGTGACCTTCTCCTTCTCCAACTGTTGTAAGGCACTTCGATCTAAAACAGTTCCGACTCCCAGCCCACCCACGGCCTTAGCCAGCACCCGGCCTCTCAGCGAGGGGTCTGCCAAATCCAAGTCCAACCCGTTGTCTGTACCGCAGTCTTTCGTCGTAACTATCGTAGTAGCAGCAGTTTGCGCAATTTGCTTCCCAAAATCGCCACCTTTCGCCGTAGCGGTCTTGATCTTCACAATACTATCACGTGCTCCGTAGGTACTAGCCAGGTATTCAGCGGGGCGCAGGCCCTCTCCAAAGCTATGACTGATGAATAACGGAACTACACCCTTACTGTTGGAGTAGAGTCCGGGGGCGGTCAGCATCATCTTCATCTGGTCGGGTTTACCACGCGCACCGCTCAATACAGCTCGTGCGATGCTGTTATCGGACGTGGCTCCTGCCTCGTTGGTGAGCCTCTGCATCTCCTCGTTGTACCGGATCCATACAGCCTGGCGCTGGTCCTCGAACTTCGGGTCATCCCGTGGTAAGCCCGCGATCTCCGCCTTCATCTGCTCCAACAACGGTTCTTTGTCGAATACGGGCTTCAGGTCAGACAGTTTGATGGTGTCACCCTGCCAGTAACTACTGTTACGCCCAGTGTCACCGATAAGCCTGCTCACCTCGTCGTACTTATCTGGGTACGAAACTGCCAAGTCCGATAGGAGATTCCCTATGGACTTAGCTGTGTACTCCCGGTTATAATCGCGCAGTTCTGGAGGAAGCCGGGATTCAATGAGTAGTTGTACGGCTTTCACAGCTTACAGGTGTGCGAGTCCGCCGCTAATGACCCAGACAGTGACTGTCCCGGCATCAGCCGAGCGTGTGGCCCGTATGAACTTGCTGTTCAACAGGGAGTGGACGATAAACGCCTCCTCAGTGGATGCATCTTGCAGGGGTACCCAGAAGTTACCGTCGGGGCTGACTTCCAAGGTGATTGACACTCCATTCGGATTCTTCACATAGAAGGTGTTGGATCCGTAGCTCACCCGGTTAAGAGCGGGGCTCTCCAGCTCAGAGGTGCTGGTGTTATCTTTGAATAGTAATGCGATGTTTCCGTTTTGGCTCATAAAATATCCTTTGGTGTTCTAGACAGAATAGGGGATCATCCCCCACTCTGTCGAGACAAATATGTGTTAAACGCGGGTGGCGCTGTGATAATGCCTGGTGTAGAGTCCGTACTTCTTGTCGTACTCAAAGGCGGAGGCCCCACGCTGGGTGCCGACAAAGCCTGAGTGGCTGTGCCAGGCGTCGGAAGGGCAAAGGGCCTCTAGGTGTTCAACCAGTAACCCCGCTTGTTCGTCCACCACTACCGGTGCGACGGTCTTGGCATGATGGATGTGACCTAGCTTCAGGTGTCGGAAGGTGGTGTTTCCCCACTCCTTAGCAAACTCCGCGGCAATCACAGGTGCCCATTTATTACCGCGCACGCCGTCACCGTGTGCCCAACAAAGCATGTTCTCTCCCCAGACCATGACCTTGCGGGAACTGTACTGATCGAGGATCGTTACATTCGATTGTCCCTCGTATATGGTTCGTAGCAGGGTCTGGAGCCATATACCAGCGTGGTAATCGTGGTTACCGGGGATGACCACCACTGTAAGCTTCTTACAACTGGCGGCCGCCATATGCACACAATCCACACAGGTCCTCGCCACGTGATTCACCACCCGGAAATACCGCGTATCCACATCCAGCACGTTTTTACTCATCTCCGTGGTGTTAGAACGGTTGTCACTGTGTTGGATATCTCCTCCGAACACCAGAACTCGCTCTTCCGCTTGGGGTGTTCGTTCTAGTAGGTTCTCTACGGCCTGTACCATCCGGATACTGGCCTTATCCGTATCATAGTCCTCGTCGTTGGTCTCCCTCGCATCTGCGTACATCCCAATGTGTGGATCGTAGATATCGATCTCGACCAGCCGTCCTTTATCTTTACGGTTACGCCCGCGTCGGGCCTTGGCCTTACCCAGACCTTTAAGTCGGGCAGCGCAGGCCTCTATCACATCCTCCATAAATTGCACGTCCGGGATATTCCGTCGCCATTCCTGAACCACATTACCGCCTGCGTCGTACTGGACTGTGGTCTTCACCATCTTAAGGTGCTCAGGTTGGGGAGCTCCTGATAACCATGGGGCTTGCCCCTTGCGCTCTATCACTTGTAGGTGAGAGCGTACGGAGCTCCTACTAAGACCTAGTTTATTGGCTGTCTCCTGTTTACACATGCAGGTCAGGTAGGTGTCTAGCACCTCCTGTTGTCGTTCGGTGAGTACCCCACCTTGGTGCCTAACTATCTTTTCTGTTTTCATCACCGTCCCTTGGGTTGTGTATTATACGGATATTTCTTAGAAAATTGGGGGCCATAATGCTCAGTAGCCCAACCAAAAGCTTGGACGCGCCAACCACCAATCTTGGCTAGGGTCAAGGCCTCCATGAAAATGGCGGAGGCTAGGTGGGTATCACACCAATCAGGGCGGTCTTCCACTAGGAAGTCGTGTAGAAGCGCGGCTGTCCTCCCGGGACCCATCGTTTGGAAGTACCAGCGCCAGGGCCTTGGTATACTAAAGAAGTCGGTGGAGAAGCCGTCTGGTAGATCTATCCAACGGTCGACCGTGCGACTATAAAAGTGGGCAGGGCGTACCAATGTGAAGGGTCTGGAGGACAGAGGTCCATCTCCCACGGAAACCCATGGGACATCCCGCCAACCGTGCCACTCTAGCTTACCATCGTTACCGAAGTACGTGTTAGACAGGCTATTGTAGTACATCAGGAGACCCGAGTATACTCACTATAAGAAAGTGAGGCCACGTGCGGGGCCTTGGGTAGGGCATCAGATATAAAGCCTCTTCCTGTTTTCGGGTGTAGGATGTTCTGTGGCCAACCAGGTGCGCGGGTTGCAACCCCGGGTTGACTCCACCACTCTTTAAGTTGCTCTTCGGTACGCAGGTTCATTCTTACGGCGTCTGCCGATGCCAACGGGCAGGCGAAGGACGTACCATCCACCCACTCGTAGAACCCTGTGAGTGGGTTGAATAACCAATGACGTTCACCACGGTAGGCCACATCCACCAGTCCATCAGAAGACCAGGTGCTGGGGAGACCCCGTGCATCACAACTACCAATTATTACGGTGCCCTGCAGGTGAGCCAGACTCCTCTGCGGCTCATTCACATCCCAAGTAGTGTCGGGCTTACCTCTGCGCGACCTATCGCTGTTGCCAGCCGCAAACAATGCGAGGAGCCCCTCCATATCCCGGTGTTGCGGTACAACATAGGATCCACGGGCGGTCGCCCCCCAGCTATTGTTGATCCATGGGATTTGATGCTTCCGTGCTTGTTCAAGCCAGCCTTGAGTATGTTGCTGTTGCTCTTCTAGGTGTGCATAGAGGTAGATATCGATCTCACCCTGCCCGAATCGGGTAAGGAGAGCCTCCGTCACCATATGACCGTGCGGATGGTTTCCAGAGGGTGTTCCCAAGGGGATGAAGCGGGCATTGGGGAAAGCCCGTTTAAGGCGGTTATCCACATCCTTACTCCAGGTGTCTGCCACCAGTACCCGAGGCCTCATCGTTCCCAACTCCGGTCGTAGAACAGCGCAGGGTCGAGTTCTCCCCAATCTTCTTCTGGGGTGTTTAGTTGGATGAGGCGCACCACCTCATCCACCGCCCAATCAAGTTGCGGTTCCGACCCATCTATCTGCACCTCTAGGCGTTGACCGATCATCCGTACTTCTGGAGGTGCTCCGTGCTCGATGTGCAGTGTATGCACCGCCAAATTGAAGTACGTGCCTCTGAGTCTTGTATAGACCTCTCTGGAGAGATCGGCCTCCCCCTCTATTGCGGCGGGGATCTCGACGTGCGTACAACCGGTATTGGTGAACGCCGGAAGGCCCAGGGCGAGGGCCAGTATCAGATATCTAGTTTGGGTTCTAAGAAGTCTTAGCATTGCAATTCCGGGGGTTATATGGGTTGACTACTTCAGCAGTTTCCAATGGGGGCCTCCATGTGAGGGTCAGGTATGCTCGGGTGGACGCCAACTCGATCTTCTGGTGTGGTCCGATTGATAACACCTCTCCCTCGTTCACAATCTTACCACTAATCATTTCCAGCACCGATCCGGATAGGCAGAATAGGGTCAGCTGCTCTGGTTGGTGATGAAGACCTAAGGTGCCCTCCGCATCAAACACCACGTTTACGACTGTGTGCTCCGGGTCTTCGAGGTCTAGGGCGCAGAGGCGCATCCTGACGTTGGCAGAGGGTGTGAGCGCCCACTGAATGGCTGTGACTGTCACACACCCCTCAGAAAGAGGGACGTACACCCCTCTAACTAGGGCTTTGATAGAATCGGACTTCGCTCGCACCTCCGTTCTTAATGCTTGGAGTTCAGGGTCGTGATATTTCTCGCATACTGCGTTCATCTGATTAATCCTTCTTTGGGGTTCCTAACATTTCTTGAAGGTGGGTAAAGCGCTGATCCAGACTCTCCATGAGTTTGGTTAGTGCCCCACCTATAGAACTGAAGTGGTTGTGTATGTCACCGCTGAGATTGGTTTGATTGGCTGATGTTTCCCTCACAACCTTCATCACGTTATCAAGGACTCCCACGGTGTTGACCGCATCCACACGTGCCTCACGATGGAGGTCATCGATGTACAGACGTTGGGCCTCCAATAGCTTATCCTTGGACTCGATTTGCGCAGACATATAGGTGTTTTTGGCATCCTGCTGCTTCACCATGTACTTTAGGACATAGACAACAAGGATAACCAGTAGTCCGGCGGCGCTCATCTGTGTTAATGCTTGTAAATCCATTTTAAGTTCCTAATGTTTGAGTGTGGTTTGACATCAACCTACTCTAACTCAGGTACAACCGGTTTGTCCAGTAAATTCTGCTCCTGCTCCTGATCCTCCAACCTCTGCCATTCCCGGTCGTACGCTTCTTTGTCAACAGCCTCGCCCGACTTACTCCAAATGAATAGGCGTTGGGTACTGGTGCAGCCGGTACTGAGTAATGCGAGTAGTATGAGGGTCTTCATGCTCCGCCTTGGGTGTCTTGTGTATCGATAGCCTTCTGCTCTTTCCAGGCCCGACGCGCCGCGTACTTAGCGTAAGGGGTCTTCGCGTACTTCCATATGAACTTCAGGACGGTCAACGCCGTCTTGGGATCGATGGCTTGGGGTTTGGGTGTTGTGGGATCGGGCATCAAATCTCTTCCTGTTTTATCGGATATTCCCGATGAAATTGCGGGATAGAAAGCATCCGGCCCTGATAGGTTGATCCAGCAGCCGAGAGCATGGTGAACAAGTCATCCTTTGGAAACCAACCAGCAAATTCAGCTTGATCGCGCGTTAAAAGACTGTCGGTAAAAGTGGTGGGCAAAATGTCCACGATGTTGATTCGCCCGCCTCGTGCATCCATCAAAGCAGATTGCAATGCGGTCAGTTCGTTTGCAGGTAGAAACGGAGCCAGTCCCTGTGTGAGTGCGTCGATAGCTGGTTCCGCGTCTGCGTGGATTGGCTGGGTGTCCAGCCGGTCAAGCGCGATAGCTTTTTGATCAGTCGTGGGGTGTGTGATCCACCCGCAATAGAATTGAGTATCGTTATCTTGTGCATCTGGTCGAGACAAGGCCCAAAGACTAGCAGAGAGTGTTTGCGGAGGGAGCGCGGTTAATGGGAGGTATATCATAATTATTATGTAATGTTAAATGCTTCCATCTGCGCCGCCTGAATATCGTCCAAGTTGTCGGTTAGGTTGTCTGCGACATATACTTCTAGGATTTGTCCGTTCCAATGAGAAACTGGGGAGTTTGAAGAAAGTACACAGCCAATCGTTGCATCTACATTTGAATTGTATAACGTGGCTGGGATAGCGCCACTAATACTTCCTGCGACGTTAGAACCATTTACTTTTAATTGAACTATTCCTGCGTTATATGTAAATCCAACAGTTTGTAAATTTGCTGGAGATATGACTGCATCTGATGTCCAATTACCTTCAAGAGTTCCGTTACTAGGGTCTCCAAAAGCTAGTTCTAGTTTTTCATCAGCATTAACACCCATAAACCAATTTCTTTGATTTGAACCGTGGTCGTATTGACCTATTAAAATTTCAAAAGCACTTAAAGTAGCACTATCATTTTTACACACAACTGACACCTGCAAAGCTGTTGTTGGAGTTATAAAACTAGAAGCAGGACATCTCAAATGGTCTGTTGTCCCATTATAATCAATCATTGGCTTTGTGTTTTCAACTATCAAAGTACCATTTTCTACAATTAAAGGTTGTGAACCTGCTGTTGATTGAGAAAAGTCTCTTGAGGTTTTTGTAAAATCTGTTTTTAAAACTCTAGCAGGAGAACCATAAACTGTTCCGTTGTTTGAACCGATTTGGTCTGTCCAGTTTGAGTTTTTATTTCCATCTGCGGGATAACTATGAGTTAAAACATCAGAAGCACCCTCATAAACTTCTAGTTTACGAAGATATCCTTTCCACATACTGCTATTAGTCAAATCTCCATTTACTCTATCAAAGCCGAAGTTATCTCCCGAGTCAACAGTTTGAGTTCCTACTGATAGTCCGTTCAAAAACACAGTTACAGTATTGCTAACTCTTTGCAATTCAAAATCAAATTCTGTTCCTACTGGTAAAGCTGTTGATAAACTTATATTATACAAATTAAAGGGAGAGTTGTATGCCCTGACCCTGACGTTTGTCGTGTTGTGATAACAAACAGCTTGTGCATTGCTCACTGTGTCAAAGTTTAGAATATCAATATCACTAGGAGTGTCTACGATAAGGTTTTTATATTTAATTATAAAATTGTTTACAGTTAATTCTATACGACTACCAAAAACAACCTTGTCCCCTGAACTTGCACCTCCAAAATACATATAGTCCTTATTAGTAGGCACTCTCTGGTCGTACCAAGTAGGAACCAGTCCATCATTCGCGCCTGCCCAAGTTGTAAGCGTCCCATCTGCGATTGCCGGTGCGGTAAAACCTAGTTCCGCATTGTCACTGGAGCGGCGGGAAGTTAATAGGTCGGAGCCTACAAAGTCCGAACTCAAAACCCGCGTCGAAAGAATTGCCGATCCGTTTGGGAAAAAATCACGGAAGAACAAAGGGTCAAGCGAGTAACCATTCTGTAGTAATGCCTGTCGATAACTCATTACTCTTCCTCTTGTGCTACCCAGTACTCCACCCGAGCACCTACCTTCTCAAAGTAGATGATGTTCAACACCCCGGCTTCGTATGCGCCAGAGCCGATCAACACCCAAGTGCTGGGAGGAACGAAGGAAGCTGCTTGGTGGTACATCTTGCGTACCTCTCCCGCGGCCTCGTACAACCCACTAAAGTCGGGCTCGACCTCTGTCAGGGGTTCTGCGGAGGATCCCAGCGCAGGAAGGGGTATGCCACTACCGCTTCCCACCCCATTCACAAGGGTGAAAACAGCGGGACCAAATGGGATTGTAGTAATGTAGCTCATAATCGGAGTATAGGTAGTTACTGGTGGTTGTCAATTAGAAAGTGAGGCCCTGGAAGCGTACCCAGGTGTTGGGCCCAACGCAAAGATTCAGGTAGTTGCCGTCATAAACCACATCCCGCTCCGTCCCAGGCGCATCGCTATCAGCCGGTACGCTCTCCACCCAATTAAGGCGTGGAACAGCGGGTTGACCCTCATACAGGACCCAACCACTGTCTCCGTAGAACCAGAAGCCACTGGAAGTCGCCGCCCAATCTCCTACTGTACCCGGGCTTACCTCTGAGACCGGTACGTCAGTACGCCTGAGCAAGCCATTGGCAGTAGATCCCCATTGAACCTGCATGGCATGCGGGTAGGGGTAGGGACGTATAAGCGTCAGCGTATCACCCTCCTCCAGGGTGGGGGCGGTCGGTAACTCTGATATACGCCGGCCACCCAACGCTGTATTGACCAGCGCCGCGAGCGCCCCGGCGTCTGATACGTACCAACTCAGCTTGTAGTTCGCACTGTTGGTCGTCTGACTGAGGGAGGCGGTGAAGCCCGTGGTGGATTTACTGGTGATCTCCGCTGATATAGCGAGTTTAAGGGAGTCTGCTGATGTGTTCTCCACCACAGCCAGTATCACTTCCGGGGGTGCCGTCAATGGGGTGTCGAACACCACCACCTGCTCATCCTGCGCATCTGCTATATCCTGTAATCCCTGAATTAAGCTCATTGGGAGTCCTGAAACATGTGGTTGGGTAGTGTTCGCGATTCGCAGGGCGTCAGTCCGAACATCCGGCAATAACGGTCGATCATCTTATCCGGGGTACTAGCCACGCAAGTTAGACCCTCCTGGTCCTGCCAGACCAGGGATACCAAATGCTGTTGGTCATCCACAACCTCCACAAACCGCGTTTGCGGGGTGAGAATCTGGACCTTATTATCGGTTGTTCGGAGTTGGATAGGCATCTACGCAGATTGCCTTAGAGTCAGCAGTTTGTCAAGGCCTTTATGGGATGACCACCAACTCCACCTGTATGTTCTGGTCCTCTCCAACAACCGCCCCATCTAGCCAGATGGTCCCAACCACAATCGGCATTCTTTCACGCTCCCCGAAGATTTAAATCAAAAGCTAATGATCGCCATTAAAAAAAGCGGGATGAACAAGACTCAATTTCTTACCGATCTCATTAGCGAAATTTAGCGGTCAAAAAAATTTACCCCAACATCACAACAGGCTCCGGCTGGCTGCCCAACGCCTCCAGATCTTTAGCCCGGCCAAACTGAGGCCCGAAATGCTGCACACCTTTGTATTTTGGGTACCAGATGCGTTTTGGTACCCCATCCAAAATCATAAACTCTTTGAAGACCTCAGCCGCTTGCTTGGATGTGCAAAGTTTAGGAAGCACGTCACACAAATAATCGTGTGGCCATTAGTCTGCCCAAACCTCACCCGCTTGCCCGGGTCTGTCACTACGCATTGCGCCATCAGGTACAGTATGTGTTAATACAGTACCATCTTTGAGGGTTACTACTACCGCATAAGGGCCCTTTGTGACTGGGAAGTAGTAGTGGCTCCGACCACCATTGGCAATATTGTTACGGACATTTGCACCTACCCCATTTACAGATACAGAAGCAATTAAACCTCTATATTTATATGGGACCAGTAAGGCCATTTGACCGCCCGTTTCCGAATCCAGTTTTAATAGCCACCAGTTGCTATAAGGCAAGTGTACCCCCTCGCAGTCAACTAGATACCATTTCTCTTTAGATGCGCTTTTTTGGTATCGTTTACCGCCCTCCACCTTATACAGGAAATTGCCATGTTTAGTACAATCCACAAATTCCCCAAGGTCATTGTCTGGCTGATCGGGGTTGGGAGTAGGAGGTACTTCTTCACCGTTGTCTTTAAATTGGTCATAGACCTCGAATACGTCTTCGCCAAATGCGAATAACCGATTCAACGAGTCCCGCTGGTCTGGTGTTAGGGCGCAAGCTGTAAGCACAAAGAAGCCAAAGACCGCGATTAGGATTAGGGCGATCCATTCAAAAGTTGTAGATCCATTTTTATTTTTCATAATTATTCCGCTGGGTTTTCAATTTGAGGGTGAGTAAAATCAGGGTCGAAAGTCTCCTCGGCCCAATCAGAGTATTTGTAATAGGTTCGGCATCCGCTAAGGGGTAGCAGACAGAGCAACAGTAAGACAAAGCAAATTACAAAGGTGTACCAATTATTTATTTTCTTTTTCATAATTCAATCTCCAAGGGTTCATCTAAAGGCGAAAGTTTTGCGTCTACCGAACCACCGCCGGTACTATCAGTATCCGAGGTGGTCAACGCTTCGCCCGACGGTAAAAGGGTGTTGCTTCTATTCTGGACACCAACGATTGATATCGTAACATAGACGCATCCGCTAGTAAGCAGGATTAAAGCAGCCATACAAAGGAGCTTAAGCTTCATCGACTCACCCGACGAAGTTTCAAACCGCTAATAAATCGGCGGTGGTTAAACACGGTCAGTTTTTTATTATCGTGCCACGATAGCGGCATCGCCAGCACATCACTCGTGACTTGCTTCTCACCATCAAAAACGATCACACCCTCACCAAATTTAGGATGCAACTTGTCCCCATCCCAAGATGGATGAGAGGTTGCTCGAGCCTTGAAATAGGCTCTTACGCCCTCAGCAGTAAACAGGCCACGGCCTACACAGTCACCGGAGGCCGCAGGATTTGAAAAGCTTGTGCCCTGACCCTTTTGGTATTTGCGGTTGATCGGATTGTACAACAAGATATTTTCGCCGCGGTACGCGACATCCACCCAGCCATCGGACGAAAAAGTTGACGGCAATCCAACCTGATCGCAGCTGCCCACAATGATTGAGGACTCGATAAATCTCCGTAAAAGGTATTGCGTATAATTTAGATTTAACTGGACATCAGGCTTTCCACGCTCCGAAACATCCGAATTTCCCGAAGCCCAAAAAAGGAGCGTGTCACCTACAGCATCCTCAATGCGTTTACGCTTATCGGATTGAGCAAATTTAGATTTGGCAAAGGCCATGTCTAAAATGGAGCGAGAGGCATCCCCCCAAGAATTGATTACGGCATGATACTTTTTCTTTGCAATATTTGTAAACCAGCTATCTGGATACTTGCGTTGCATCTCTAAAAACGGAAACATATCAACCTCTACGCGGTTTGGAAGTATCCCGTATTTTTCGATGTGTGCACGTTTTAAAGCAAGCAGAAACTCTACAAGAACCATGTGACCGTGCGGATTGCGTAGAGCTTTGTAGTCCAATCGACGGACATCTGCCCAAGGAAACAGCTTGGCTTGCGCGGGGTGCAATTCTCCGCCCCAGGTATCATTAACCAAAACCCGAATTACATCAGGCGGGGTAGATGCCCCATGATCATCGACCCGAAACGTCATAGCTGACCCCGATCATAATTTAGACCGACATCAAGCTTACCCCAATCCTCTTCTGGCAGGGTTTTAATCGTCGCCATGATGTCGCTTACCGCTCGATCAAAATCCGTTTGCGTATTACCGATCCAAACGCGGAACTCATAGGTAAGCTTATTTTCGTAGAGGCGTGAGGAGTACTCGTATTGATACTCAGTGCCCATCTCAACCCGCACCACCATACGACTTTCAGCGGTCTCGTTAAAGTAGGAGCCATGTAGCTCTCGGAAAAGCCCACGCGTGAGCGTAGGATGCCCCATGTAGTTTTCCGGTACAGGTTTGGAGTCAGACGGGGTAGGAGTTGAGCACCCTGTAAAAGTCAGGATGCAAATCGTTAGTAGTAATTTTGTCATAATTTATTTGTTACCAAGTGATGGTGTTAAGTTCTTCGGCGGTAGTCGCGGAATCGACAAGGGCATTTAGGTCTTTCTCCCGCGTGAATTGCGTCTGCACATGGGAGAGAACCGCACCCGCAAGGCCGATGACAGTCGCGGCATCCAGCGTGATAAATTGCCCATCGCCCAGCTTCCAGTCAGTCGTGAAGTTTGCATCGGCTTGCGCAAAGAGCATCGCGCTTGTGAGCGTTGCCTGCGTCTGCCTGTCCGTGCGGAGGGGGATGCCGTTGAAGGTCGTGCCTCCTATCTCCGCTTGGTAGCGTGCATCCGATAGCGCTTGGCGTTTGTGTGCCTTGGCTTGGGCCGGGTCTTGAGCATACAGCTCAGTCATGCGTTCAGCCTGTCTCTGTGCCTGTGCCACTACACGGAACTCCGCCTGTGTTTTTAACTCACCTTCGACGATGAACCAGATACCCTCGGAGGCTTGCACCGCTTGTTCGTCCGTAAGAGAAGAATGCTCCCGTTGCGGTTCTTCGTCTAGGATATTAAATATCCGTCCTCTTGGTCCTGTTATTGCGTATTTCATAATTCGTTTATCCATTGGAATTTTGTTGCGATTGCGCTTGATAAATCTCTGCCCAATACCTCGTTCCACTCTTTTTTAAGCGGTTCGATCTTGGGTCTTATTTTATGGTCCCCATAGGGGAATCCAAGCTCATGTTCGGTGGTGTATTGTTCCACGTTATTGGTGTTGTGTACAAATGGATCCATCCCCAGATACGACCAGACCTTGTTCATCGTTTCTTGTGGATCGTTTGTCAGGTCTTCAGCGTGTACAAAGTGAAGCCTGCCTTTATGGGTACGCACCGCATCATGAATGCGCTCAAGAGCGATTGAAAGGGGTGGGATCGAAAGCCAACCTTGTGCCCGCTTTTCAACGGTCGTCCAGTTTTGCGGGTTAGCTTTTTCCACTCCCGTAAATCGTGAAGGGTGTTGCGCTCGTTTCTTCTCAAGGGAAGTCAGGATTCCACGGACATCACGAACAGGAACAAGCACCTTTGCATCGGGAAAGACTTTGAAGAGTTGGTCTAGGTGCCCCACCCACGAACGACACTTATCAACCACAATCGGTCTGTCTGTACGGGAGTCGAAAGCGGATTGAATACCGCCACGGAGGAAGTCATAGTATTGCTGTTCTCCGTCAAGTGGGTTCTTGAAAGTCTTGAACTCTTCCGTGTCAAAGAACCCACGGGCGATATACCCTATCTCATGCACACCGCTTGTGGCCGTGGCATGGACTTGAGGATTCTGGGCAAGGAGGTTTTGGAGGAGGCTGGAGCAAGCTCTCGGAAGTCCCGATGTATAATGAACAGTTTTCATATTACACCAAATCCTTAATTACTGTTAATGCTTTTCCACCAATTGTGTCGGCACCTGCTGTCCATGTTCCATCACTTGCAAGGGCGTGTAAGGTTGTAACTCCTGTTCCTGCTAAAACATTACTTTGATTAAATATAGTTTTGGTTACATAGCAATTTACGTTTGTAAGGTTTGTGCAATCCCTAAAAACACCACCTCCAATAGATGTAACTGAATCAGGAATTGTTAAACTTGTGAAGCCTGAGCAACCCTGAAAAGCCTGACCTCCAATAGATGTAACTGAATCAGGAATATTTAAATCTCCTGTAAATCCTGTGCAACCCCAAAAAGCACTACTTCCAATAGATGTAACTGAATCTGGAATATTTAAATCTCCTGTAAATCCTGTGCAAGTATAAAAAGCATAACTTCCAATACTTGTAACTGAATCAGCAATTGTTAAACTTCCTGTGAAGCCTGTGCAATACGCAAAAACATTATTTCCAATAGATGTAACGGAATCAGGAATTGTTAAACTTCCTGTTAATCCTAAGCAACCAGCAAAAGCATAACTTCCAATAGATGTAACTGAATCAGGAATTGTTAAACTGGTAAATCCTGAGCAACTCCTAAAAGCATTATTTCCAATTGTTGTAACTGAATCAGGAATTGTTAAACTGGTAAATCCTGAGCAACTCCTAAAAGCATTATTTCCAATAGATGTAACGGAATCAGGAATATTTAAATATCCTGTAAATCCTGAGCAATTATAAAAAGCCTCACTGCCAATAGATGTAACTGAATTACCTAAAGAAAGGGCTTTTGCGCTTCCTAAACTATTTGTTGAAGCAAAGTCGTCGGGGATATCTCCGTTGTAAGCTTCTACCGTATCCGTTGCGGTTGTTACAAAAGTATGGGCCGTGAAATATGGCATCTGTAACGGCTCTGAAATCGTAGTCCAATCACCAGTACCCAGCATAAGCATGATCGGGTCATCAGGCAGGTCAGTCACCCGCACCGTGTCACCAGCGACAAGAGGCGTGGTGTCGTCGTTGCGTGTTCCTGCGAGGCGTTGGGCGTTGGTTACGTCGTGGAGGGTGAAAGGTTCAGCGGCATTTCCACTCACGGGAAACCCCTCTGAGTCAAACATCAACGCCTGTCCGGATACGGGCGTTACTGTGCGTTCTTCAAACAGTCCGTCCACATTTTCTTGAATGAATTTTAAGTCTTTGTCAGCCATGGTCGTGTTCCTAGTTTAGTTTTGTTTAAATTTCAGCCCATTTGTGCGCTGACCCAGCTGGGTGCTTATCAGATAAAACACACCGCTGGTGCTGGGTAGTACGCCGTAGAATGTAATGCTACCTTCTGGTAGTACGCCCACGTGCCGTACCATACCATCCTGCTGCTGCCAGATGGTGCTATCTCCCCAGCCCTTAAGCAGGCCAAAGCTAAAGGTGGTCCCGGCCTTACGCGCGTTGTTCGGTTCGACAACGCTTAAGATCGCGGTCTCTGGGTATCCGGCGTGCGGTCCTGCAGTGATGTCAACCGCATCATCTGGACGCCGGCGTTTGCCTATAGTGCGACCGATATCACGGACACGGCGTTCGTCCTCGTACTCTGTCCAGAAGAACGCGCGGTGCAACTTGTCTTTGATCTTGCGGTATAAGTTCACAGTTTAGTCCTCTAATGAATATGTTTTTGCGAAGGGGATTCTACCCCATTTGTTCTGCTCATAGCAGATGTACATAAAATTCCCAGCTACACGTACATCCCGCTGGTCGCCCGTGGTTGTTGGGGTGGGTGCCGGTAGTTCGAACTCAAAGGATGAGGTATCTATCTCTTTGGTATGACCCTGGTCGTTCTCAAACATGAGCAGGCCCTGGTCGTTGAACCAGATGTTGATGTAGCCCTTACCGGGGTTACGGGGGGATACCTTGCTTCTTCTAATCTTAATACTCGCCATTAGCTTAACCCTCCAGGCGCCATGATCGCCTGTCTAAACTCCTCTAACTGTTGTTGCTGTGCCATCATCTGCTCTTGCTGTTGGGCAAGTTGCTGCTGAGATTGTTGTGCGTGCTGTGCCAGTTGGTCCATCCCCTGCATTAGCTGACTAATGACCCCTTCCAGCTCCTCTGGAGGGATACCAGGCTGGCCTGGAGGCCCACCCATGGGTTGGCCTGTCATCGGATCTACTCCTGGGGGAGGGCCTTGCATCGGAGGACCCATAGGCTGTCCGGTCTGTGGATCGATGCCTGGAGGTGGTCCCATGGGTTGACCTGTCTGCGGGTCGATGCCTGGAGGTGGTCCACCCTGGGGTGGTCCTTGTTGGGGTGGTCCTTGTTGGGGTGCCATCTGTGGTTGAAACGCGGTTTTGTTGAACGTCTGTAAGGAGGCTAGAATTTCTTTAGGTGTCATAGGGGTTCCGTGGTTGTCAGAGTATTGTAGGGGTTTGAGTTGGGTTTGGCAAGGCACTAATCGTTATTTCATCCGACATGCTCACCTGCTTACTGTTGATAGCCTTAATCGCCTCCTCCTCCGAGGTAAACACGTGGGAGTTCCGGGCAGGGCGTCGCATGGCTGAAGAAATTCCCGAAATTTGCTCATGTTTGGGAACCGGCAAAATTTTACCGGGATCCCGGGTTTGGAACAGCATGCTACTGGGCTTCAAGATGGTCCGCGCCTCCTCCACACCCTTCGCAGAGGCTGGGAGATGTACGTTGAAGGTGTCGTAGATGATGAGGCCGTTACTCAAGGCATAGACCTTGGTCTCCGGTACTCCGATATCAAATACCTCAGCCTCTCCCGTGTCCTCCACGGTCTTGATGGTCTCCCAACCAAGGGATGTGTCCTGAACAAGGCGTTCCAACACCTCCCAGCGCTCATCACGCTCGCCCAGGTAATCCTGTAGGAGATTGCGTGCAAGATTACGGGTGACTCCCACCAAACCCTCTTGACGACGAGCTTTAGACCGCAAGTCCATCAGAGTCACTCTGTTACTAGAGCCCTTGGGGTCTAACGCGCCGAGTACACAGGCTTGGTGCAGGAGTGGTTCCTCCACAGGTAGAGTATCCCGGTCATCCTTCAAGCTGGGGCAGGCTCGTAGCATCTGCAGGCCCCTATTATTCTCCACCATGTTCAGTTGACCCGCGAGTGGTAGTAGGTCCGGGGTACTGATGTTCATCACATAACTCTCGTGTGTCTGTACCCGCTCTTTCTTGGCCTCTCCCACTGAGGTGGAGCACCGGATGCCCAGAGATAGACATAGCTTGAAGACGTCGTCCCTGAGGAAGGGGGAGCTGGTACTGAAGTTAACCAGCACCTGGGGCTTGGCTCTGGAGTTGTTGATTGATATACAACCGTCCCCATCCAGCAGTCCGGAGAACAAATCCATGCGACTGGGTTGGTCCCATTCCAAATAACCGGGAGGAAGTCGTTTGAATAGGCAACTGCGTTGGTCGGGCTCCCGATCCTTTACACTCGGGTGGTAACAACGCTCCAAGGCCTCGATCATGTCCCGAACACCCTGCGGGGAATCCTCTCGTAGGTTGATATGTATCTTAGTGCTTTCACCGCCAATGCCGGAGTTGGTCAGGGCCTCGTGAGTCTCAGAGTAGTGTTTGACGTCCACATCCATGCCGATGAACTCCACCGCCTCTTTCAGGAAACGCCGACGCTTAGCCGCATCTACCTTGGTGTAACCAACTGTCTTACCCTCGCTAACCCAGCCGTCGGATACGAACGCTCCGTAGAACCACGCCCAAGGACATGAACGTGATTCAGCAGGCTCCGGTAGGTTACGGATGGTTGGTACCATATCCCAGGGTCGGAGTTCATCCGGGCTGGTCCTTCCGATGGTTCCACCTTTGTTGTAGATTGCCACTGACTCATTGTTGCTAACCTCCACCACCTTCTTAGAGCTGCTGGTAAGCCTGCGTATGGGTTTAACTCCATCCACCGTGAAGGTCGTGACCGGTGTCCAGCGCACACCCAGACCGTCCGGGGCGTTGGTCAGGACCTGGACTCCTGGCGGGACTTCGTAGGTTAGTCCTCCGTCTTTAGCGGTGTGCGCCTCTCCCATGCGTGGGAAGTTTTCAATAGGTAGCTCAATGATGGTATCGGTTCCGAGCTGGGAAAGAACCTTGGCGCCTTTAGGTATTCTCATGTAACGCCTATCATAACCAGTCTCCCTATCCTTGTCAACGCTGATTATGACACAATCTCCTGACCTATCAGCCACGAGCCTTACATCCTGTACTTTCACCATCAACTTGGTTCCGATTATGACGCAATTACCATCGTGATCCGCGCCCAGGCCGGTTTCAATCCAAGGGTTGGACATAATCGCATCACCATCTACTAGGTGCGGGGTAAGGCCTAGCACGCCGAATTTCCACCATACAGGACTACGCGTCGCCAAAATCGGCCTCTCCCTCATCTCCTTCTCCAAAGCTCGCACAGCATAGTCCGTCCGATCCCGGACATTCTCCAACGCCGTGCCCGGATTCATCCCTGACTGCACGAGCCGTCGCTGCACCCAAGGCCCATACAAAGTCCAACCCATCTCCTGGGGTATACCAATCTCATCCATGCCCAACTCTGGGTCCACCCCAATCACAGAGCGTGCGGAGCTGTCCTGGGTCTTGCTAATCAGGTTTCGTTGGTAAAAACTGTGTTTCGGGGACCCAGCACCCAGCACCTTCTGCATGAAACCGCTCACACCCTTGGCCCGCGCCTTATCGTTGGTCGGAGGTCCGTAACCGTAGACAGCGCGTACCGCATCATAGAGCGACCCCCGGCTTTCCCCTGCCTGGTCCTCGCCAAACACCTGACTCTCCTGTGCATAGGCCTTCTTCAGGTTAAACAGGTCTTTGTACAGTACATTAGCATCTCCGGGGATGAAGGTCGTGCCCTGTGCGCTGAAAGGTCTGAATTGCGCGGGCAAGACCGGCACACGGCTGATCATCAGCTGATTGGGTGTCAGTTCATTACGGCGGAGGCCTTCAATAGCGCCCAGGATCTGCACAGCCTTAGAGCGTTTACTCCGACTACCGCTCTTGATGATCTCCCGTTGTTCGGCCTCCAGCTTATCCAGATCTAACTCGGATAGGGCCTCAGCCAGCGCCCTGGGGCCGGTCACAGCCCTTTCCACGACAGCCCCGCTCTTGGGTACCATGTAGCTCACAGCACCGTCAGCACCCTGATGGTAGCTTGTAGGGGGGTTGTCAGTGGTTGGCATGTACCCAGCAGGAGCAGGTACGCCCGGCCCTGGGGCCATCGTGGGACCTGTGGGTGCGGGGGTTGCAGCTGGGGCAACAGCTGGGGCGGGAGTAGGCACTGGGGTTGGAGTAGGCGTGGGTTGTGGAGTGGGAAGGGCTGGTACACCGCCCGGAGGTGCCATCAGTTCCTGTCTGAGTCCATCCCGACGGGTATGCGGTTGCCGAACACCATGTTTATCCGTCCAATGTGTTGAGTTCTCTCCGAGCACACGTCGATGATCCCCATCCAACATCGCTTGGTACATCAGGGGTGTTCGCACGCTGTTGTAGGTGGCGTCCACCAAGCCCATCTGATAATGCATGGGTAGTGTATCGAACTGTGGGTAACGCCTGCGGGTCCGTTCCAGGTGTTCTTGCATCGAGGTAATCGCCAACTCCTGTACCTGCTGATCCGTCCAAGTCTGGCCTTGTTTACCTGGTACACGTACTCCGGGTCCTACAGCGGGCGTGCCGTTGTCATCGTAGGTTGTCCAAGTCCCGGACTGCGGGTTGTAACCGTCGCGTATGTTGTTCTCGGCGTTCCACAGGTGTTTGAGCATCTGTTCTTGCCCCGCCCATGGAGTGGGGGTCCCTGTGGTCGGCGCCTGGCCAGCTTGCTTCGCCAAATCCCGTATGCCGAGAGCAAGGTTGGGTTGGGGTGTGCCTAGGTTTGGGTCCTGCGTCGAGCCGTCAAAATTATCCAACCCCACAGCTCGCCCGCCGTTAGCACTCTTCTCGCCACTCTTAGACAACCCGAGTATAGCTTCACGCATCTCATCTGTTATCATATAGTGGTTGTCATTAGGAACACCATCCTCCCCATGTGAGTCTTCTGGCTCGTAGTCGTCTAACCTTAGGGTGCTTACACCCTCAGGCGCAAACCTTAACCTATCCCCACCTCTACTATGCCCGATCCATGCTGAGTGCCCTTCTCCGGGTTGTGTGAAGGGTTCTCCGTCATCCATAGTTACGTCGTAGCCTTGTTCTTGTAGTAACCCTTCTAGTTGTTCATAGAAGGACGTAGCGTTGGGATTGTCTTTGATGTGCTTAGGGTTACCCTTGATGAGGGCTACTGAGTTACTAGCCGCTTCCTTCTCTCCTTCCGACTTCACCCCCTTCTTATACTCAGCAAACTCATGGGGCACACACCCATCCCCCAACCAACCCTTTAACTCATCTATGGTGCAGGCAGTGACCGGCCCCAGCTTCCAGCCTTCATCGTAAGCACTGAGATATCCGTCCGTAGCTTCCTTCTGGGTGTCGAACCCCAGTAGTACCTTGGGCTCGTCAAACTTCCCATTGGGTTTGCATTGGTCTACCACCCAAACCTTGGTAGATTCAGGGTTAGGTCCTATAAAGCAATCTGGGGCGTCTCCGTCTATGGCCTGTAGTTTGGTATTCATCCTCGGATGGTAGTATTTAAAGGGGCGTTGGTCAAGGTCATAGCTAAAAAAAGGAAGGCTGGAGCTTAGCTGAAGCCCTTGATATATCCATAGTGTAGATCGAGCTTGTGGCTCCACTCTTTACCATCTGGACCAACCCCGCTCCTGGTACTTCCCCGGGGATTCTCGATTGAGATGTCCAACCCATGTAGTTTGATATGGGCCTTCCGGTAGTTACCGGCTTCCTGCTGAGCTTCACTGGGGTTCAGGTCGGTCTGGGACAGCAGTTGTTTGTCGGACGGGACGCTTGCTTCCTTAACCGGGGGACCTACGCGTGTCACGGGCTTGCCCGTAGCCGGACCATTGGGTTTAACATCCTTGTAAAATTTCTTCATGTCATCTAAGTCGATGGCCCATCGTGAGTGGTAACCTTTTCTGGGGAAATCCATCGGCATCTGTTTAGCCGGGTAACCTCTTCTCTGTAGGCTCTCCCACAGGTGCCAAGCCTTAGTAGTGGTCCGCCCACTGCTATCTGACCCAAACCACCGAGGACCCCCTTTTAGGTAGTCCTCATACGCTGTACGTATTGCTGCTCCATACATTTTCCGACCGTAACCCATCCCTTGTAGTACCTTGGGGATGTCAGAGCCTATCACGTTGTAAGCATTTGTACCTTCCGGCGCGTATGCGGCAAAGTTACCCCATGGTAGTGGCTCCCGTAGGGTAGCTGGCCATCGGGGTCGTGATAGAATCTGCCGCATACCCTCGTCTGCGTAATTCCGAATGTAAGGTATCATCTTCACACTCCTGGGGAGTCCAGCTTGCTTGGCTACGTAAGCAGGGACCGCTCGGTCCTCCTTAGTGCTCGCCTCCTTTTCTTTATCTATCACTTCCCTGCTAACCAACGCTTCGTGCGGGGAGTCCCATACACGTGCCGGGATGTACCGCTTAGGTAGGTGCATCTTGAAGTGGGTGGGGCGATGGGTGAGGAGAGGATGCCCACCTTTGGGATCGTCCTCCACCTCAAACTCATCCGGTTGTGTCATCAGGAGCTTAAACATCTTGTCCGCCTTGGCTTTGTACTGACCTTGGTCACTGTCGTTCTTGGCGGCTAACATCTGGAATAGGGCTTTATCTGGCATACGGTTGTTATAGCGTAAGTATGGTGGGAATGGAAGAACTAACTTTGGTAGTCGAAGTACGTCATTGCCCATTCTTCCTGATGCATAATCCTTTCTAGGATAGCCTGGACATAGTTCCCGCCTGTTTTGGGGATATGCAGGAACACGCTGTTTTTGAGTAGTAAGGCCATACAGATCCGTAGCATGCCCGGAGGTCAAAGGGAAGTATAAATGGAGCCCTTGGCCTGGAATCGAACCGACGACATCCCCAGTACAGGTGGGGTGCTCTACCAACTGAGCTACAAGGGCGAAAAATGGCGGAAGTGGCGCGGGTCAGAATCGAACTGACGTAACCAGGGTTGCAAGCTGGTACCTAGCCTCTCGGTCACCGAGTGTTTAAAATGGGTTGACTGCCCGGTAACTCTCCGGGGTCTGGGAGGTCACAGCTCCCCGCTCTGATTTTGAGCTACAGCCAAATTGGTAGGAGTTGGTGGTATCCCGCCACTCGTCAAGTTCCTGTCGGTTTAAAGACTTCGGTTTTACAGACCGACGACAGGGACAACTCCTGTAAAATGGTCTCTCTAACAGGAGTCGAACCTGTACGATTTCTCCGCCCCAAACGGAGTGGCCTACCAAATGGCCCTTAGAGAGTTTAAAATTTAAAGAACAAAAAACCCGACCTCTGTTGGGAGATCGGGTGATACAGGACAGCACGTGTCTACAGCAGTATCAACCGACTCCGGGTGGGGGTAGGCAATAGAGATGTAATGTAGGGCATGTGCGATTCATGGAAGGAGCATAACAGGTGTTTCTGCGTATCTCTTTATTTACCCTTGACAATAGTAAATAATAGACTATCGTGGTAGTATGTTGACACTAAGTAAATATGCAAAACAGCACGGTATACAGTACCGAGCTGCGTGGAACAGGTTTAACCTTGGCAAAATACCCGGCGCGTTTAAGGATGACCTAGGTAAGATTCTTATACCGGAGGATGCACCACAACGCCCGGAAAAAACTGCTATTTACACTAGAGTTAGCTCCTCGCAGAACGAATCTAACTTAGAAGGGCAGGCCAGCAGACTCGTCGCATACGCTAACGCGAGAGGTTGGGGTGTTGATGCTGTAGTAAAAGAGGTGGGCTCCGGGTTAAATGATGCAAGACCTAAGTTACTGCGGTTATTAAAAGATCCGACTTACACGCGCATCATTGTAGAGCATAAAGACAGGCTAACAAGGTTCGGGTTTAAGTATCTTGAAGTATTGATGGATGAGCGTAATGCAGAATTGGTGGTGGTCAATAAGGTAGAGGACGACAAGCAAGATCTGATGCAAGACTTTGTGTCTTTAGTCACCTCTTTTTGTGCCAGACTTTACGGACTTAGAAGAACTAAGCGAAAAACGGAAAAATTAATAAAAGAGCTTAGTAATGATTAGACGTATACAATTTAATCTGGCAGACTCCAACCATGGAAAGCTACTGGAGCTTGACCGGGTGCTGGAAGAGTCGGTTAAAGTTGTGAATCTGTTTATTGACAGGTTGTGGGATGAGCGGGACTTTTCTTCCAAGTTCGTTACTTATAAAGTCCCAACATGGTTATCCGCGCGATTACAGCAGGCTCTGGGTAAGCAAGCGTTGGAGATCGTTAAGTCGCAACGTAAGAAGCGCAAGAAGTCTAAACCGACCTTAACACGCAAGACCATAAACTTAGATGCTAGGTTCTTAGACATAAAACTTGATCAAAACTCATATGATGTGTGGTTTAGACTCTCCTGTCTTGGATCTAAGATTATACTAAATCTTCCTAGCCGTAAGCATCGTCATATGCTCGACCTGCTGGACAAAGGGTTTTTAATCAAGCAGAGCTCCCGGCTACGCAAGGCCGGGGATAGGTATTACTTGGACCTTTATGCTGAGAAGGTAGAGCCCCTTCCTGTCAAGAAAGGTAAGTCCGTTGGTTATGATTGCGGTTACAAGACGCTGCTCGCAGACTCCGAAGGAGTGGAGCATGGGCAGGAACTTGAAGCTCAATACGAAAAGATCGCACGTAAGAAACAAGGCTCCCAGGCCTTCAAGCGGGCGCTGACAGAGAGGGATAACCTGATTAACCGGGTGGTGAATAAGTTGGACTTGGCGGGGGTACGGGAGGTTGTGGTTGAAGACCTGAAGTCGGTCAAGCACAAATCCAGAGGGCAGATGAGTAAGAAATTTAATAACAAACTACAGCGCTGGTCGTACCCAAAGGTTTTGGGCAAGCTAGCATCTGTTTGTGAAGAAGCTGGGTTGACCTTTACGAAGGTCAACCCGGCTTATACTTCTCAGACCTGTAGTGCGTGCGGCGTACAAGACCGGGCCTCCCGTAAGGGGAAAGCCTTTGCTTGTACTGCTTGTGATAATCGTATGGATGCGGATTTAAACGCAGCCATCAACATTCGCAACAGGGGAGTTTATAGCCCTCCTGCTTTATACTCGGTTCAATAGAATACTATTGGATTGGGAGCTATTGCAACACCTGATATGTAAAGAAAAGGACAAACCGGGCTCGCAAGCCCAGTTTGTCCTTTGGTGTTAAGCTGCATTATGTTGCATCAATAACTCAATCATGGTGTTGATGTCGTGCTTGGAGAACGCGGTGTTTGCCTCGGGTACGACAATAACTCGCCCATTCACACAGAAACCCATCGTCAAGAGCCCAGGCGAACAGGCATACAGTGTACTTATTCACGAATCAGCTCCATCTGGTGGAACGGGATATGACCTTCCCAATCTTGTTTGACGCAACTGTAGACCACCGTAAAGGCATTGTCCACCATCAACCAGCAGATGTCACCATCCGGATCTTCGTACTCTACCAGAGTAAGGAGCTCGCCGTCTGCGTCCCGCCACATTTGACCGTGGGCGGGTTTCGGTAAGATGAGGTTACCATCCGCATCGCATTCGCGAACCCCGCCTCCTCCCAGCCGACACTTCAACTCCATACACGCACCCGTATGCATCCATGTCGCAATCTTTTGAGTCCCGAACCGCCCCACCAGAAAGACGTTACCATTCTCTGTTTTGTAATACTTACCGACTTCAAACTTTATGTTATTCATGATTTATCCTTATTAAGTTTATCCGTACTTCACAAGCCACATACGGCTATCTAATTGGTTTAAGGTCTTTTAATTTTTCTTCAACCTCCTCAGCATCGTAATCAATACCCCCTATTTTTATTTTTCTGGTCATTGATTTTTTGAAGTACCCCTCTACGTCAATACCGCTTATCTCTTTGAAGATCTCATTGTCCCAGTGAGGGAGATCCATAACCGCTCTTTTTTCGTCTTCTGTGGCCCCGTTAAATGACGACCGAAACGCTTCTTTGTAATCATGTTGACGCAGAAACCCTTCTGTTGTATGAAAACTGGGATTGTCGATTTTCTCTTGTTCTGTCATACGATCTTCATCAACCCATTCGGTTAATGAGAAATACATCCACGAGGGGAATACGCTACTATCCAAGTCTCCATACTCTAAAGGTGTGTTGAATATAGCGTAACCCAGGCCGTTGATAGTCGATAGAGTACTTGAACTGTGGTTGCCTGTGTTCCAGTTGCCTGTGTTCTGGTTGCCTGTGTTCCAGTTGCCTGTGTTCCGGTCGCCTGTGTTCCGGTTGCCTGTGTTCTGGTTGCCCGTGTTCTGGTTGCCTGTGTTCCAGTTGCCTGTGTTCCGGTCGCCTGTGTTCCGGTTGCCTGTGTTCAGGTTGCCTGTGTTCTGGTTGCTTGTGTTCCAGTGGCCTGTGTTCCGGTTGCCTGTGTTCAGGTCGCCTGTGTTCCAGTGGCCTGTGTTCCGGTCGCCTGTGTTCCAGTTGCCTGTGTTCCAGTGGCCTGTGTTCCAGTCGCCTGTGTTCCGGTGGCCTGTGTTCCGGTTGCCTGTGTTCTGGTTGCCTGTGTTCCGGTTGCCTGTGTTCAGGTTGCCTGTGTTCCGGTCGCCTATGTTCTGTCTACTTGTCATGAGCTCTCCTTCTTAAGTTTATGTATAGTTCGTCCGTGTTTCACGTACTGGGTGCCAGCTGTATCCTCGAATACCTCCCCGTCTTTATAGCCCGCACCGAGTGGTCGTCTGAAGGAGAGGATCGGTGGTTTGTAAGGCGGGTGGTACTCCACAACCAGCTCCCCCGGTTCTTCGCCAAAGTTTGGAATTAGTGGTTCTCTCATTTCAGAACCCTCCTGTGAATTCAATTGTAAATGTCTCGTCCCCCATGCGGTGAACCTCGAAAGTCGCTGCGGCGCCTGTGAACTCCTTGAGGAACTCCGCAACTTCTTGTAATGTCAGGCCCTTGATCTTACCGTTCACCGACAGGCCTTCAGCTCGCGGTAGTCAACCACGCGCTGGCTACCATCGGTAAACCGCACAACCGAACCATGCCTACAAACGCTAACAACCACGCCAGGCGAACTACCAACCTTTACCTTGGTCTCTAGCAACTCCAACGCGACGGACGTACGTAGGCGTTCCATCCCCGCAATCATGTTTGTGATCTTCACATACCGTTGTATTTTTTGTGTGCTCATATTCTTCCTTTGGTTTAATCAATCTAATCAGACGCCCCGCTCCGGCGCTCAAGAGTTGCCATCTTCCATCCGGATGCGCCATTTCAGCCAGAAGCACCACAACCGCCAATTACCTTCGGGGTCGCCGCCATCCGGTATGCGCCCCGAATGTACGATACCCAAATGGCAATGTAGACAGAGTGTCGCTATGTTGTTTATGTCCGCCACCCTCTCGGGGTACAGCGACTTCGGATAGACATGATGCCCATGCAAGGACCATACACCACCTCGGTAACACATTAGACATTTACCACCATCCCGAATCTTCGCAAGGCGTTTAGCCCGTAGCTCACTCATTTTCCACCTGCTCGTCGATCTTTCGGTACACCTGAAGTTGGTGTAGCACGCGGTAGTTTAAAAGCGTCTCGAGGATACCCCAACCCTTGCTGTTCATTCCCGAGATCGTTGGCGCCTTGAAATGGTAGGATGTCAACCGTCCTTGGGGTGTGTCCTGGTTGGCCTCTACCGCTGTACCCACTGGTTGGGATTCTAAATCCCAGTGTTCGTCTGCTTTCATAACCTACTCCTACTTATGTTGATAAACTCCCTATGTATAATAAACCACTGAGGTTTACTGTTCAGAATCTGGTGTTACCGGGATCAGCTCGTAAGTATAGTTCCCTTTGGGGTAGGTAACTCTCTCGATGACTAGGTTCCGCTTTATAGCTTCATGCTTCAGGCGGTCCCAATGATTAATATTTAATTGCTTCCAGTACCCGAGCTGATTGAGTATGAACCGTTTGAATATTCACCTAGCTTCATGAAAATCGCCGTTATTCAGGGTGCAATGCCAGTATCGTAACTGTATATGTACTCGTCGCTTTGCTCATCCCACTCTTTAAGCTCTTCCACCCAATCTTTATAATCATCAGATGGCTCATCGAGGTTCACGCGCCATTCCTGCTCATCCTCCCATCTGGCCAACTTAACTATCACCGGGGTCCCGTGTAGGACCCTTGCTACTTGATCTAGGACCCATTGCTTGTGGTGTCCACCGTCTATTTGACCGTAGCTTGCTATCAAGTATAGCGCCCAGTCGGAGGGTTTATAGTCCGCGAATGTTGTGTCTTTGATATCCGGCACTACCTCCCCTAAGTATTTACCACTCATGGAACCACCACATCCATCATCCGATGTTGTTCTTGATAATGGAGTTTATCTGACTTTTTGATCAACTCCTGCAACAGCATCCGTTGAACCAGTAATTTTTGCTCCAACTCCATAATCACGACCTGCTTCTCTTCTATCTTCTTCTGTAATTTATCCATTAATCTAAAGCCTCCTTTGGTATTTCATATCGTTTATCCAACTTATCTTTCAATTCCCGAGCACAGCCCAACCAAGCTGGACCACTCACCATCGAGCTCTCCAACGCCTGGAGCGTCTGCTCCTCATCCTTAAGGAGGTGATTACACCAATGATCTAGGGCGTCCAACACAAACGCCTGCATCAACGCCCCATGCTTGCTGCACTCCATTATTTCCGTTAGAAACTCTACGTTGTTCTTACTCATATCAATTTCCTTATTTTGCATATTACCTGCTTCCTTCTGGTGGGGAACATGATTTCCATTAACGCCCGGAGCATGACCTCTTCATTTTCTTTCTGGGGGGAGGCCTCAATTGGTACACGACCCCCGCACCAAGGGCAGTACTTGAATTCGGGTGCCCACCTTAGCCGCAGGTGGTCTTGCTTAGCCTGATTCAGATATCCCCACCCGCGTTGACACGTCTCGCACTTACATTTTCTTTTAAATAGCCTCATTATATCTGCACCTCCGACCAGTAGCAAGGACCTCTAACGGTCTGTTCCTGACGGTCGAAGTACAGCGCGCTGTCGACCACCCCTGTTGTCGGGTGTCGCAGTATGATCTCAATGTCTTGCGCTGGGTCGTGCGCATTGATCTGGTGGATGACCCAAGGTGGGGGGATGCTGTCGACCATGACCTCTGCGAATCTCATAAAATTACTTGATTTTTTCATACAGTTCCTTGATTCTTTTTAATGATTGTTCGGGGTCCATCTCCATTGCTACAAATAGGCCCGTGGTACCCTCTGGTAGTAGTCGTGTCATCCCGGCCTTAGGTATGGAACCGGGGGTTGGGACTGCCGGACTGCCGGACTTTAAGTGCTGTGCTGCGCCGTTCATCATTTACCTCTGTTCAATTTTCTTGAACGCTTAGTGGTTTTACGTCGCCTCTTATTTTGCCTCACACGCTTAACCTGCTTCCGACCCTGGTTAGTTTCTCGCTGGTTATTGAACAGCTCGTCTATAAGAGTGGCTCGTAGCAGGCCCGACATATCTATCCCCCAGTCGTGAAACGTGTGGTCTGGGACAAACATATTATCATCAGACGTGGATATGGGATTCATATTCTTCCTTTAATTTAGCTTGGTGCTTCTCGGGGGCGCTCCAGCATCTACCACAATCGCTCATGCTCATAAAGCACCTCCATTTAGACGATCCTCAATAGGGTTGGTCTGGGTGCTGATCAGAACCTCGCGCTGCGCCTCGTCGGTTGTACCAAAGTTGGTCCACCACATTCTCAGTCTGTTTAATATACTCATCTTTTTCCTCGGGTTCGTTGATGTCACAAAACTCTGATCATCCAGCATTATCAGATGCTGCGGTCTGCCACGTAAGTTGGGTTTACTACTATAAATTCTCATTACTAGGCGTCTGACCCTCAAAGATAACACCAACCTTATTCTGTATTGACCCCATCGGTGGGAGACTCAGTTCGTGATACTCCTGACGCTCTACCTGTAACCCTGGGTTGGTGCGCGCCGCATGCTTCGATGGGAGCCTCTCTAGTTCATTACATGAAAAAGTCCTAAACGTCTTCTGACGCTGCACGTAGGTGCCCCGTTTGAAAAAAGCAGGGTAGTCATTCCAGTTGATACCAGACTCAAACAACATCTGCTGCTGTTCACTTGTGTTCTTTCCGTGCAGTTGCTTGTGTGAGTAAACCGCTTGGGCAGCCATCTGGATACTGTTGCGTGTTGCGTCCTGCTCACGCCATAGAAACACATTAGAGGCCTCCACTAAGTTAGGAACCTGCCATACGCGCGCATCAAATGAGGGCAGTCTCTGGTTGTATTGGGGTAGGTGCTGGCAACACTCCCGGTAAAAGTAGAGAGTGGTCAGCGCCGCTACCTGCGATACGATCTTAGAGTATTTACCACCAAACCATATCTGTATTTTGGGATTGGTTGTGTACCAAACCAGCGTAATCTCATCCGACTGGGTGTAGGCCATGCACGCCCCCGTCTCTTCTGCCAGAAGTTTTGTGGTCTCCACCATGGCCTGTGACAACCGCTCGTCGTAGGGACGTTGCAACCCCTGTGTAAAGGTATGAAACGCCCGCCCGTCTATGCGCGCGAAGGTTGGCAGCAACGGCATCAAACAGGGCTCACTTAAGCGCTCATAACCTTTCATACGATCTCCAAAATCATCTTTCATACACTACTCCTTTGTTATATCCAGCGCGTTGCCTGTAATAAAATACGGCTGGTCGTCAATCCAAACATCCACCTTAATATAGTTCTCCGCACAGTAACTCATCTTACCCTGCCTGCTTGTGAAGTAGATCTCATCCACCGCGTTGAGAAGGTGATGTCGTACTTCCTTTCCTTCTTCAGGTGTCCGTATTGTGATGCAGTACACTGTGTGTCCAGATAGCTTGGCCTGCCTTACGAAAGAAAGCCAGAGATCCGGATCTTCCGTGAACGTCCCATCATAATCTAACGAGATGCGCATCTGGCGTACTCCCGAAACATCTCCATCTTTTCCTCTGGGACACCATGGATGTTACCAAAGTCATTCTCACACCTAATAACGAACGGGGTGTAGCCCGCGTCTTCCGCCATCTTGGTGTAGAGCCTTACATCTTGCGGTCGTAGGCTGGTGTTCGACACCACTACCCGCTCTACTCCGTTAGACAGTAGTCGGGCTACCCTCTCCTGGCAGTACTTGTGCGCCTCCCCTATTAGACGCCCTTGGAAGTGGTACTTGCCTGTCTGGGGGTCTGTGAAGTAATCATCAGCTTCCACCACATGCAGGGGTCCATCCACCAGCAGTTGCGCCAGACTTGACTTCCCACTACCGGGGATTCCTCTGAGAATATATAGTGTTTTATTCATCTGACGATGCCTCAAGTGTTACGTTCCATCCGTGCAGTCGTGCCAGGAAGTCCAACTCATCTAAGTCTAGTGGTGCGATGATGTATGCGCCTCTGGTAAGGTGTAAGAACGCGTGGAACTGCTCTGAATCCGTTCCACCCATCTCGTGTCTCGTGTCTGGTTCAATCCAACCATCCTTTTTTTCTAGTAACTTCAGTGTAAAACTCATGGTTTCTCCTTTGTTAGCATCAAGGTCTTTACAACCTCTGTTGGTCTGAAGCTCCAACCTGGTAACTCCGATGCGACGAGTACACGACCTGCATACTCGTCGTCCACCGCGTGGTGGGGGTAGTCATTCTCGCGTCCGTCGCAGAACTCCGGTCGGAAGTACAGGCGCGTACCCTTTTTAATCATAGGTTACGCCCAGTTTTGGGGTTGTTGGGAAACTCTTCTCAAATTCCTGATCTAACACCCGCCTGATGATCTCCTCCGCTACGGCCTTCGCCTCTTCCAGATCCATGCTGAAGCCGGCGTTGAGCACCGTACCTCTGGCCCGGCTTACGTAGTCAAGCCGGATGGTGTTAGCAAAGCTACTTACCTGCACGCCCTTAATCTCTACCGTACCGTTACGTCCAGTACATATCCCGTCTTTTACTGCTACCATTATAGACTCCTTTAATAATTGTTTTCTAACCATGTCCGCAAACTATCGATGTCTGCCAATATCCGGCGTGAATCTTCCGAATATATCTGCAGGGGTCCATCCACAAGCAGTTGTGCCAGACTTGACTTCCCACTACCGGGGATTCCTCTGAGAATATACAGTGTTTTATTCATAAACCTTTAATGCTCCTGTCTATATACGCGTGCGACGCCCTATACATCCCGTCTGGTTCCTTCCGCATACTTCTCAGTGTATGTTTTATATCCTCCGAGGCCGCTGACACGCGTTGGTAATCCATATTAAGCGTGATTTCGTAATACAGATCCACCGCCCACGCAATACCTAGTTTAGTTTCGGCGCAGTGGTTTATGATGGTTTTCCTCATGTTCGCTAACTGGTGTTCCTCGATGTTCATCTTGTTCCTCATATTGTGGTTCGACGCCCAACTCGGCGCATGCCTGTAAATAAGCCTCGCCCAAGTCCAACCAAGAGTCGTGAATTGCGGGTCCGCCAGCTGGTGGGTGTGTTAGGCCGCCCGTGACGTTCACGGTCTCAACCAGTTGTTCTGCCGCGGTCTTGGTTTCCCGCCTAAGTTCCTTTATCCTCTGACTAACCTTGGGTTCGGTTTTACTCAAGTACCCCGCTAACGCTGCCCTTGCTAAGAACGACCTACGAGCTATACCGCTGTCTGCCTGCTCTTCGGTTAGCCCCGCCTCAACAAGATGCATCTTTATAAAGGGTCCGTACATAGACCAATTGATATCTTCAGGAACTTCCAGGTCCTCGTCAAGCTCCGTAGCTACTAACTTGAGCATAGGTCCCTTAAACGGCCGTACACACCCCGCTCCAAGCTTACACCACGCTCCAAGCTCACACTTCTCTCCAAGCTCACACCCCGCTCCCAGCTCACACCCCGATCCCAGCTCACACCACTCTCCCAGCTCACACTCATCTCCAAGCTTACACCACGCTCCCAGCTTACACCACGCTCCCAGCTTACACCACGCTCCCAGCTTACACCCCGCTCCCAGCTCACCCTCATATCCAAGCTTACACTCATCTCCAAGCTTACACCACGCTCCCAGCTTACACCTCTCTCCCAGCTTACACCCCTCTCCCAGCTTACACCTCTCTCCCAGCTTACACCCCACTCCCAGCTCACACTCATCTCCAAGCTTACACCACGCTCCCAGCTTACACCTCTCTCCCAGCTTACACCACGCTCCCAGCTTACACTCATCCCCGAGCTCACACTCATCCCCAAGCTGACTGTGGGCGGGTATAACGCAGTCACGTTCGATGCGCGTATCAGCGGGAATGATCCAACCCCCGCTCTTGTTTAGTTTAAAATTCATCTTTTCCTTTGTTGTGAGTTCGGTATTCTCCCTCGCCAACTCCTTGAGATTCTCCATATCAGCGGCCAGAAATCCACCGCAGAAAAAGCACTGGTAGCGCTCTACATCGCTTGAGAGCACGTTGTGGTGCTCGTACACGGGTTCCAACTCTCCGTCGCTATCCTCCCGCAACGTCATGCGCGTCACCACCACCGCGTTGACCAAAACCTCTTCGATCCCGCCCGACTGCTCACAAATCGGACATTTAATCTGTAATTCTTTCATCTTAATCCTTATTTAATTGTTTACCGGCTTCCTGTAATCTCGCACGCAAACTCTTAACGTCTGAGGATCTGCGTTCAAGGTATCCGTATTCTCCATCCAGGAGATTCGTAGTAGCTAGGTTCAGCCCAAACCCGCTCTTTCTGATTAGGTGCTCCTCTGCCAGCTCCAGACTGCCGCGGCTAATGAGGTATAGATCTCCGTGGATAAAGATGTTAGAATCCCCGCCTAGGTAAGAGGAGTCGCCCCCTACCAGTTGGATATGCGGTATGTCCAACGCCATCTTTTTCTTACAAACAAGGGAGTTGCGACTTTCTGATGCGACGAGACCTGCGTTCTGCTCCAGTGTCTCCAACCCGTGTTTCTCCCATAGTTCTTGGGAAGCCAGCAACCCGAGGTCATCCACTGTCCGGAATACCCGGTCGAACACACTGCTACTTACCTCGTCGCCAAGCTCGCTGATGAAAGACTTCCAATCACTCAAACAGAAGCTGCAAGTGTCAGTCCGGGTGTACAACCCATTTCTAACGAACGGGTTGTGGCCGGATCGGGAAACGGCGAAGTCGACATACTTGATACTGACATCTACGGCCAGGTTCTTCCATTTATCCTGCTTAAATGATTTGAGCTTGATAAGCCCGTGGTCCACCCGAACAGTATCCAGATTCCTAGAAGGTCCGGATACTACGAAACTGCGTTTCATGTAGGGCTTGACTGCCTCTTCCAGATCCAGCCTCTCCTGCTCCTCTCCTTTCTTTCGGAGCTCTCGCAGTTGTTTTTCTAATTCGTCGATCATACTCATATCAATCCTTCTTTAATTGTTGTTGCATGTAACGGTGGTAGAAACCAACCATCATCCGATCCACCTCTTTCTTATCCAACTTCTCTGTATGTAGGCGAGGGGCTTTCACCACCTCCCGGGGATGCGGCCATCTCCTGCGTTTATCCCAATCAATGTTGACCTCAATTAATCCCGCAAATTCCGGAAGCTCTTCCGGGGTAATGAGGCCCAGGGGTGTCACGTAGTAGAACCGGTTTGGTCCTCTCGTAGATCCTGTACGGAGGAGATCGTGTTTAAGGGGTGCGGTCCGGTGCCGGGAGCTGTACCTACCGGCTGTCACCTGCTTGCGAGCATCTGCCTTGAAGTCAGCGCGCGACACCTTTATCTCATACTCCACCCAGTAACCAGCCTTGGTCACCTGCAGTACGTCACACTCAGTCCAGAACGCCGGTATGCACCGCGGACAGCACAAGCTACGCCTATACTTATCCTCCAGTATCGCGTTGGTACAGATCCTGGCTTTCTGTGCGTCCGTCATTTGGTCCTCAGCAGGGTGTAAGCCGCTTCGAGGCGCCGAGTGTGCTCCTTCGTTGTGTATTCCTCTTCGGCGAAATTCGTGCGAGCCCGGCGAAAGTCCTCCAAAGCGTATAGCGCTTCGGATGGGGGTATCCCTAGTTCCGCGAATATCTTAAGAGCCTGTTCTTTATTCATCCGGTGGTCCCCACCCCTTTAATCGTTCTCGCCAGTCCGGTACAAGACTATCCATATAAGCCTCGCAGCTGTGTGAGATAACAGCGTCCCACTCGGGTGGCCACTCCCAACCCTCGTCAAAAAGACCAACTCCTGATCCCACCATGTGATGGGCGAAGTTGCTGGCGAGGTACCCGACTATGCTTGTGTGCCGTCCGTCTGGGCTCTCCATATTTTCTATTAGCTCGTAGCAGGGTTCTGCTGGATCGAAATCCTCGGGGAGGGCCTCATTATGTTGCAGGGTGCGTACGATAAAGTCTGGGATATTCGGGTAATTACCTCGCATATCCAGATTGGCGACGACCAACGCCACCTCAACGGACGCAGGCCAGATGGGGATACAGTCTGGCATCGTGTCCATCCAATCCGCTCCCATCCGTGCCACAGGCCCTTCAGGCGCATCCTCCTCCTCCATGGCACTGGCGTAGGCCATCGTAGTTAGGAGTCGTCCAGCGTACTCCAGGAACTCCTCAGCAAAGTATTGGCCCATCATTGATCTGCCTCCTCAGGAGCAGCCACCCAAACCCAAGCTTGGACGTACACTCCCGGGTCATCTCCTTTGGAGACCTCCGCATTATCATCGATCTCGACCCGCCCCTCCTTCTCGTGGATCTCCCTAGCACGTTCTATCCATTCCATTCTTTCGTTATCTTTCATCTAATTCCTATTGTTAAGTTGCGACCTTAATATTTACTTGGCACTTAAACTTCCTTGGAGAGCCTGCCACTTCTCGCTCATCAACTCAATCCCGCGTCGGCGGAACTCCGCCCGTACATCATCCAATGATATAGGACAGAAGCCGGGCAGTTGCTCCATACAGACATTCATGTACCGAGGGTCGTCAATAACGTGATTATGGATGTGTCCGTGCATGTTACATAGGCACTTACGCATCTCGTCCGGGTGGATCGGGCAATGGCTTAACCACATACGCTTGTAGCGTAGGAGGCTGACAGGCTCGAGCTGGATGTTAGCTGGCAACCACTTATCCAAGTCCCGGATGCCCTGGTGGTCTAGCCAACGGTCGTCATGATTGCCCAGTATTATCCGGATATCTCCATTGAGCCTGGTTAGGTGGTGCCAGCCCTCAGCGGACATAGAGACATCTCCGAGGAGATACGTGACTGAACGCTTCTTGGGCACCTGTCGATTCCAGTTGTTTACTAGAATCTCGTCATGCTCTTCCGAGCAGATCCCCGGGCGTTTACCCTCCCCAAGCTCCACAATGTTTTTATGTCCGAAGTGGGTGTCGGACGCGAAGAATATGGTCATGCTGAATCCTGCCTCATTTAGTATGCGTATAAGTGCGCATTGAGTTTATCCGCAGTCGGTTGACGATCCAAAGATCCCAACTCGACCCTATTGACGCTCAGTTGCGCCGGAGAGCGATTGAGTAGTATCAGACGGATGTCTTTGAAGGGCGTGTAACGCCCTATCTCCGGGTCATCCATCCGTCGCTCAATCACTCGTGCAGCGTTGGTGTCGGCCTGACTGACATCCCCACTTACGTGGTAAAACCGATCCCCGACGCGCTGGCCTTCCAGCAAGCCCGTCTGTGAATCAATTTGCGATGTGTAGGCCGAAGCAACAAGCTGTAACTTCGAGCCACGCTGTTGCGTGACGTTTTCCAATGCCTCGGCTAAAACGCCTTTGGCCCAGGAACTCATTCTCCGATTGTAATTCCTCCATTTATGCTTGGAGCATATCGGAGAACTCAAATCTTCTGCTCCCACATGGGAGGCATGGTCAACAACTGCGTGAGCCGCTTTGAAAGCGATTGTCCGCAGTCTCTTTTGTGTCCGTTCTTTTCGTCTCTCAATCTTCTTATTTCCTAAGTTGTTTTTATTAATCCGGTCTGCTTTAGCCACCCTACCGGCTTCCCGGTGCTTCTCCTCCAACGCGCGGAGTTTGTTACGGGACTTACCCGTCTCCTTAACCCGGTCGCTGAACTTGGTCATGGTCTGCCCGAAACCCTGTCCGTGTAGACCTCCCCGGCTATCGGCAAACGCCTCAGTGTAACCCTTATCCACCCCAATCTTACCCACTCCTGGCGCTCGTCCGGGTTGTTTGTCTGCGCAGTAGTGGATCTCCACCCCCGTATCTTTCACAATTACTCGCAGGTTCGAGCCCTTGAGGTCTACGTTCTTACCACTTGTTGTGGTAGTCAGCCTTATAGAGTTCCCGTATTTTGGTGCAATCTTTAGGATTACAACTAGGCGCCCTTCCACTACCTCGGTCAGCACCCTATCACTACGAACCACAAATTGATTCGCGCAATGGGCTACGCCGTGCTTGAAGTGCTTACGCATCTGCCGGTGTAGGAAGTTGTCGTCCAACCACTCATCTTTCTTAAGCAGGGTGTACAACCGTTTCAACTCCTCGTCGGTCTCGGCCCTCTTCCTAACAGACTTTCGCACCCTCTCCTTGGCCGCCTCTTTGTATGAGTATATATCGTTGAGTACGTCTTTGGCAGTCTCTGCCCGAATCGTACCGTCCAGATCTAGGTACTTGTACAACGCAGGCAGCTCGGGTTTTACGGTGTTCAACCTTTTACCGGCTGTGCCTAGTGCGCCGTAACGCCGCCAGATGTCAGCACGCATAAACGCTGTGGCCTTGCATATAGGTAGCAAGGCCTGATTAGGTTCGGCGTTTATGATGCGTGTGACTTTCATTTTACTTCGTTACGATCCAGGTACTCATCAACAGCCCGGCGGACTATCTCTGTCAGCGCCAGACCTGTGTGGTTCGAAAACCGGGTTAGGCGCTCGAACATGCGTCGGGGGTAGCTCATCATTCTTTTTACTTGATTCATGGTTATACCTTACATACTTATTGCGATACTGTCAACCCCTGTTTGTATTTTATTTTGTGTTTAATTTTAACACTTCCAAACACTGTTAGGTACTTAAATGGCTTCTGGGAGTATCTCCACACCGAGGACAAAAGGTCCGCCTTTAGGTATCCAGCCTTTATCCAAACACCTCCGCACTAAAGTCTCAAGGCGGTTAACGCCGAATGCTGTAATGATTTTATATTGCATCATTCACCGTCCTTATGGTCAACCAGACAATTGGGCGAGTCTTCGCTATGGCTCGATCCGCAGACTTCGGCGTTGAGCTTTCGTCTCTCGCTAAAGTGGCCTCCGTTAAATCCCTGAATGACTTCCCAATGTGGGACAATTTCACCCTCTGCTCTCACCGCAAATGTTTTTGGATCTTCTTCCAAATGGTCTAGGACGTACATAGTGCCAAAATCATATTCGGTTATAGATTTAACATGTTTGTACATGTAGTTTTTTTCACGCCTTAAAGCCGCAGTAAAATGGTAGATTTTAATTACATCACCAACGTGGATAGGTCTCCCTTTTTTGTCATAAATAGATTTCATAATTTACCTCCATCATTTTCAACCAGACTCATGCCTCTTCTCCTTCGTCGATCCAGCCAATTCGGTGTTGAGGCCTTCGAACTGCTCGTGAAGCATCTCTAAGCGTTTAACAGCTTCAGGAGTCCAGTTATGATCTTGGGCCACGTCTTCTATGGCGTCTTCCCACCCGCAAACTATTCCATAAATCCATGCGTCCCGCTTGTTCTGCGACCAATCGCGGGAGCAAAAAGCCACACAGTTTAGTAAGCTGTCATGGATATTATTTGGTTCAGGGTGACTCATGACTTATCCTTTTTAGTCTCAACAAGACCCTCGCCCGAATCTACTTCGTCGATCCGGTCAGTTTCGGCGTTATATTTTTCCCAGTATGCCGTTACCTGATCACCCATTGCCTCCTCGGGTGCAATTTCGTTCATCATGTGGACCCAAAATCCTGACAGTAAACGGCTCAATATGTTTTCAGCCCTCGTTGCACGTTCAACGGCATTACTGTAATCCGTTTCAACCAGACAATCAGCGGAACGCTCAGAATCGCGTCCCGCTATCTCTGCGTTAATTATTTCAGCCGAACATTTTACCACCACAAGACGGTGAAATCCATAACCTCTACTTTTCTCGACGTATTCAAACGCCTCTTCGGCAGTTTCGTACTGCCCTGTGTGGAAACGATTGGTACAACCATTTGCGTTTCCGTTGCCGTGATAATTCCGACGATCTTCATGGACTTCATACCAGTTTTTCATTTTGTATTCCTCGATTGTAATCACAACGAGTCCTCCGTGCGAATCTCCTTCGTCGATCCGCACAAGTCGGAGTTGGGCGAAAACATAAAAGGATTGCGTTTTATAGCATCTAATAAATCAACGTATGACCGATCTTGGTTTGGGGGTATTTCAATAATACAATCAGCGGAACGCTCAGAATCACGTCCCGCTAACTCTTCGTTAGAAATGCGCCAGTGGGTAATTGTAGAAACTTTGCAGTGCTCACCTTCCTCATTTTCCACCCCGCAAAATCCAAACTCATCCCATTTCCCCTTTTGGATTAGCCAATGTTTCTCGGCAAGGTCTCCGAAGTGAAGAACCTCAAATTCATTGTTTCTTGGCGGCGCGGATTTTGTCGCATCCATCCAATCTGAGGCAGTGTTTCCATTTTTCATGCCTCTTCTCCTTCGTCGATCCGGTGGACTTCGGCGTTGTGCTTAACCCACGCCTCCATGAGTGACTGCACCGAAGAGTGCTGGCCTGTTGTGATGTAGTAGTTTTGGGCAACTAAAAACTCCATATAGTTCCCTTGAGTGATCCCGCGCAAAACAGATATTAAGTCATCTGCGTTTACTTCAACCATAAAATCAGCGGAATTGCTTTTATCGTTCTCATTTTTCATACGTTCTCCTTTGTGTCGGCAATCCCGCCAGCTTTTGCGTTGATTAGTTGCTCGGAAGAAAAGTCACCTATAACCTCAAGCTCAACGTCGTCATCTGGATGACCTTCATATGTGCAATCTATGCAAAAGTCTTCATCTGCGTAGATGCGGTCACACGAGGGGCAAAAGCATAATATTGTCATTTAATTTTCTCCATTTGTTTTTCAGTTTTAACAAATCTATAGGGGTCCAACTCCACCACCTTCTCAAACACCACGTTCGGATGTATCAGGGCGTCATAAGGTCGCTCCGTGGCTATGGTGCCTGTCTGCCTATTCCACTTACGGCGAACCTTGGATGCCACGCTCTGATTACGGAACACCATCGGGTGTTCAGAGCGGTAGGTGCCCCCCACCTCCCCCCGTTTACGAGCTACATACGAGGCCTCTAATGAGTCGTCCAATTTATCTATCTCAACTACGTACTGCATGTTTATCCTTGGGTAATCTTGTTGCTTTCTTCGTTCTGCGCCTTTCCCACTTCTTCGACCGACCTTTGTAGGCCAAACGCCTTAGAAGGCTATCCATCGTTTTATAGGTTTTCATGGTCGACCTGCGGCCCTCTTGACTTCTACAACCCTGAGATTAGCTAGAGCTCCGCAGGTGTCCCGCACCTCCTTCAACGCCAAGGCCCGTGCCTGTGACACGTCCCCTCTGGGTGCTAAGGGCCAGACTGTATGCGTCAAGGTCGTGGTACTCTCTACCACTACCTTAAAACGTTCCAGGCGTGTATCCCATAGGTGGTCGAAGGTAACGAAGGTCCCGTTCATCAGACAGAGGGTTATCCAATCGCGGGTCAGCTCCATTACGTCATCTATGAACTCCCGGGCTCCTATGCTCCACTCGCCTGCTAATTGTTGGTCCATGGCCAGCGCAAACACGCCAACTTCGAACCAGATAGAGGGGAACCCGCCAACTTTCTCCCCTAGCAGATCGTACAACTCGTTGGATCTATCATCTGTGTAGTACTGGTCGGCAACCGCCACTACCGTCTGAATCATGCTTTCATCTACTTTCATATTATTCAAATGCGCCAATCGCGCATAGGTTCCTTAATTAAGTTTGTGACGGTGCAAGCAGAGGGTTCCCAGAAGGGACCCTGCCAATGAGCGCAACTGTTGTCCCAGAATTCACCCACGCCTATCCTGTGTGTTTTTTGCCACTCACGAATCTGTCCGGCTCCGATAAACGTTACCAAGGATCCGTCAATCTGCAGTTCATTATAACGAGGTTGTTCGAACCTCATGTAGATATCCATTAACATCTGCTTGAATTGAAGGCGTAGATCCGCCGCGTGGGGGTCATCTCGTCCGACTACAACACTCTGAGGTTGACCTTCTAGAACAGCTTCTAGGAGTTGTTCCAGCAAGAAGGCCGTGCAATCCTCTCGCCATTGACGCTTATCCACGGAGGGCCTTATAAGCTACGTAGACGAGAGCCCCCGCCACAATCAAAGCGCCTATCACAGTAGGTCCGTAATGCTCGATGTCGGCCTGTAGATCTTCTCTCTTCTGAGCTTGGGCCAGATCGTCCTCGGTCATATGCCCGCCACCCATGCTAGAACTGTTATCGCCATAGCTATAAAAAACCCCACCCACATTCCCATGATGAATACATTCATTTTATTCCTTTGTTATGGTTAAAAATATGAGACTCACGAAGCGTGGGCCTTCAAGTATATATAACGTAGACAGGGGTTAAATTCCCTTTCGCCAACCTAGCCTCCAAAGCAGTAGGGCAAGGGACGACGCTGTCTCATCCACCGCCTGCTCATCTAGCTCCGTACAGGCGTGCAGGCCTTCATGTAGAATCACATCAAGATCCACCAGGGTCTCCCCCTCTTTAGGGACATGGATTGTCTTGTCGCTGTATATGCAGATGCCCAAAAGTCGTTCGCCCTCGGTCCGGTGCCCGTCCGGGATCTCAGCTGAGTCCTGGACTCTCCAGCGTTTGTGTCGTAGGACAGCCGTTTGAACAGGTCGGTGCATGTACCGACTCTAACACCTCGGGGGTGGGTTGGTCAAGCTCTTCAATATGAGGAACTAGGCCCGAGGCCTTTAGGACAGGAAAGATCACGTGCTGTACATGGTCCATCGCTTTGTCGTCCACCCACTTATCACAGGTGAGAACCACTTGAAAGGCCTTCAAACTCCCGCCCCGAATAACCGATACGCCTCTATCTGAGATCTAGTAGACCCATCCTCTACTAGCTTACGTGTAGTTTGTAATATCTCCCGCAGTGCATCCAGGCGCTCTCCCACCGTCAGTTGCAGGAACGCGCAATTAAGAGTCGCGTCTTCCGAAGTCAGTTCCGCTTCAGTAGGGTGCTTGCCGGGTTTATCAGGTCCGACCCATATCAGCATATCCAACTGTTCCTTCTCGTTCTTGTAACGGACGTCCGGTACTACAACGATCTGCGCGCCAGTCTGCATCGCACGCCGCTTCATGTCGTTCACCCATATGTTTAGGTTGATCGCTCTCGTCGCGTCCCCCAATTGTATGAGGTCATCACGTACGGTGTTACCCTTTGTCAGTGGGTTTGGACTGGGGCTGGCCTTACCCTCTGCTGTGTAGAGTAGTGGGTTGTCCTGCGCCACACCATAGTGAGCGGCCAGCATGTTCTTCAACCCCTCGGCTAGGGCTTTGATTGTGGAGGGTTTGGTCATGTGCCCCGCCACTACCTGCGCGGCTGGGTCCTTACCTGATCCTGCGCGACCTGCTATCCCGACGTAAAAAACATCATTCATAATCATTCCTTATATTTGCTTCCGGTTGTCGGAAGACTTGTTTGCGCACACGTCTAAGGCGGTAGACCTGTGCCATCCGCCCGTACCAGTCTGTTACGCCTCTGTTGAACGTCCAGGTGTGTATCTCGGGTTTCTCAAGCATATTTTTCCTTACTGTTCTGGTTCATCTAAATCTGTGTTTTCGGCTTCAACCCTACCGTCTAGCCTACGGGCTAGTGCTCGCCCTCCTAACGCCCCGCCGACCAATCCCGCTGTGTCCCCGAAGAACCGAACACGTGGATCGCTGCTAAATCGTACTGGGAGTGTACCTCGTAATTTTTGGGCCGCCATCAACCCACCGAGACCTCCTGCTACCGTCCCCCCAGTTCGCAAGGCCCTTCCGCTGCGGTCGCCGGGAAGCAGCGATGCCAACCCTGCCGGTATTGCTGTAGCTGTGAGTAGTCCCAAAGCCGCTCGACCTGCTGTGGCTCTATTCGCTAATTCAGGGTCTTTTATCAGCTGTGGTATGGTGGGTGACCCTAGTATAGAGCTCAAACCAAAGTTGTAGTACCCTGGTATACCTTCAAACACAGTATGTTTTGCTCCCTCCGCGTAGTTCACTTTATTACCCGTGTGCCGTGCCTTGATACTCTGCATCGCCATACTAGGCCAGTCGTCGTTATGTATCACCCAGTCTTCGTCGTGATCGTGGATGTGCGTACCGGAGCTGGGGTGTCTGTAACTCGTCCATGTTTTTTGACCTCGCTCAGGGACCGACACTAAGCTTGGTACAAACCCCGCCGATAACATCTCATCCTTACTCAGTTGTTGCTTGCTTATCATAGACCTTGGTATGCTGTCTATCCTTTTAGGTCCTATCATCGGATGGTCTACGTGTGTGTCTATCATCCTTTTGAGCTTAAGTATACTCGGGTAATCTAATCCCTGATCTGGGTGATCCACCGCCCATTGTATCAACGCCTTAGAGTTAGGGGTAGGTCGTCTTAACAAACGATCTATCCATGAACGAGAGGCCTCTGCGGGGGGTTCTTGCGCCGCCGCCTGCTTTAGTCCTTCTCGCAGGACCCTTAAGTCGTCTTTTGAAATACGCACGACCCTATAGCTTTTTAGTTGGTGTGGTGACTTCTCCACCCGGACCCGCAGAGACCTTACCCGCCTGCCCCAGTGGTTTTACGGGTTTGGCTAAAGTTGGCTGGATGGGCTTGACCTGTATCTGCTGGGTTGGGGGAGGTGCTGTTGCGGCTTTCACCGGGTTACGGGTGCGTAGGGCCTCGCGTAAGTTACCTGGTAAGAACGAACTCTGGTCTAGTGCCTTGGCTAACCCCCTTGGGGAGCTCTTATCAAGTTGTCTGCCTATGGCCTTGGTTCGCATGATATCAGGTAGGTAGTCGTCGACGTAGCTCATGAACTCACGGTCTTGCGCTGCGTTGGACCTATTAGCGGCTAGTCCGTGTCCCGCAGCGCCTCCTGCGTAAACCGCTGCTAGGTGTCGTAGAAGGCGTCCGGCGCTCTGCATGCCTGTGCGAGTCACGCCTCTACCAGGCAGGGCGGAAGCCGCGAGACCGCCTGCTCGTCCTAGCATACCGAGACCTGCGCTGAGGTACCCCGCTGAATCACGCCCCGTAGCTTCAGAGAGTTGTCGAGCGTTTCCCAACGGGCTCTTCAGTGCATCCCACAAGAAGCTGGGAGTCGATACCCTATTTCTGGGGAACTCCATCAGGTCATCACCTGCACATTTAGTTAGGTAGTCAAGGTAAAGTCGTTGTCCGATGTGTGTTGTCATGCTAGCATTATGAGGGTTTGCCTGGGTTTGTCCAGTCCATAGTAGCTAAAAAAGAGCCCGAAGGCTCTTTTCATTTAGAAGTTACGCAGGCCTAAGCACTGCGTCAACCTCTTCAGGAGCCGGAGCTCCAGTAAGTACGCGTTGGAATGCCTGAACCTTGTCCAGGGTCTTAGCTTGCCCCTTGATACCATCCAAAGACAGTACTTTGGCCTCCAACTTGTTGGTCTCCATCAGCACGGCTTCCACCGCTGCTTCCTGGAAATCCCCAAGTCCCGCGACCTGAGTCAAGGCCTTATGGTCCTTGCGGAGGACCTTCAGTTGTTTGCGGTAATCCGCAAGGTCCTTCTCTGGTCCGAGTTGTTCTATTTTAGCAGTACAGTGGGTAGACAGTTTCGAACCTGTGTTTTCCAACTTAGTTCCAATAAAGATTCCGGCGTTGAGTGTGTGTAATTTGATCATGATCATATCTCCAATTTTAACGTTAAAATACCCCAACCGAAGTGGAGGGGACTCAAATATATATAACGTAGTTGGAGGTGTTATTGCACTTTAGACCTCGTCGTCGTTACCCTGTAATAGCTGCGACAATCCGAACCCTCCCGCGGCCCCTGTTCCGGCACGCGTTGCCATAGTCTTCCGCCATTGACTTACATTCTCTGGACCCGAAGCGATAAAATCCTCCAGCTTTCCGATATGCCTGTCTAAATCCCCGCGTAAAGATTCCCGCTCTGTGATAATCTTACGCTCCGCACCGCCTAGCATTTTCTTAAGTTTGCTAATACCAGTAGGTACGCTCACCTCTAAGTCTACTAGACCAAAGTTAGGACTATTCGGGTTCATAGATACAGCTTTCCGACCCAAGACGGGGCCTTGACCTGAGTCGTATATACCCATTTTATCACCCTTAAGATACCCCATAATCTCATCTTTCATGTAACCCAAATGGTCCTTCTGTTCTCTCGTTCTGCGATTGAAGTAACGTCCTGACATCATATCATCCGTACCCTGCATTAGGTCCAGATAACGCCCCCAACCCCTGCGAACCTTGCTCGGTACCATGCTTTTTAAGTCTGCCTTGGCCATAATATTTGGAACCATGTTAATACGCTTCGCTGTCTGGTAAGCTTCCCTCCAGCTGGGGTTACCCATCTGGGTCTTAACTAGATATGCTCCTGCGGCGTTGCCCAGCAATAACTGTTTCAAAGACTGGAGTTTATTGGCTTGTTTGAGGAGTTGCGCTACCTCTAATTTTTCTGAGTTATTCATTGTTCGTCCTTGTTGTTAATCATTGTATCATACCCCCTGGCTCTGCGTATCGTCAATCACTTTTGCGCTTCTTCCAGATCCAGCTCACCTGCCACCACCCGACGCACATCCTTCTCCCGGACGCCCAGCAATTGCGCTATCTGCTTCTCAAACGCTGGGTTGGGTACCGGGGTATCCAGATCGATCGCACCCCAACGTCCGCCACCAACCAGAACAGGGTCGAACAGACCGCCTGCTACGGGCTCCAATGTGTCGGGGTTAACGGAGTCGGCGTTGTCCAACGTTCGGGGTTTGAGCTCCGCCAAGCTCTTATCGGTAAAGGGTCCGAGGCGCAGCTTGCCCCCACCTAGATCTCTGGCGAGCATCCCACTACCTTGGAGAAGCGCCTGAAACTTATCCCAGACGAAGGGTGAGCCTGGTTCGCGCGGGGTGTGGCCTGACCTAACGGCCTTCCAGAAGTCGTCGTTGCGCTGACCTCGAATTGTCGAACTCTCTCGTAGGGTGGCGTAGGCCCCGCTGGAGATTAGGGCATTACGTTCCAATCCAGATAAACGCTTGGCTTGGGCTGCGTCGGATCCGCCTTTTAATGGTTGTTCGTCCATCGAATAGCTGCCTTGACTTCTACCACTGAGCTTCGACGAGGCCATGTGATGCAACTTCATAACAGGAGCGTAACCCACTGTAATTGGATTCTCCAATTCACGTTGCTCCATCGGATCAAACACCCGTTCTTCCGCGTCGATCCCATGCTCCGCCAGTTGTTGTTCTACAAAGTCATACCATTTCTCCCCTGGTTTATTAAACGCCGGAAGATTGTAACCCTCGCCCCTTTTCTTGGCGACCTTCCCCAGTAAAATATCATAAACCATCGCAGAATTCACCCGGCTCGGAATTCCCAAAGGATTAAGTAACATCTCCAATGGTAGACCATCCACAGTGCGTGGCATCTCCTCATCAGAGAGTATCTTGGATACGACGCCCTTATTTCCGTGACGCTCTGTCAGCTTGTCCCCCACCATCACAGGTGTCTCTGTATCTATCACTACCTTCACACCTTTCTTAGTCCGGACGACATCCTGCACAGTCCCAGGCTCATTGTGATCCCACACCAAACTCGCGTCCTGCCGGGTCTGTTGCATAGCCCGGCTGAGCTTACCCAAGCTCCCCGCTTGTGAGGTGAACATCCTGGGTTTGGTCGCCAACACATAAGGGTCACCCTTCTCCAGAATCTGACCGGCCCGCGCCACCCCCTCTGCATCCAACTTCTTCAATTGAGTTTGCTTGAAAGCCGTGGGGAACAACGAGTGGAAATGATTCTTACCACCCTTAACATCCCCATCAAACTCTTGGTCCTCTACGTAGGTCTGCCTACTAGTAAGGCGATTGGCTAGGCTCTGGCTGATGACCACCGCGTCATCCATGGAGTAACCCTTGTAGGGGACTAGACCTATGCGGGCGTTGACACTCATAGCCAACGTCCCTTTGTCGTCTGTGTAGTTGGAGCGCGCCAGAAGTTGGCCAGGCTCCACCATATCTCCCTGCTTAACACTGGGGGTGCTGTGCAAACTAGTCTTACGATTAAAAAGAAAGTTGTTATAAAGCTGTTTAGTCCAGGTTTCCCCGGTCTCCGGGTCCTCTAACTCGACGTGGTCATTGTCCACGTTCAGCACCCGCCCAAGTCTGTCGCTGAATACCGCGCCCATAGACTTCCCTAGCTCCTGATCGAAGCTCCGGTCCTGTCCGTCTATCTTGGTCTGGACCAGCGGTGCCTCAGGGTTGACCAACGGTAGTGCCTGATTCAAGAACCTAGACCCGTAGAACACACGGGGGGCCTGCACCCCTGACTGCATGGGAATGGTGTTACCGTGGATACTTAAAAATGAATTGGCAGACGGAAGCTCAATGTCAATCTCCTGATCATCAACCTCTTGAATTCGCCCGTCTTTTACTGCGTAGGTCATGCGTACAACCCTGGGTTAGGGGGTTGTAGGGTTGGGCGTGGGCCGCCTGTCATAAGTTTAGATAGATAGGGTAGCCCGCTATTCAGGATTTGTCCGAACCATGTGTTGGGGTCCCCATATTGGTTACCGCGGTATGCATCTAGAGTACCTTGCATGAAGGTCGGGCCTGCGTTGGGATTCTTTGTGAGACCCGCGTACTGCTCGTAGCGGTTAAGGGCCTGAGCGCTCACACCCTCGGGCGCGCCCAGCAAGTCGTTGTTCACCTTGTAATCGTTGGATAGGCCTTGGAGTAGGTCCCGTCCGCTTGACGCGGACTCCATGGTGTTGAGCCTGTTGGTTGTCCAGTCTTCCATATACTTATCAGTTTCCGGCATCCCTAGATTAATCATACTATCCCCATCGCCGTTAAGGACCATGTTACCTACCGCGCCCCAGGGAGACAGATTCCAGGCTGTACTTAGAGCTCCTTGTGCGACATGACCAACAGCTTTACCGTAATTGCCAGCACGCCAGTTTTCTCTGGCTCCCTGCGCCCCTACAGCAAAAGGTCGTGCTAGATTCACAGCACGTTGTGATTGTCGCTCTAGCCAGTTACCGTCTGCAAGGCCCTCCGCCTGTCCTGTAGTTAACCACCGTCTATCATACCCCTCCGGGGTATTGCCGGGCCCAGTGTTCATAGTCTGATTGACATCCTGACTAACATTAAAGGCTTCCCTAGCGTTGGGACCTTTGAAGCTGGTAGGAACAAACCCGTTGTCGGTCTGACTGCGGGCCGCCACTATATCCTTAAACTCCTGGGACTTCGGGCCATAAGATGCAGGTAGTTCAAAGGATCTGTCAGCCTCCGCGCCCTTAGTAAGGAACTGCAGCTTCTTCTGGATATTCTTAAGTTGAGTCATGGCCGTCGGGCTAAAATGAGGTACGGTCTTACCGTCAGCTTGAGTCTGGGCCTCCGCCTGTTGTCGTACGAGATCCGCCTCACGTTTGGTCAGGTCCGCATCACGTTTCATCAACTGTGACTCGGCCTGAGCCTGTTGTGTCCTAAGTTTTTCGGACTTAAGTTCGGAGTCTTGTTGACGCGTCTGCTCTTGTAGCTTTTGAAGTTCCTGTTGACTCTGTTCTATCTGTCCCTGCATCTCGCCCAGGCGTGGATCCTCCTCCGGTTCTTCCGGTGGAGGAGGAGGGGGCGCCATCTGTGGTTGCGGGGCGTTCTGCGTCAGGGACAGCGGCCCGTAAGGGAACTGTCCTGCGCGCTTTATACTGCGGAGTTGAGATAGGAGTTGGAGGTTGTTCATCGGTAGAGTTTACCCAGCGCTTGTTGCTCCCTAGCTTTCTGAGGATTACGATAATTGTAGTTCATGCGGCGGAGCCAGGGTAGTTTGTTGTACTCTGCGCTCTGCTGTTGGACTTCCTCCGGCATCAGACCCATAGCGTACCGTAACCGCTCTTCTGGCACTCTCTGTCGCATCTTACGCCGCGCGCCCGTGGCCACGTTGATGTCTCTGTTCGCCAGCTCTGCATCCCTTTTAGCCTCGTACCAAGGTTGGTAGGCGCTCGCGGCGTTACTAACCGCGCCTCCAACAGCGTTCATCGCAGGTCGCAAAGCGTTTACTCCAGGCTGTAGTACGCCCCAGTTAGACCCCTGTTGTCCTGATGTCGTGTCCGGAGTTGGGTTATCTTGGGCTACTGTAGGAGCTTGGCTGTAGTCATCTACGCCTTCTAAGTGCTGACTACCTACCTGCCCAGGGGTCCATACGGGATTCATGGGCTGTGTTACGGGTCCTAGCGCTCGTGTAGGCGGTGTCACTGGTGCAGGAGGTGGGGTATAGTTGTTAGTCCAACCCTTTGTAGGCATTGGAGGAGTGGCAGGTTGCTCTACAGGGGGTGCTACTGGCGCGGGAGGTGGGTTCTGTGCTTCCTGTTGCGCTTGGAAATCCAGCCAACTTTGTTGCGTCGGAGCCTGCGGGCTGGCGTTTAAAGGTGGTACATACGGTTGGGCGAATCCCGCACTGTCTTGCTGTGTTTTAATGGCCGCGAGATCAGGGCGTCCTATACTGGTAAGGCGCTGTGCATCCATACCCTGAAAAGCGACTGGTATACCCCCGGAGGTATCTCGGTACGCCTGATCCCGGTTCCGGATTGCGCCGCCCGGGGGGTTAGCTGGACCGTTATGCTGCACTGGGGCGTTTATAGTTTCAGGTACGGAGTTCCTGTTAGCCTGTTGGTGATACTGCGCATTTAAGGTACCTGCTTGGTACCCCCCGTTGCCTCCCGCTACAGAATTCTGTACGGCTTGAGTATTAGCAGCGTTGTTAGCTAAATAGTTCTCGGTCCACTCGTTAGTGTTTATGTTACGCTGTTGCGCAGGAGATGCGCCCACTCTAAGTTTATTATAATCTACAGATCTATCAGCAGCGGACTCCGGTACGTAGGGTTTGCTCGCTGGTATATTATATGCGGGAGCCGGGGGAATGTCTATCTTAGGTGCAACTGCAGGCGGTTTAATCGCATTTGGTGTCGGTGTGATAGCCTGAGTCTTCGGTGTGATATCTGGAATAGCCGAGCTCTTTATCCAGCGGTTAATAGCCCGCTCCATCTGAGCCAGCCTCGGGTCGTTAGCTGAAGCCGCTTTTAGTTCTCCGCTTGGGAGTCTGGTGTACGTACGCTCAGCTCCTCCATCTCGGAGGCGGCGTCGGAGGTCTCGTTGCATCTGTTTCATGGCAGTCTGGGTTATATGTGTGGTGTTCAAAGGTAGTTCAATCTGTGTCTCGGTATCGTTCGGATTTTTCGTTGGAAGCGTGATTCGGACCAATCCGGGGTCTCGGACTTCCTTAGGTTTCTCCATCTGACGACGCGCCTTATATGCCTGACGTACGCCCAAAGCTCCAAGTCCCAAAGCTCCAACACCCAACCCAGCCCCTAAAAGCAGTTTGTTACGCTCGGAGCTCTGACTGGCGTCAAAGCGACTATTGTTATTCTCCAACGCCTGAATGCCCGGATCTATCAAATGCATTATTGGTGTGGACAAGGCCGTCGCTGCCAGTGGAATACCCAGTCCTAGAGGAAGCTTGGGTCCACCGGGTCTCATGGCCTTAATCAAGTAACCCAAACTCGCGGCGTTCAGGCCCGTAGCAGCAACCTGCTGGATACCTGTTGGGTTCCTGTCCTTCAGACTCGCCATAAAAGGGTTATACCCCTGATACTCCGCCATTGTCATGGGTATAGCTGCGGCCGTTCCATACGTGTAGGGGTTGGCCAAAAACCGCTTCAATAGACTTGCTTTCGCCGCGGGGTTAGCTGATTTTGTTAAAGTAGGTTGCATCAGGGTACTCTGGTTTAAATTGTAAGGATTGTCAAGAACTAGCTTACTTGGTCTACGGGTATGCCCAGAGCTTCCGCCAGGTTCTTGCTGGCCTTGTTTGTGTGGACGATCATGGCCCGCACCTCGTCAACGCCCGAGGCTTTCTCCCTGATGATCTTTTGGATAGCCTCCTTGGCGTAACCATGGCCTCGATGCTCTGGAAGCACGCCGATGCTGTAGAACCCTACTTTCTTCATAGGGGGTCTGAGACGTTCCTGCCAACCGACAAAGCCTACCGGGGATTGTGTGGAGGCCTCTCGGATCATGTACACTCCACCATCATGGTGCCCAATGGATAGACCATAAGGCCAGTACTCTGGGTTCTCCTGTCGGATGGTCTCCATGATATTCTGGACTTCTTGTCGAGACTCGGAGGATGCTTGCTTGGCATAAGACGTGTAGTTGACTGTAGTTTGCATATGCGGATTATAGCACAGGCTCCTGATAGGTAAAGAAAAAAGGTGGCCCAGCCCGACCCAACAAGGGCGGGCTGGATAGGCCCTGGGCTGGACCACCAAAAATGTTACTGGCCCTCCCCGCGAGGGTTGGACCAGGTTCGCCATGCTACCAGGCGTCGCCGCCTGGTGTTTCGCCGACCGGTTGTCCCCCACATGACACAGGGGCTCCGGCAAGTGCCGACGTTAAGGTTGAAAATCCTGCAGATACCGGATATACGCCCACCATAACTCTGGTAGGCCCATCCAGGGGTTATCCCTTGCTTCCATGACCCGGAGTGCGCAACTGGCGTACTCATGCGGTTCGTTACCGCAACGCGCGAGCAGGCTATCGTGGTGGCGGTGGTAGAATTCGAACTTCTGCCCATTGATCGCGTCGAACCTCATCCACGTACATTCTGCACAGTCGTGGGTGTACCGGGGCCTGAGGATCAGATCCTCGTCCACGTTGTACCCGCACCGTTGTAAGTACTCCTGGCACGCGGCGTCGTCGCCCACGAAGTCATTATCCTTGAATTGGATGTTATTAGTGTCAACATCAATGTGACACTCCCGTAACCTTTGCATCTGACCATATGACAGTTGTTTTGGTTTCCTCGTATCCTTGGGTTGGAATGATGCACGTCCGGCGTCCCGGGTGTAGTCTGGGTGAGCTCCCCGAAAAGAGGTACACCCATTCGCAAGTTACTGCTTTCAAACTACCGTGCACCAAATTGTAAAATAAAAAGGGGCCTGTAACAGAGTGGTGTGAGTCGCTAGCACTCAGCCTCCGCTCCGATACAGACCTGGATCTACACCCCCGCTTCACTCACCCCGGGAACTCCCAGGATGTCAGCGTGTTTATACTTTTCGTATAGCCTGCAGCCGGAGGGAATCGAACCCTCGTGTTGTACACCCTTTACGTTATCCTCTACATGCTTGTCCTATTCATTAATCTCACACAGCTTACGACGATAGGCTTACCTTAATACTGTGCTAGTTCTCTGTCTATCTTATTCCAAACACCGCGAACACGTGTTTGAAACCAGTCTAAGTAATGACCCCTTATTACACACCGCATAGACCGACAGTGTACTAGGGGGATCCAGCGGTTAGGCTGCGAGCGCACGTGGTGCCGTGAAGGCCCCAAATGCACCCTGAATCAGGTTAGATACTTTTGCATCTGTGTTTGGTCTGGCGGATTTAAGAGGGGCTTTAACCAATCCCTCTGCATGCAGATAACGCTTCTGGGTGCCAATCGACACCTTTCGGCCGCATATTAAATAAGTTTACGCCCTAGCACCAAGCGTCCCTGGTGTTCACACGTCGGTTCGTGTTCCGGATTTGAGCATCGCTGAGAGGCTTGTGGGCGTGTTTAAATTGGTAGCGGGAGCAGGATTTGAACCCGCGATCTCAAGCTTATGAGGCTTGCGAGGTGCCAAACTCCTCCATCCCGCCATAAATCTGTATACACCATCTAGGGTGTAGGTCAATCTAAAAATGTGACCCAACCCAGGCGTTAACCTAGGAGGGTCGCGGACTTCGCGTTTAAAGACCTGTGTCTCAGCAGTCGGGCTCTCGCCACTTGCTTGTCCTAGCTTTCGGTCTAGGCACCTGTTCCGTCATTCGGGGACGGACATCCCAGTGTGCGCTCCCAGAGGGAGAGGGTCACCTTGCACACTCTAACAACTATCTGTTTAAGATAGTCTCAGCGTGGGTGACGCAACGCCAGTAACTCACTTGGTGTGAGCACGACGCCACGACGATCCACAGTGAAGTCCCGGCGAACCGGGAGCTTTGGTTTTTTCACTTGTTGGGGCATCAAATATATATAACATGGTTAGGCGGGTTATTGCATCGGGGGGAGGACCTTAAGTACGTTGATAACCCCCACCACCTCTGGTTCAATCTGGGGTGCGTCCTCCATCGGGTCATGCAGTATCAGTTGCTCATACCCTGGGATATCGGGGTTACCAGATACCAGAACTACAGCATGACACTGCTCCATCGTTTGCCCGACCGTCCCTAGGTAAACGCCAGGGATCATATGAGCGAACTCCACAGGGGTGTACAACGTGGAGTACCCGTAGGATGCCAGAACCTTCAGTACATCGGTTGTGCTGAGTTGCTGTGGCCAACGCCGTAGGATCTCAGCGGGTGCGACGCCGACCAGCATCGCTACACACGTGTGCTGGCAACTGATGCTGGTCGGCTGTGTTCGGAACTTCACAGGGAATAGATCATAGGCTTCGGCTAGTTCATTCAATCGCTATTCCTCTGTTGTCAGGTCGAACGCTAGGCTCATTTCTGCGTTAGGCGCCATTCGGGTTGTTTCAATCTTGGGGTAGCTATCATATACGCTGCTACCTATTAAACTGGGAGTCACCCCGTGCTTCTGGCAGAGCTCGTATACCCGTGCAGGTAACCCCTCTATCTTTATCATACTGACGCTTCCTGGTTTTAAAGATTGCCGGGGTGCGTCCACATTAATCAGGTGTAGGTATGGGATATGCCCTTCAGCTTCTTTCATTAGTTGCATTGCTTTGGCTATGGGCTCGTTCACCGCAGGCTGCCCTCTGTTGAGCATTATGGTAAGGAATAAAGCCTTACATACTCTCTTCCGGGCCACAATATCTAAGTGCGCTTGCTTTTCCAAAGACCATGTTCCCAGGTAATCAAAATACAGCACATCGCAGTCATCCCCCTGCGCGTCGTCCAGAAACTCTTGGGTTGTACACGGGTGCTCTTTGTAGGGTTTAAATACCGCGTTGGGGAATAAGGGGCTGTTCACTTTAGCGAATTCCACCATGTCCGTATGTACCTCTGGGTTCTGCTCTATACCTATGAACTCAAAGTTAAAGGCAGGGAATGCCCGTGCCACAGACTGCTCAAAGCACCAATGAGCACCTGGAAAGCTAACTATCTTAGTGACCTTGTTCTCATCTAAGAAATCAGCCATCCATTGTTGGAGGCGGGGGTCTTGAGCTCTCTTGGTGTTCGCCGCCATCCAGTCGAAAGCGTGCGGATTTATACACCCGTTACTTAATCTATCATTGTTTTCTGCTACCATACTGCAAGCTCCAAAATCTGTTGTTTAAGTTCTTCCAAAAGTTCTTCCCAGGTCGTATCTGCGTACACCTCTGTCACAGCCCAATGCGGGTAGCTATAGGCGCCACCTGTATAACTGTTGTCCCCCGTTTGCCAACCACAGGACTCACCATCTGCCGACACACCGATAGTAAGAGGCACTCCACCTTGATTCCCCTCGTCATCAACGAACCACTCAGGGTTGTCCTGGAGGATTTCCTGGCAGTAAGCTACTATCCAATGCAACTCACTCAAGCACTCTAGGTCCTCTTTAAACACCGACGCATCAATCTCCTCTTCTCCCGGGGTGGTCATGGGCTCCGTCATTTTCTTAAATTCTTTCATATAACCTTATGTATAAAGGGTTTGTAAGCTAAAATAGGGGTGTCACTTACGTGCCCACTCGGGTGAAAGTGGGCACGTAAGTGGACCGTGGTGAGAATCTAGTCCGACAAAGTCGATTTTTTACGTTTGTCCTTGACGCGATCTGCAGCCTTATCCAAGCCGGTTCCCAGCTCTTTTCCAGCCCAACCCAGAAATTTACCTCCGAGTCTTGCTCCCTCCGCGCCAGCCTGGCACACGTGACCTAAAACGCTCAATAACCTATCTTTTGTTTGTTCTTCCATGTATTTTCCATTTGTTGTTTTGTTCAAATCCCTGATCTTCTACGATCTCCTGTACATCCCTTAGCTTCAGTAAGGTAGCTGTCATAAACGAGGACCCAGGGCCTGCCTTGTGATAGGAGATGCGCCCTTCGCCATCCTTGTAAAAACGGTGAAGTACGCCCTTCTGTTCCTGAGTGAAAGATAATCCCTTTTCGTCCTGCAGAGCCTGCAGCATATCCTGCGTCGAATAAAGTCCGCGGTATATCCGATCCCAGCTATCAGACCGAGCCCGAAGGTCGGGGCTTCTACTGTCGGCACCTCCTTTACCCGCCACTTAACTGACCTCCGGCATAACAGCTCGGAGTTTGCAGACCACCCCAGAATTCATCAATACACAAACACTGTCCTGGGTTCTTGTCCACTCAAACCAACGCCGAACATGCTTCTCCAGCTCGTAGTACTCAGGGCGGTGCCCGTACCAAAGCTCGCCCGTATCCGAACACAATTGGTCGTAGTCGTGAGCGATAGGAGCAACACTTGGCGCTGGCTCTAGGCCCGCGTACACAAACAACTCTACCGGCGTTGGTTTCTTGGGTCTGGGAGGTCTCGCTTCTTCCACTTGGATCTGCGCGCATAGCTCCGTCGGTACGTTATATTCATCCCGCGCTTCGCAGAACATGGGGTACGCATAGCCTCCCCGGATGTCACAACCGTTGTGGGTGTAGATCATCACAACCGCTCCTTCTGCGTATAGAGGATCTTCTGAGTTGTCTTCAGGCAGGCACGCATGATACACGTAGTCCTGATCCAGATCGTTGTCCTCATTATAGCTATTGCCGGACAACCGCGGTACAAACCCTTGGGATTTCATAAAGTTCCAACCAAGTTCAAACCAGTCGAGGTCCTGGTTCTCTTCCAAGTCTTTCCATTCCCAGAAGCGCTCCATCAAGTCCTGTCGTATATCATAATGCTCAAATAGATAGACCGGTAAGCTAATTGTAGGGCTCTCTCCTGCGTTCCAGCTGACTATGCCTTGTGAGGACCACGGGACAGCCGGGCGCTCGTGGTGGCGCCCGTAGGCCCCTCCAGAGTCGCATAGCTGTCTACCGGTGTTGAATCGTACCTGCTCAAAGAACGACCATTCATTCTTCTTCATCGAGATACTCCAGCTCAGCTTGCAGATCTTCCTGCTCGTCGCTTAGAACCCGCAGTATATCCTCCTGCTCCTCTAGGTTGACGTAGAGATCATCCAGCCCGCAGCCTTTATCTTTGACAACGCTGTCGTGGTAGTCATTGAGCCCACACCGGTACATTGTGGGATCCATCTCCTGCATGACGCGGCTACAACTCCAGTCGAACGGTAGTTCATAACCCGCGTCAAGTGCCTCATCGTACTGACGCTCGACCTCCTCGTTAGGTTCGCCCTCGAACAGGTCTATTTCAGCTTGTGCATCGTCCCGACTCTGCTGCGCCTCTAGCTGCTCCGCCTCAATCTCCGCCAACCTCTCTTCTAATTCTTCTCTGTTCAAATTCCCGCTCCTACGCACTTATTTTGTTTGTATTCCCGCACCTGCTCCACCACACCCTGCGCCATGATCCGCCCATCTTCCCAAGCGTGGTCGTCTCCGTAGAAGCCCCCACAACTGTCCTCGAACTCCTGTGGATCGTCCGGGTCATCTGACTTCCACTCGATGGTCACCACCCACACATCTCCCGTGAGGTACTGATCATAGGTTTCAATAGCTGACTGTGCCAATTCCTCTAACTTAGCGTTTGTCAGGTCCTCGATCTTCCAACCGTTCCTGACCAGCCGTTGCCGGTCGGCCTCGATATAACCGACCTGCCCGCTATCCCATGGACACCCAAACGGCCCCATGCTGATGGAGATCCCACTATGGTCGTAGAGATAGACAGGGAAGAACAAGCTGTTAGCCGCGTTCTCCACCTCTAGTTGTTCGTCTGCTGTTAGATGGTCCCGCCAACTACACTCATCAGGATCCAGGTAATAATCAGTATCTTTCAGAAAATAGGCCTTCAGTACTTCTGTGTCGTCCGTATCTTCATCCTCGCATCTAAGGTAAACCTGCTTAACTCGGAGTTTTAGCTCGCCGTCCCAGTATAGAAGGACTGCTTGCTCACCTACACGATCTGGAAACAACTCCTCGGCCTTGTCCGTCCAAACCTCTTTCATGTACTCCTCCAGATCCTCTGGGTTCTTAAACGGGGACTCACCCAGCCTGTAGTTCCGGGAGAATGCGTGGAGTGTTAGTCCTCCGTCGAACAACCACTCTGTCGGGTCCTCCGCATCCTGGTCTGGGTAGAGCCTGATGACAACCCCCTCTTCAACTACTTCTTCTTCGAAATATTCCGACATAACCACCTTTTGGTTTGAAATTTATTCCGTACATACGTACCCACCTGTCCCAACTTGACAACCAACATAACCGATAGCAACGTTCCCGCACATATAAGGATGACCAACACCAGACTGCTAAGATGTGTTCCACTCATGTACACTCCTGCGCCCAAGCCTTTAGGTCCTCCGTATTAGTAAAGCGACACTCCCATTGTAAGTCATTGCAGGCACTAAACTTCTGCACCGCATAATGCTGGGCCATTTCTTCCACTGTAAAATAACCGTATTCATGTCCACGCGGATCCACCTTTCTATACCGCGCCGTGGGTGCATGAAATCCTAAATACTCGAATACCTCTTCTGTGTATGTCATAAATTATCCTAATATTAACTCTAAAGTTGATCGACCCAGTCTTGCATCTCCGCATTAACCTTTGCAGGATCCTTGCGCATACGCTTGCAGAACTCTTGGAATTTGCCAAATAGTACATCAGCAGCGCCTATCCCTTGTTGAACTTGTGTCTGATTCTGGCTAAGCCGATCTGCTGTCAGGTCCTTAGACGGATACTTGATGGAGGTCAGGGCGAACAGCTCAGAGTTGAATGTACAACTAAGGACTTCCTCGCCCATTCCGATAGAGATCTTGGCTTTGACTAACCGCTTACCATCCTTCAAAGCCGCCTTGTACTCATCTGCAGCAAAAGGATTCCCCTTACTCACCACCACCTGATGGGCGCCGCTACCTTCGCCCGCGAAGTGTAGGGGGCCTTCAATCAGGATCTGGTCATCGCCACACGCTTGGCTCCGCATCAGTAGGTAGGTAAAGAAATCGGACCCAAGGCCTGTGCCCGCTGCGTCCCCAACCCCTCCGAACGACAAGGCCCGTATCGCTTTTCCACCCAAAAGAGCCTCGGGTGTACATGGTACAAACCGAACGCCCGCCGCGTCTCTTAGAAACGCCACCATCTTATCGATTTTATTTTCGGATGTGGTCTCCACCAGATACCGATCCCGGTCGGCGCGGACCACTGTCATACCATCATAGCTCGGCAACGTCTGCTCCAGAAGAGTGTCCATCACTTCCTTCTTGAGCTCCGCCAACTCCTTGCGACCCAGGTATTCCTGTCCTGTTTGCTTCAGTCTGACTTTCTTAACTTTACCCATCATGGCCTTGATAATCGTGGGGGGTACCTTCCGCTCTCCCTCCACCAACTGCACGTAAAGCTGCGAGCCTAGTAAGCTGTTTTGCTCATCCGCAGGTTCGGAGATTGCGTACCCCCCAGCCCAACCCGTTGTCACCTCTGATGTGGGTACGCGGCAGGGGTAATTCCCCATCTCCGCCAATAAATCATCTTCTTTCAGTTCTTTTGGTGCCTGATAAACCATAAATTTCTTAATCATTTTATTTCCATTGTTCTAGTTTCTGTTTTCTGATTTCCTGACTTTTCTGTGTGAAGCGCTTCACCACCTTCAGGTCTGTATAGCCGACGATCTTCGTCAACTCCCAATGCAGTCGCTGATACTGCTCGGGCGTGGCTGGCCTCAAGCCAGCTGCGTACTGCACGCAGGCCGCGCTGTGCTGCCCTAGATGCTGGTAGCACATGCAGGTGTAGGGGCTTTGATTGCCTGGTTCTTCCGGGAAGAATGCGACTGGTTCGTCCCCGTCCCTGAAATCGTTGTACTGTATCTTATAAATTACTTTTGTCATGATATATAAAACGGAGTCTAACCGTTATTACTCCTTAAAGATTAACCTGTTGAGCGCGCTTGGTTTGGGCCTAGCGCGCTCAACAGGGTGGTCAGGCCACACGCCTGACCGTAACTGACCGCCCGAACCACGGGCTGTCTTTCCAGTAGAATGGTTGGCCTACTCGCCAACCCATATCCTTCAGGGTGAAAAACTCGCCTATCTTCTTCTTACCATTGTCTACTGCTTCAAATTTACACATAGCTGATCCTTAGTTAGTTTTTAATCCACGTTTATTCAGGTCCCGAACTGCGGTCAACGCCACGTCCATGAACCCCTTCTGCTCCAAGTAGTCCAACATGGTCTCCCCGCACTTCTGCAGGTCGTCCATTGGGTGATAGTTCATCACCTTTTGTATTTGCCCGTAGACCTGGGTGTAGGCCTGGGCAAAGTTTTGGTCGCACCGCCCGTAGGCATATAGCCTGACCAACCGATTAAACAACCGGCGCTTGTCCGATAACTCGGACTTGACTACTTTCCTCTGGTCGGGGTCGTAGTTGGTCAGGGCCTTGGCCTTCTTCATCAGGTTCTGAGAGGCTCGGTCAAATTCGACCTTAGCATTCTCAAAGTCTAGTTGCAATTGTTGTAGTTTCATTTGGCTCCTTGTAGTTTTTTCCATTTGACAAGTCCCATGGCTTTACCGGGGACTAGTGATTGGGTTTTGGTTGGCCCGGTCATGTACTCCGGACTATCATCCTTGAAGAACTGAGCGTGGACCAGACCGTCGATCGCGTGTTTGGTATACGTCCCGTCACTATCCCGTAGCTTGGTGAGCAAGCTATGGATGTGTACGTGGGTTCGTCCATCCTCCAGCTTGAACAACTCGATTATGGTGCCAGTACCGTGCGGCTCTATCGACCGCCGACCTAGGACACTCTTGTGCCAAGCCTCGATAAACCAGCTGGACTTTACCCAACCGGATACCAGTGGGCAACTGCTGGCCCCATCCTTGTCCAACGATAACCACTCCCATGTATCGGGAAGGGGTTCTCGGTCGAACATATGCTCGGATGACAGCCTCACAGCCTCGTGGATCATGTGGACATTCTTGGCCCTCGCGAATGGGTGCCAGTTTTGGGCCTTGTTTAGGGTGGGCATGACCCAGGGTATGACGATCCGCTCTACCTCAGTAGCGTGCCTTAGTGATTCGCGCATCTCCTCAAAGAAGGATCGGTCCGGGCATGTGATAGCCGCCTCAGACATAATAAAAAATTCTCATGTTATTCCCTTGGTTGCAGGCCCTCCCCGAAATGGGGAGGGCCATGTGTGAGGTCTACGCTTCCTGGAGGCGCAAGGCCTCTAGGTGCTCGAAGACCTTGCGGATGGCGCGGGGGGTACCCCGCAGGTCCCGGGGCGTGAATCCCGGGAACTCGAAGATCCCTGTGCAGGATCTTAGCTGCACGGGTTCACCAGCATGGAGTTGCCCTTCCTCCGCCCCCAACTCCAAGCCGAGGAACCCGGCAAGGCGGCGAGCAAGGCTCGCGTGGGTGTTTGGGTGGAGTGCCGGCAACGCCTGTACAGGCAGCATGGTGGCGCCCTCCAGCGGCCCCAGTTGCGACCAGGTGCCGTGGGGACCCCGGAATACCAGGAGGCGCGCCTGTCTCTCTCCAGCCTCGGAATTGGCGGACCGCCGGTCCATCCAGTAGGGCGCAGACTGATGTCCCACTTGGTCGGGCCGCGGGGTTGCCGCGCAGGTGAGTTCAACCGATTTATCCTCATGGAGGATACAACCGAACTCCGCGAGTAGGTAGGCCGAACCATGTCTGGCACAACACAGGAAGTGTTGCGGACGCTCCTGCGCCTTTTCTTTTTTTACCTTCGGGCTTGCAGGCCCTGGGGGTAGCTCTTTCTTTAAAGAGTTAAGGGCTTCCCCCAGTGCACCCGCGGACAGAGCGTGTGCTCCGACTTCGGGGATGAACGGTTTGTGATGTTTAGTTTTATTGAAGTTAGACATAATCAGTATCTCCTGTTTACCTGTATCGATACCCGACTGCTCCCAGATAGAAAAGCAGTAGGGGAGTCACTCATGCATTGAGGGGCTTCAAGTATATATAACGGGATACACCCAGTTATTTCACGACACAAAAAAGGGACACTTATGTGTCCCTGTGTTACAACCATTGGCTGTCCTTAAAAGTTGCTACCCTTGTGTCTAGGCTTGCCACTCTCCCAAAAGGTAAATACCGATGGGTTATTCTTAGGTCCTTCAAATTGCATGTACTCACCACGTGGTAGGTCCTTCGCGAACTTCCATAACTCCAAATATTCCTTATCTGTCAACGCCTGCACGGATTGATCGCCTAATGTATCCGGATACTCATAGTTGCCTATTTTCATATCTATCTTTTCCCACCGTTCCCAAAACTTGGAGGCCATCATGGCCGCCGCGCCTCCGGGCGCACGTACATAGTAGTCCTGGAAGACCGGGGTGAGATCGAGGGACATGCGTTCAATACGGAGGCGTACGAGCCATGGATGCACCTGGAATCCCAATTCCTCCATAGTATTATCTTCCATGTGCCGAGTAACCTTGCCGCGCTTAAACACCGTTACTCCATCCGTACCATCAGGCTGCGCCTGTGGTCTGTACCCTGGCGGTAATATCAAATCCTTCACCATATCAATATCCTCGTTTACCGTTCATAATCAATTCCTTCGTCATATTGTTGTCGTGGGTGCGCCACTGATAGGTTCATTGGGCGTCCTCCGGGTCCAAGCTCGCCATCTAACTCTTCGATAGCCGACTCCGCCTCCTCCTCCGTTTCAAACTCAATAAAGGCGTAGCCCTTATTCTTGAAACCCCCTTGATGATCTCGATCAGGTGGAACGTAGACATCCAGCACTACCCAGTCATCGTCTTCCAACCACTCCCGCAATTCTATATAATCCACGTCAAACAGTAAGTTGCTTAAGTACAGCCTATTACTCATCTCCCTTTCCTTCCTTCCGAGAAGGCTTGGCCTTTACCATGGGTTTAGGTTCGGGCTTGGCCTTTACCATGGGTTTGGGTTTAACTTTGGTGAATCTAACAGGTTTAGGTTTGATGTGGTTCATGCTATTATTCTACACTGGGGGGGTTTGGGTGTCAACGACTAAAGCGTTTGCTATAACGCGATTTATCTGGGCGGTTGCGTAAGAAGTTCTTACGTCGTCTACGACGATCGCTGGTGTCCTTGGACTCTCCAAGATGGTTAACCAGTTGTTGGTCTAAGTCCTGCTCCGAATCCTTGGATTGCTGTTCATCAACCGCGGACGCCACCCCTAGTACGGAGGCCTCTGGATATACCCTATCGGGAATATCTTCCGGTACTTCTAGGGTTTCAACCCCTTTTTGTTCCTGATCGGGTATATCCTGTTCCGTCGGTGTTGCCGCGAGTTGCTGGGGTCCGCGAATGTTCTGCACATCCAGAATAGCCTCTACGGTCTGTATGAATGCCTTGTCCGTCTCGTTAACCCCCTTAATGACCTCCTGCTCCTGCTCCAGCTGAAAAGGTTCTTCTTCCTCTTCGGGCTCTTCCCAGTCAAGGCCTAAGTACCCCATAACCCGACCACTAAGCACCGGGTCTTCCTCTCGGATTTCCAAGAGCCGGGACTCCATCTGATCTTCTGGGAGAGCTCGTAGTTCATCCGCTAATAGTTTGGAGTTGGGGCGTTTTTTAGATTTCTTTTTACTGTTACTCATCAGGTTTCCTCTTCTATGTCATAAGCCGGTCGGGCTGGTTGTGTCACAATCTCGTGAAAGGCCTGATCCACCTGCTTGGTTGACCGTGCGGAGCAACGTATACTAGATGACCAGAGAGTGTCAATAAGTTTCTTGGCCATCTCCCGGTGTGTATTCCGGAGTCCTGTATCTGCTTGTCGCCAGTCGCTGTAAAGCGCTTGGGGTGTCCCTTGCGTGTTCAGGTTAAACAACGCGACAGCCAGTACCTCTATTTCTTTTGGGGTGCTATTCATAGATGCACCAGTAGTTTGGCGTTCAGATCTACAGCTAAGTCCAGCATATACGCCTTGACTTCTTCAGATGCTGTTTCGGAGTTCTCTAACAGAATCGTATGTATCGATCTCGGCCAGCTCATTTGGCAATCCTGCAATCGAACACGGTCATCGCTGTAGGTGCCTTTGCTTGTGTGTTGCTTAGGAATTTCATCATTAACTAACTCGGAGTACGTGTTGATCACAATACGCTCCGTGTCTAGCCCTATCTCTCTAGCCTTATTACGTAGACGCCCCCGCTGGAATTGGTGCGAGGCTAGTATGATTGTCCCTGGGTTGCTTGCACAGTAGCGAAGCCCCCAAGTCGTAGCCCCTGTCTGCCTGCCGAAGTCCAGGTTGATGGTTCGGTGTTCCGTCAGAACGGTCCTGAGGGACCACCACGCTGGAATAGTTCTGTCCAATGTTTTCTGCACCAGCCTATCCCGTATTTCGTCATAGGATACTTCACAACGTTTGGTGTTGTCCGCCTGCTCCCGTTCAGCCACTTCCTGCTTCTCTTGGACTCTCTTATGAATAGCGATGTCTTCCTCCATACGCTCCTGCGCTTCTGCAACCTGTCCGGTAATACCGAACTTCTCATAAAAGCTGGATCTGCTGACGCTCGCAGACTGTATCCATTCGCACGCCTCTCTAAGCCTTAACCAATCATTTTTACTCATCTCGTGTTCATTCATTAAAATTCTCCATATTTATGTTCATATTCTTCCCTCGCTGCATGCCGACAGTCCATACGCCGTCGGTTACTGTAGACCAGCGCTGCGAGTACCCCCGCGTAAGTTGGGGCGTAGACCTCAATCGGCGACCCTGCTAAACTCAGCAACGGTATCAGAATTATGAGTAAAGACAGTACCCCTGTCTCTATCCTGCGCCAGAATATCATCCGGTCCACCAGTTGCTCATAAAGCGTGGACATTATGCTCGCGCCCCTTGTACGAAGCTCTCGGCTTGGTCCCGCCCTGTCTCCGTGAAGAAGTGAAATTCGTTCACAACCCCCATACCGTAGTTGTCATAGTGTCTGAAGTCCCAGGTCTTTGTCAACCCGGCGAACTCCGGGTCGCTCATATTATTGGCAGCCCCTTCCTTCATCACATAGGTTTTAAGGCGCTTCAACTCTTGTATATCCCGTTTATCTTTAATGTCTTTATCGTCTGTCATATTCGTTGTCGCCTTATCTGGGGTTCGTGCCCCTGTTGTTGTAATCTTGCGGCCCATTCACACCATCTGGTGAAGGCCGCCATCCGCTCGGGCCCTGGGTCTGGTTTCCCTTTTTTGATCCTGATCAATGGTCTGATCTGTAGGTCGTGCACCGCTAGAAACGTTTTCCCGTCTATCGTGTACTCCACCCAAACCCACCCATGGCGTAAGCTGCGCAAGACCACCAGGACTACATACCCTGGTAACCGCGCACAGCACGCTCGCAGTAGGCGGGTGTCTCTGGACTTCCTAGAGGCTTGCTTCCACACAGACCGCTTCCATAGCCAGTTTTTCCTGATCGTAGTCGCGGGTGTCGGACTTAGCTGCGCCCCCGTGCCTAGCCTGCAGTTTGGCTAAGTTTTTCAGTAAGCATCTCTCGAACTGACCCTCCCCCTCCAACTGCAGTGACAAACCCACTATCGCTACGGCTACCGCGCGTATAATGGTTGCCAGGCATTCCAGAGGCTCCACCTTGTCCCGTTTGTACTCTCCACCCCGGGGGAAAAACGGCTTGAGTGTCTGGCTCTGGTAGAACAGAAGGGCTTTCAGTCGGTCCGCCAGTGCTCCAGTAGCATGCTGAAGATCTTCCAATGGTCGGATAGCATCCTGCATCTTATTGATACGTAACGCATCTAACCATAGAAGCTCTGGTGCCTCTGAGACGGCCTCTGCCGCAAGAGTGGTGAACCACACCAAGTCTCCTAACTCCTCATCGCGATGATGGGAACCTGTAGCCTCCGCGTACTCCGCGGTTTCGCTACACAGCCCGAGGACCGCATGTACAAACCTTGGTGTCTGTATCACATCCATGGCGGGGTTTGGGTCTTCCGTTTGGTACTCACACTCTGTGCAGTTATAATTCTTAATGTAATCAGATAGTATCGATTGTTCCATATTTTCCTTTTTCGAGTTTCAACATCGGGACGTACAACGAGATGGGTAGTGCGTCCTTTAACTTAAGTTCCTTCTCCTCCTGATCCGCGCACACATGAGTCAAAATAGCCATGTCATATACGTACAGGACTTCCGGGTCCTTTGTGGACGGTGCTAAGTGCGGTGCCAGATCATCGGTGTAAGCCTTAGTCTTGGGTTTGTAGTCCTTGTCTGTGATACGGTCGACTGAGCCACTTAGGCTTATCTCCAGTGTGTCGACCTCCTCATCTCCGAAGTTCTTAACCCACTCTTTTCTGTGGTCGTCCAGAACCTGCAGACTATCCTTCACCAGATCCAAGTACACGCATGGCGTCAGCACGTAGTCATGCTGCAGGCCTTTGCTGTCTTTATACGCCGTTACCCTGATCATCTTCTTCTGGTCGGCTGCCTGTTTAAAAACGCCGATAACTTCTTCTTTCCAGTCACTCATAACAATCCTTTGTTTATTTTTCTTCCGCTTCCGTTGAGAACAACTCGTCTATAACGTCGTCCTCTGCAGATCCTACACCCATACGTTGGGCGGCCTGCTCCGGTGTTTCTTTCTCGCTCACACTGTTGTCCACTGCTCCGCCTTGACCCATGACTTCCAGATCATCCTTGGCCTCTTCTACCTCTGGATCCTCGTCTTGTCCTCTAAGAGCCTTAACCAACTGACTTAGGACCTCCGGGTTAGTCTCCAGCATTGACGCCAGTTTATCCTGCCCATCCCAACGGTCGGCATCACCCACGGCGCAGAACAATCCGGCTAGTACCAGTTGATCCGTCTCTGACAGAGCTTGTGCCATCTTCAAATGTGAGGGGGCCATATCCAACATCTCAGCTGAAGCCAGGAGTTTGGTTACAGGGCCTATAACCGGGTGCCTGACTGCCAAGCTGACCCCTAGGTCATAATCCGTATCAGACATACCCGCGGAAGCTCCTTTAATGAGGTCCAGCGCGAGTTCTGTACCGGTACCTAAATTGTCTTCCACTTCCTGAGCCCGTCCAGAAGCGCAGGCTCCCACCAGGTCCCGTAGGTCGTGGGCCTCTTTCTGTCCGGCCAGAACCGTCTTGACCATAAGCTCGAAACCACTATCCTCATCCAGACTGGCTTCTTTCTCCTGCTCGTCGTCCATGTATTTTAATACAACTCTCCGCGGCTTGATAGGTTTCGCTGGTTTAGTTGAGGGAAAGTTCTTTTTCAAATAGGTGTTGGCCAGACCAGCGGACCCCAAGGCGAGTAGTAGGGTTGCTGCCACCGGGGATGCGGTGAGTACGTCTGTCAGACTCATAGGCCTGCCACCACTCGCTAATTTCTGTTGCGCCTCCTCAGACGATAGCTCCGCGAAATTTACCTGCGCCTCATCCAGAAGTTTCTGCATGCGTCGTTTCTTCATCTCCTGATACGCGGCGCGGACCGCGGCGTATGAACCCAGGGTCGTAAGCGCGCCCGTCGCTAAACCCAGACCTCCGCTGACCATTGCCTGCTTTGTTGCTGGACGTTTGACCTTTACCGTCAGGACATCATCATCCAGCTGTTGGCTTTTCATACGCTCGTTAGAGAGCTGCTTCCAGTGGTTGAGCATAGCGGTTGCCAGAGCGGTGCCTGACCCTATGGCTAAACCACCTGTCGCGTAACTCCGTAGGAGTTGTAAATCTGCTTGTGAGAATTCAGCTTGTTTGTCCATCGTCTTTCCTGGTTGGTGCAATACGCTTATACTCTAAAAACGAGCATACAGCATAAATAAAATATTTACCTTCATAAAAATTGCGGTCGTGATCGTGAATGATAGCCCGTTGTTCCCTCACAGCCACTAACCAGTCGTTCCATGTGTCGACATGGTCCGGTATGGACATGTCTAGAACCCGGGCAACTCTGCCGGTCTCGCGACATGTGTTGGGGTGCTGCTCCGCCTGGTTCTTTATCACCGGGCGGTCTACCCATTCATCTGTAGAAATGACTTCAGGCGGTTCTACAGGGCGTTCTTTCTCCACCAGCTCGTCCGAGTCTTTGTCTTTGTAGGATGGTATAAGCGTCAGAGTCCGACTGATGCCTCCTCCCATATCCAGCAGTTTATCCTGCTCAGTTTCCTCCGGAGGTACCTGCGCCTGCACGCTTCGGGTACTCATGCGTATACCTCAGCACTGTCCGCTCCTGAAATATCCCGAAGCTCCTCATCGGTCATATCCTCAGCACCCACGCCCTTGCGGTACAGGTTCTGGCTAATCTCATGAGTGATCCTATTATAGGTATCAATCTGCTCCTGCATTCGGTTTATATCCTGGTCGTCCTGATTTGCGTCCCTGTTTAAATACCAAGCTAGACTACCTAGACCTGCGCCCGTGGCGGACCCTGCCAGCAACAACCCTTTCAGAACCCCAGGAGCCAGGCCTAATCCAGCCCTACCTGCGGTGGTCACAGCCGACGCCACCCCTTTGACGCCCGCCCGCTTCTCTCTACCAAAAGACTCCAGTACAATCTCGGACAGCGACTCTCTCAAGCCCTGTGAGTCCGGGTTGTGGCAGTCGCTGGCCGCCTTATCGAACAGCTGACGCTCGAATCGGTATGATTTATCACAGAGGTCGTACATGTCTCGGACCTCTCTAAACATCTTGCTCTGAAAACCAGCCGACTTACACAACGTAGATGTTAAGCTCTGTTGATACTCCGTAGAGTTGGACCGCTCGGAGGCACAGGCCTGCGCGAGTCCTCGCCCTATGTTAAATGCTGCTTGATGTGATTTCATAATTTCCTTTTCAAAAGTGTTGTCCGTAGGCGTTGAGTCCAGTTTGGACTCGCTGCCCGAAGGCGTTGGTTTGCCCGGGACGGGTCAGTGCTCGCCCTATCACCCCGCCTGTTATAGCACCAACCAGCGTTCCTGCCAAGCCTTTATCCATCAGGAATCTGGCTATCAATGCTCCAATAGCACCTCCTCCAGCTGTTTGCAGGAGGCGTATAAGGGTCTGGGCATCCGACTCAGATAACCTACCTACCCCCTGTTGAAGTCTGGACTTCTCAGCGAAGCTCAGTCCCGGCGCTCGCCGTAAGGCGTCTACAACCGCTTCTCTAGCTGAGCCGGTAGATGCCTGCTTGCTTAGATTGTTCCCGGCCACCCCTCCGAGTAGACCTCCCGCAGCTCCTCCTACGAGGGCTCCGCGTGAAAGACCTGTCATGGCGCTCCCGCGTATGAGACCCAAGATGGCCCCCAGCGCTCCTCCCATGAGACCTCCTACGCCTCCGCCCACTAGTGTACCGCGTAAAGGTCCACCCTGCATGTTGCGCCTCCACATGTTACTCGGACTGGTGACCGCGTCTCTAATGGACTCTCCGAGCTGATAAGAGCCTGTTCCTTGGGTTGCCGGGCCTCTGTAACGTCTGAGTATCGTAAGATCTGGGTTTTGTCTCTGCCATTCGCTGTTCTCAGGCAAGCTGGCTAGAGCGGTGGTTCCTGTCAGATTCAATTTAAGAGGTCGCCCCATGCTATCTAGCTGGTGACTGGAAGTCCAGTTATGCTCCTGAGGTCTATTCTGGTTGACCTGTTGCGCCAATACCTGGGCTTGGGCTAGGCTTGGGCTATTCATTCGGCGCTTCCAGATGTGGGGCCAAAGCCAAATTCGGGTCCAGATCCCGATCCTGTCACCGTATTATTGTTCCAAATAAATTCGGGATTATAACCCAGGGGCTTATCCGTATCAGTGTAGTTGGCATTACCAGGCATGTCCGGCAATCCCTTGGGACGTCCTTGATTCTGGAGACGCTTGATGCCATCCTGCCAGGACCTTATCCAGGCTGAGGACGAAGCAAGTTTGGCTGCCGTTAATTTATCACTGTTGTTCATCTGCCTAATCTAACTTAACGGCAGTGGTTGGTCAAGAACTATTGACCACCAACCATCTGGCCCACCTGCGCACGACCTTGACTAGAAGCCTGAGAACGTAGCTCTTCCATTTTTTGCTTTACAGCCGAAAAAAGTGTCTCATTAGAACCCCGGATCTTGTTCATCTCCTTGGCCCGTTGTCCATCGTCCTCTATCTGAAGAAGCTGGACGGCTATACCCTCAGCCTTCTGCATTACCTGCGCTGGGTTAGAGTCGCTCACGTTCATATCCAAACCGCCCGGAGGAGCACCACCTGGCGCCTGTCCAGCCTGTTCCGCCGCCGCCTGATTCTGCGCAGACAACTGGTCGTTCATGCTTCCCATCTGCTCCCGCTCAGCCGCTTCCTGTTTCTCTTGGATGCTCTTCTGGATAGCGATATCCTCCTCAGCACGCTCCTCAATCTCCGCGACAGGGTCCTTGATACCAAACCCGCTGTAGGCTTTGGCACGGCTGATCTCTCCGCCGGCGGCAAGCTGCAGGTAAACATTACGGGCTTCCAGATCATCAGCCATAGAGGGAAGTTGCAAGGATGTCTGCACCAGATCCATACCCTGGAACAACCGAACTCTGTCTGACACCCAACCTATGAACCGGTCAAAACCAGTGTAGATGAATAAAAAGCTTTTCTCAAACAGCCTGACAGCTGTGGGCACTTGTTGCACCTGTAGGCTGGCTCTAAACAACTCTGCTGGGTACCCCATGGAATCCAGCATAGAATTCTCTTGGTACTGTATAAGATCCTTGGGCACCAGGTTCTTACCCTCAGCACCGAACTCCTGATAGTTGACTGGGAAGGGGAATGCCGCCATCTTAGTCGGGTCTTTGCGCCGACCGTCTATAAGTTTCTGAACTCTGTCTGACCATATACCAAGATTATTGTACAACGCGGTGTCCGTGATATTCTGCCCAAAGTTAGGACTGAATAGGCGGAAGGGTAACATGTAGTCCAGTCCTACCTGCTCATCGATCTTGCGATATATCTGAAGCTGGTGTAGTGAGCGGTAGTTCAAAAGTGTTTCGGGTATACCCCAACCCTTGGCGTTCATACCACTGATGGTCGGGGCTTTAAAGTGGAATACCTCTCCCTCTTTGAATAGAAAATCCTGATCATTTGCTATAGCCTGCAACATATCGCGGGGTGTCTCGTCAACCTGATGCACCATCCCCTTGTGAATATCCGATAGTAAGTCAGGGGGAAATTTGTATATATACTGAGATTTACCGCTTACATCAGAGTATAGAATAAACATATGGGTGACGTCCAGCGGACGTGGAACAATCTTCGTCGCGTCGGTATCCGCCCTGTCCATGAAATCCAACTTTACAGTCTTACCTGGATGTACCGGGTCGGGCACTTCATACTGCATACTTTTGTGGTCGTACTTCACCTGCCCGTCGGGGAACGCCGAACGGGCATACACCCGCAGGCTCCCGCTCCTGCGGTCTAGTAACCAGCGCTTGAATGGGTAGTGCAGTCGCCACATACTGTTACCAAAAGCCGCATGGTCTTGTCCCATAGTCTGTAGGTGGGTCTCTATATTCATACCTTTTACGAGAAGATCGTAATGGTCATCTTTCTGAGCCTTGGACATACCTTTCTGGACAATATCAATGTCATTGATGAAATGACTGTACACGCGGATTGATGCCCTGCGGTAAGTCGGATTCAGATTATACAGCAACAACCCCAGATCAAGTGCGGTGTCCAGTGTCTTGGGAATGAACTGGTTTGAGGGGGTGACGAACGGGTCGGGGAACTTACCGGCGCTGTTCGGGTTGTAAAGTGACGTGATATCCATCTGGTCTTTCTATCCCTAGTTAGGGGTTGTTGTCAATCTTATTCTATGTTCTGTCCTTCTACCTTGCGTGCTATTCTGTCCGACGTACGCTTATACAGCCACATCAGTGACTCTTCAAGCTTGGTGATCACCAGCGCATTTTCCCTACACGGAAATTTCTCTTGAAGGAAATTCATCCGGTCTATCAAAACGCGTAGCACATCCTCGTTGGTGGTACCGTTGAAAACCGTACGAAGCTGCACGGCACCCTTACACACCTGTTCTTTCTCAATGAACTGTATCACCTGGGTCTGCCCGCCTATAGGTGTTGGTTCGCACGTGTCCAGTGCGTAGCGGTGTCCTGGTCGTAGGATTCTCATACGGGTTCTCTGTTTTCAGTTTCAATCTTCAAATCCTTTTCATCTTTCTTATGGCGCTCGCCCTTGGCCAGCGCCTGTCCGCTTTTAACACGGGTAGACCGCTCTCCACTTTGGAGGCTTGGTGTCTTTCCTTTCTCGATTCTTGCATTCTTTTCCATCATGTTACCTTTTGTTGATATTCTTTGTTAAGATCTATGTCTGCCCTTGTCGTAGGCTTTTATATCCTTTATTTGTGCAACTCTCATCAATTATCGACCCTGTACTTATGCGCGGGACCTAACTCAACCACGCACTTGAAATCTGAGGCATACCACCAGGCATAATGCTCACCACAAGATCTAAAGAACCTAACTGCGTAGGCGGGAGGTAGCCCATCCCTTACCACCTCCGGGAGTTTCCTGTTCCACTCTACTACCCCGCCATTCACAGTTACCTTGGACTCCTCTATCACACCAATGTTACCCGCCTTGGTCTCTATGATATCTCCGGGTAGGAGATGCGGTTTGGAGGACTCTTTGTCTAAACCTAGTATAGCCTCTTTGTTATTCTCAGCAGTAGAACCACCCATCGCAGCCTCCGCCAGCTCCGCAAGGCTAATATCGTTCCACAACTCTGAAACATACGTTACTACAGGGTCAGTTACACGGCGTTTATTATCCAGAGTGGCCGCGACTGTGACATGTGCATCGTGCAGATCCCCTCGGCGGTCCAGCAGTCTCAATACATTAGTGATACTTACTTTAGGTTGTCCGGCGATCACAACTGGAGTTTCCTGCTCAGTCAAGTACTCCAGAAGGAATTGCAGGTCAAGTTCTTCGCCGTGCAGGCAATTCCAGCCCGCGCCCCAATCTACAGAGTGCTCTGTCCAAGCGGCAACAATGTCGCTTGTCGTAGCTATATAACCATGCCGCTTCAGGACATTTCTCAGTTCTATCACGTCAGCTGGAAAATCCGGAAACTCACTATCTTCCAGAAAATCGGGGTGCCCTCTATATACTACTCTTATCATAATGTTACCTTTGTTGATAAAAATTCAATAATTCTGTCTACGGCATCCTCTATGCCTTCAAGCGGGCTGCATTGCGCGAGAACCCAAAGCTCGTGCGCCTGCGCGTCCAAGTCCGCAAGAGGCGTCCTTTTTAATGGTATTGTAGTAGCTAGCTGTAGCGTCCTACTCAAAAACTCATACACCTCCCCGCTCGGTTGGCTATACTTAAGTTGTGTGACTATAGCCGAAACCACAGTCTCCGAATCCAAAGCCTTCAGCGCCTGGCTTAAGCAGTCCCATGACGCTGGCTTATTCTCTATGTTCCCGCAGTGTTTACATCTCATAATTAATCCTCCACATCTGTCCGCATAAAGCAGAATATATTAAATCCAAGTCCTTCCATAAACACCTTACAACCGACGCTGAGCACCTGGTGGTTCTGCCTCTGCGCCTCAATCTCAAATTGT